TTACCTTAATACCCTCACAACCTGCATCTACTCTCTCATAACCACATGAGGACATACCCAACATGGTAAACAATGCCATAAGACACACAATTACTTTACTTTTCATTTTCTTTTGTTTTAATAAATTTAATTACTATTTCTACACCTATCCATATAGCTACTATGCACAATACAATTCCTGCAATATTAGCAGCTGTGTTACTCATGGTGAGTAATTGAGTAACAGCATTTAGTGTTATGAATAAGCATAGCACTAAACATACTACCTTAATAATGAACTTTCTCATATTACAAATAGCTGTGAATAATTTCTTACTACTACAGGCTTATTAGGATGGTTTGACTTATAGCTGTTATACCATAACAGCACTTTATACCTTTTACCTTGTACTATTATATCTATTGATGGTTCATATTTATTAAACAGGACCATCCCTACTATTAAAAATAGCAATAATATCCATTCCATATTAATCTTCAAGAATATTAAAACTAAAGTCTAAAGCATTCATATCATGTGCAATAAGTTCACAATGTTTCTTAATTCTAGATTCTTCTGACATTGTATCCCATACTCTGATTAGCTTACCTTTTACTTTAGCTACTACTTTATTATATTTAGGATTAGTAGGTTCTTCAAGCATAGCTTCATAAGCTTCTTGAGACATCTTTAATACTTGTCGTACTGTAACATTCTTTCTAGTTCTAAATACAATAGTTTCTTTCTTGAATTTCTTAAGCTTTCTATCATAGCTTTTAATAGTCAAGAAGTTTGGTTCTGTGAATTCTTTTGGTTTGTTTTCAGCCTCCTGCTGGCTTACCATATTACTTCCTTGAAGTACTAAAGTAAGACTCAATTTTGGTTCTGCCATATAAATTAATTATCAATATCTTCATCTACTGCATCTCTTTTAAAAATATTTTCAATCATTTTTGCTCTTACAAGAGATGATAATGTTTTTGCAAGTGAAAGGATTGCTTGTGTAGACATTTTACTACAAATAGCTGCAATTGCTGTTATAGCACTAAGTTCATCCTTTTCACTAAAACTTTCAAGAATTTCAATTGTATCCTCTACTATAACATCTTCATCTAATCTTCCATCTTTAGATGCTTCCTTAAGTACATTTGCTACTCTTGAAACACTTGACTTCTTAATAATTTTAATTTCAATTGAATCTTTAGTTGTGCTCATAATGTTTTTGTTAAAAATTGATATAAAGTAAATTAAAAATAGCTACTAATATTGCATTACCACTTTGCTAATCATTCATATAAGAATAATATAGGATTTGAACCTATGTATAATAGTATTGTAAGTAGCTGAAGTAAGGCAGAGAAGAATCGAACTTCTGTTATAGGGACCTAAATATAAATATAATTAGTATTGTAAGTATCATTTATATACTAAATGTTTATAACCTATGTCCTGACCACTAGACGACTGCCTTATAGATTGGTACTAATTTTTATTCCATCAAAATATAATAATAAATATAATAATATTGTAAGTACCAAGAAAGTAGGGAGGGGAGGACTCGAACCTCCATTTATAAAATTAAAAGTTTTATTGCTTAAAAATAGTTTTATAAGTATCTATAGATACTATTATACCATTTAGCTACCTCCCTATAAAAATAGTCACTATTTATATACATGTTAGAATCGAACTAACTACACTTGAATTATGAATTCAATGCTCTACCAAATGAGCTAATGTTATTAGTATTGTAAGTGACTAAAATGTTTATAGACACTAATATAATAGGATGTGCCATCTTTTCATCAAAAAGTAAATAAACATTGTAAGTGTCTTTTAGTAGGTATAAGAGGTATCAATCTCTTATACCTTTTGATACTCAAACAAAAGCTTTTTGTTGAATTATTAAACCACATTAAAGTTTGTAAGTATCATAGTAGTAATATTAAATCACATTCTCTCTCACTATATCATATCTATTACTCCTAAACAATGATTGTAAAGGAGTATAGATATCCATAATATCCATATCTTTAAAGTTAGTTAAGAACTGTTCAATCTGTGCTATATTAGCAGGTATATAAATCATGTTCTCAATGCCTTCAAATCTACCTATAGAAGCTGTTCTGGAACCCCAACCACTGTATACATCAATAGCTACAATGTATGGTTTAAACCCAAAGTATCTTTGGCATTTTCTCATAAATGCATTCATTGAAGCTTCAGGAGAAATAAGGTTATTCCACTCATTATCACTAATAATTGTCCATACAGGATAATTCTTTAAAGCATCAAGTATTTGAGGATTTTTCTTGCATTCTTCATGTAATTGGTTAGGTATACTATCTATATAAGTACATCCACCTTGGAATACTGCATTACAGAAACTTTGAATAGCTTTATAATTATCATAGAAACTCTTAGTAGGGTCTACAAAAGGAGTATTCTTAACTTTGACTATATCACTTCTAATAATAGAATTAGTAGAATTACTCTTTCTATCTATACAAGTATGCCAATGAGTTCTACTATTAAAGAAACCAAGTAAATTTCTACCATCATCATCTGGATTCTTGCATAAACATACTGCTGCTAAAAATGTTGCAAAGTTAAATGGTGCACCTCTCATAGAACCTGAATCATCTATAATAACAAGGCTATTATAAGGTAGATTAACCTTATTTATAAAAGATTCAAGTTTAAGCTTATCTACACTACCTGCACAAATCTCCTTATAAAGTTCATTGAAATTAGTAGCACCTACATTTACTTTAGCTTCTTTAGTAACTTTAGCTAATTTAAGCTTATCATCTTCTGTAGCTTGTCCTTGTCTAACTTTCTCTTCCAGAACTCTCTGTTCGGCTTGTTTAGACTCTTTGTACTTCTCCCATTCAGCATACCATTTCTGAAGTTGAGGATATTTGGGAAGTTCTCCCTCTAAGTCTTTTGACAAAGTTTCATCTGTGTAGAGAACTTTCTTTTTTGAATAAAGAATTCTATTCTTAACTCTAAATCTTGCTTGTGAAGGAAGCTTATCAAACCAATCAATGAATGATTGTTTATCAAACTCATTGATTTTACCTGTAGAGAATAGTACTGACTCTAAGTTTCCATTATATTCCTTTCTCCATTTTCTATAACCTTTGAAGTTTGCATAATTTGCACTTACTTCATACTCCCATCCCATAAGTTCTGAAAGTAATTTAAGTAAACTAGCTTTATCCTCCATTACCTTCTTAGTTGCAGGAAGCATTTTATTATGATTACTTCTTTTGCTTACTCTAGGAAGAGATAAGAATTTAGCAACAAGAACTTTATTGAAAGGATTATTACCATTGATAATTCTATAGAGATAGTTTGCTATAACTTCTCTATATCTTTTATCAGCAAATAGATTGTGAATTTTAAGAATTTTAGAGCCTTTGGTCTGTACTCTATTTCTAAACAACAAGTCAAAGCAAGTATATTCATTGAATAAACCTGCTTCAAGGAACTTCATAAATTGAGCTTGGTGTTTATTCCACATCCACTCAAGGACTGCTTGGAAACCTTCTCTATTGGCATTACCACCACTATCTTTCTTAACACCCTTAAAGATGTTATGCTGTCTAGCTGTAATATCACCAATTGAGAAAAGCAAACTAAAGAACATCTGTTTATGTTCATTATTGTTCTTAACCTCTGACCAACAAGCATCAAGTAATGATGCATCAATGGCATTGCCTACATTCTGAAAGAGTTTAAGACAATTTCCTAATCCATAAAAAGGATTATCGTTACTTTTATTTAATTTTACTTCTATCATATTAATAATTTAACTTTAAGTTTGTAAGTAACGTAGTTTATAAGGATATTCTATTTGAACTTTGAACTATATATGTCTTCCTTATACTACTTAAAATGACCCTGTATCTTTAATATTTGAGAGTTCTGCTTCAATCTCTTTAATCTTATCTTCAGGTGATTTTTGAGATTCTTTAATCTCATTGAGTTTAGCTATGAGATTAGCTTTCTTCTGAGATTCTTCTTCTGCTTCCATCTTGAATCTCTTATAACCAATTATAAGATTTACAAGTTCTTTAGTTTCTTTACATTCTTCAAGCTTTCTGGCAATTTCTTCATTTGCTACCCATTCATCTTGATTTTCAAGAGCAGTAATTTTCTGTGCCAGTGAAAGTCTAATGTTGTTAAGTGAATTGATTGTAGTAGTATGAAGAAGTTCTACTACATTAATGTTAGTACCAAGTTTAGTAGTAACTACTCCATTATTAAGTAACATAGCAAGAAGACCCTTGCACATTTTGTTAAAATGGTCTTTTGTAAAATTAATTTTTCCCATAAGTATCAATTTATAATTTTAAAATCTTCTAAATCACCATATTTAGCTTCAGTAATAAGCATACCAAAATATTTACTAAAATGTTTTGCAATATCACTGCTAGCACAGCCCAAAAATCCAAAATTAGCATCAGCATTTCCAATACCATTACCAGAATTAAAGTTACCTAAACCACTACCTATCTTAGTACTAAAATCATCTCCAAAAACATAATATTTTTTCCCTTCATTCCTAAATTCACCTATTTTTTTCCACGCACAATAATCGTAGGTAGAATCCTCTGCTATAAATGGATTGCAAGGATAATAAGTGTAAGAGGTTTCTGGGTCTTTTGTAAGATGTAAATCTTGACCTAAATTAAGTGCCTTTCTGATAATGTTTAACCTAAACATAGCAGCAGAAGCTCTACTAATCTTAGCTATATTTTCAGTAATATAAAACATGTCAGTATAATTAAGATTAAGAGCATCACAAGCCTTCTCGAATGTTGTAATGCTCTTAAATTTTGGTATTAACTCTTCTCTGCTGAAGGCTTGAAGTGCAACCTCTTTGAGTGTTGCATTTCCACTGTTATACCACTCTCTAGCCTTTTCAAGAGTAACAGTAACATTTCTTTCTTTCATATTAAATAGTTAATTTATAATACTCTAGTTCTGTTGGTTTAAGCTGTTTTACTAATTCCAACTGAGGTTCTCCAGATGAATAAGCACAGCAGATGTCAATCTCCTTACTTTCATCAAGATTTGAAAGTAATTCCTTTAATAATTTAATGTTAATTTTCATTTTCTAAATATTTTATTATACAATTTAGTACATTCTTCTTGTGAAGAACCAGTTTCTAATAGATAATTATACCATTTTTTATGTACATATATTAAAGGTCCATCAGATAAAAAGTCCCAAATATCAGCTATTTCTCTAACTTTATACAGTAAGTTTCTTTGAGCTTTTAGTCTGAGTTTATTGTATTTTCTAAACTTTCTATTTGCATGTTTTTTACTCCATTTATTAGATGTAAAATGGTAGTACACACATGCGAAAGGTTTCTTTTTAAAACTTCTGCTCATTCTTTATTCAAAGGTTATATTATATATACTATGCTATTTAACTTTTACTCCAAATGGAGTACCATCGGCAAAGTTAAAACAATCAAAGAAATCCTTATAATTAGAAGAACCGCCACTGATTCCTTGTATTCCTTCTGTGTGCATAAATCCAATTTGGGTATATACATTTCGTTTCTTTTCTCTCAGCCAACCAAACGGCTGATGCTTTAGCATCTCCTGCCAGCACTCGTCTGCATCCTTAAACGGGCGGTACTTGGGTTTGGGCTTGATACGGTAATCAAAAGAACTATACGAAAGTCCAGGAATTTCGTTTACTTTCTTCCATTCTTCGTCAAACCCTTTACTTCTAAACTCTATCTCCTTACCTTCTGCAAATGCCTGTATTATAGGCAGCAAGTCTTTAGCTTCAGTTCTATTCATAATTATAATTATTTTAATTGTATTTAAGGGAAATACCTGTAAAGGTATCTCCCTAAGTTTTTTAATCATTCCACATGTAAGCTTCATACTCACATGTTAATTCTCTTTCAGTCTCTTTTGCATCTTCAAGGTATGTCTTCAGAAATAAAGAACAATCATCAAAACTATTGATATTATCTTCAAATTCTATACATAACCATTGTTCACAATATCTTACTGCTGCTTGCTGTCTTGCAGTTGATTTTCTTATTCTCATAGTCCCAAGAATTTCTTTATTCTAGTCCACAGTGTACTCTTTTCAGGCTCTGATAAAGCATTACCACTATTCTTTCTGTTTTTATATATAGATTTTGAACCTATTGATATAAAGGAAATACCTACTTTAGTAGGATTATTCTTAGGTGATAGTACTAAATACCAATGTTGTGAACAAGCTTTATAAGTTCTGTTTAAGTTCTTACTGGCTTCTTTAATAGCTTCTGAAATATTATGAGGATTAGCTGCAATAGCCTGGACTAGAATTTTATTCTCCTCATCAGTCCATTTTACTCCTTTTGCCATTTTGTGTTATGTTAAAATTTTGAGGTTAATAGGAGACTCCAACTCCTATCTGAAGTTTAGGAAACTTCTGTTTTATGCTGTTAAACTAATTAACCATAAAAAGGAGTATATTTCTATACTCCCTAAATCAATTTAAACCAATTATGAATACCAAATCTCAGGAATTTCCATATCTTATTTTTATTTACAAAGTGTATCAAGAATATCTCTAAAGTTAGGATTATCAATTACTGCTTGAGCGTCTTTCTCATTTTCAAACATAACAGTTATTTCAGCTGTCCGTCTAATATTAGTATTAACAAAACGACCAGTGCAATATTCATCTCTTTCTTTAAGATAATGAATATAATAGCCACTATTTACATATTTACTGTAATTATAATAACAAGCAATATTTATAAGCTGATTTAATGCAAGAAGTTTTGCTAATTGATTTTTACTTGTAGCATTATTTAAATCAGTAATATTTTCGTCAGAAAGAAAACCGTTTACAATATTTCCATGAGAATCTGTATAATATCCTTCATTTGGAAATAGCTCATCACAACAATCTTTATAAGTAATATACTTTTTAATAGACTTAAACTTAATACACTCAAATGTAGAATTTTCCTTATCTATTTCATAGCCTTCAGGAATATCTATTTTTATTTCTTTCATTTCCATATTTTTAAAGAATAAAAAATTTAAATAAAATAAAACAGCTTAATATTATTATTATAAATAAGTATATTATAGTCCATGCACAAGGTAGCTTAGCATTAGTTTCTAATATTCTATTTATAATAATTCCATTAGAAACAATTTCATCTTTTTTATTTTTATAAAATGTTGAACCTACTGGAATAATACATTCTACAAGCACAACCTTTCCATAATTATATCTTATAGCTTCTTCATATTCTTGTAATGCTCTATTCATTGTTGCATAAGAGTGAAATCCTCTATATATTTCCCATCTATATAAGGATTTACTTTCTCTAATTTCTGGATTAGTAGGTTCTTTGTATACACGCTTATAGATATAATTAAAGTATGTATAAAGAGAACGGCATTCTGATGAATTAATGTATGTTACTACTTTATAAACAATGAGAAAATCTGTAGTTGTTCTTTTTAGAGGAATATATCTACTTGACCAACACATATTTTTATCTATTTAAGGAAGACATTATTATGGATTGTCTGTAGTACCTACAAGATGTTCATTTCCTTTAAAAGGAATACACATACTATATATACCACTAATAGTAGTATGATGATATATGCCCTCTTGGTCAAAATGAGAATAGAGAGAACATCTCCATTTTGCGAGTTCTCCATTTCGTACAAGTACTTTTTCAAAAGGTTTAAATTGACATTCTTTCTTTTTTAAAGTTTCACCATCCCATGTATAACCTGCTTTATCTATGGCATCGAAAAGTTTCTTTTTCATGTCTTCTGAAGCTGGAATATAATCAACTAATACTAATAAATCAAGTCTAAAACTAGAATCTTTATTAACGCTAGCTATAGTAGTTACACGGTCATCTTCCACAGTATTTATCATAAATACTGCGCTTTTATCACTAAACATCATAATATCACCTCTTTTGACAGGTATTTTAAATTCATCCCAATTTCTTTGGTCTTTTGATGGAAAAAGCATACATTCTGAATTTGGAAAATCACAATAGAATCTTCCAAAACAAGTAAAGGCTGCTGTTGTAATGTCCCCATTACTCTTTGTGACTCTACAAAATATATCATTGCTACTTGATATTTTTTTGAATGTTACCTCTCCAAATATAGGAGAATAAAGTTTTGTTCCTTCTGGACAATACTTTAAAATGTTTACTAAATTTGTCATAATAATTTATTTATAGTCCTCCTACAGAATACTCTATAGGAGGAATTGTTAGTTACTTGTATATAATCTCTGTTTTACCTTCATACAAAGGTATTTCCATACTACTTAATGGAATAAACTTACCAAAAACCTTGATGTAAGCTACTTTTTTAAGTACTATTTCTTCCTTAATAAGCATTTCTTGTAACTTACAATGATTCTTCGATAATTCTTGTTTGTGTAGTTTCTTTGAGAGTGCATAGTTATCTGAACTACATACTCTTGTTGTCTTGAATCTTTCTCTCATATTCTTGTATTTTGTTATGTGAATAATGCAATTAAATCATCAAAAGTATATTCAACCTTATTTAAATCCAATGACTTAATAGGTTGAATAACTTTTGATTCTTTTTCATGGTATTTACTTACAACTATACTAACTTCTTCATCTAATAAAGAGTTATTTATGGCAAATATATATAGTTCTTTTATAGTCATAATTATATTATTAGTGCATCCAGTGAGACTCGAACTCACAACCCACAGCTTAGAAGGCTGTTGCTCTATCCATTGAGCTATGGATGCTATTGTATTTACAATTTTCTTTTCTTTAATTCTTCTTTTAAGAGTGGTAAATAATATTCTTTTCTTCCTTTATATTCACTTGTAGAATGACTATTTTCCAATGCTTTCATTAACCTTTGGATTTCTTCTATTGTCATCTTATGAATATATCTAGCACTGCCCTTATTAGGGAGATATATTCCGCATCTTGACAATCTAAGTAATTCTGGGTCTTCTAGGCTAGCTCTTGGAACTCTTTCTGCTATAGATATTTTATCTATAAATTTACTTTCTGTTTCCTTTAGTTCATTTTCTGAGAAAATGATACTAGCTTCAAAATCTTCAAAGTATGACATGTTCTTTTTATTTAATCTTGTTAATCTTAAAGTGGGTCAATAGGGATTTGAACCCTAAACCTTCACATTATGAGTGTGCTGCTCTAACCACTTGAGCTATAGACCCTAAATGCTACTATACTAAGATAGTAGCACTAAACAAATTTAACTATAACACTAAAACTAATCAATATCTTCAATATTAAGTTTCTTGGTAAACCAGTTGTAACCTGATATAACTTTATACTCATCTTCTGTTATATACACAAGACAAGCAAGTACCAATAGAATATCTACCATTAAAGTAATCAATGGAAGAAAAACATCAATGTTGTAGATAGAATCTATAGCACTTATAGAGAAAATTACTAAAAATGCAGTAGTCCATAATAACAGACCTTTTGCTATTAATCTTGTTTTCATTGTTTAAAAATTTTATCTATTATAATTTAATGTATTCTAGTTCTCACTCTGAGTTCTAACCTCAGTACAATAGTTTTATTTAAGTGAGAAAAGTAGTCATAGTTATTTCCTATGCGTACATTGTATGTATATCTAGCTTTTTTACTTGCTCTCTAAGCCAGTTAGATTTATCTTGATGATTAACTTCTAAAGAGCAATATTTAAAGAAGTCTTTTATTTCTCTAGCATCTGGACCAAATATTCTAGCTGTTTCTTGCATCCATTTAATAAGGTTGCGAGCACACTTTTTAATACCTCCATAAGTAATGAAGGATACTTCACTGTGACCATAGCCATTAGGACCTCCTAACTCTGTATATGTAACTTTTATTATAGAGGCTGTGGTTGTGTCTACAATTTCAAGATTGTGTGAAGAAGAAGCCATTATTTGTTGTATTTCTTCTAAAGAGTCACTATAATCTAGGACACTTCCATTTGTTCTGAGCTGTATTGCGTATTTCATACTTGTAATGTTATAGTAAAAATAGTTGATTTATCTTTATGGTTTATTGTTTATTTTGCATTATATATTTTATAAATATTGCATAAACTATCCATAGTATTGCCATTTCTAGTAATCCTAACATGAACTTTTGAAGTAAATAAATCATAATCTTTAATCTTTAAATCAGTAAGAATAGTTATATATTAGCTATACTGCAAAATTTTTGTAAGGAAAAAAGATAGATTGGAATGGGAAAGATGATAGTCTAGCAAACTTGCAAAGACTACCATCCTCCCAATATCAAATCTTAAAGACCAAGGTCCACCTCTTCCCAAGAATCATTGCCCTGATTACAAAGCTTGTAAGTTCCTGACTCAAGCTCAACAACCTGTAAGCTATTCTTTCGAGCAGCAATCTGCCGAGGTGTAAGCTCTCCAAGGTTAGAGCTGAAGGCTACAAGAGTAGTAGTACCATCAGAATCAATAAAAGCACAAGACTTGAAAGCTTCGCCAGTCTCCTTATTAACAAAAGGAGCAACTTTCATCTTACCATGTGCTCTAGCAAAAGAGAGTAAAGACCAAGAGTTCTTAATACCTACATTCTGTGCTGTATTAGCCATAATAAACTATCCATTTCAGGACTACTGCATAAATTAAAGTATTATGCTACCTAGCTGCATTACTAATTTAGATTATCAGAAACAGCTAACTTCTGATTAATCTTTTTCTATCAAAATATAGGTGGAGTTCTGTTTAGATTAGAATTTAACACAATATGAGCTTAGCACACTAAGTTATTCTATTGGTTAGATTAGCCTAGTAAGAAAGGGTAAGAAGACTTATGCCTTCTCACCCTAATCTTTTAGCTAATAAAGTCTTTCAACTCATCACAGTTGTTAAGATACTCAAGGGTTGGAATGTTATTTTCACACATAATAAAATACAGTCTTCACACTAGAGCAGACTGAAAGAACTTTAATTTATTTATATCAAATTATAGGTGGAGTATTGTTTGATTAGATAAAAAGAGAGGAGCTGTGCTCCTCCCTCATTGCTTTTAGATGCCAAGGTCAACATCTTCCCAAGAGTCTTTACCTACCTTGCACAGCTTGAAGCTGCCACTCTCAAGCTCAACCACCTGAAGGTCATTCTTCTGTGCAGCAATCTGCTTAGGAGTCAATTCTCCAAGATTGCTGCTGAAAGCCACCAAGGTAATCTTTCCTTCAGAGTTGATGAATGCACAACTCTTAAAGCACTCTTTTGTTTCTGTGTTGACAAAAGGAGCTACCTTCATTCTGCCGTGAGACTTGGCAAATGAGATGAGTGACCATGAGTTCTTAATTCCAATGTTTGTAGTTGCCATAATTGTAAGTTTTTAAAAGTTAATATTCAAAGGTATGTAAGAGTCCTGTAAGATTAGATACTCTGCAAATACCCTGGGGACTATCCCCATTTCCAAAGGCTAGGAGGGGTGTTGGTTAGATTATATCTCGTTTATACAGATAATTTCATTTTATAAATTTTATCCCAAATTAAAAAAATTTTGAAAAATTTTGTAATTTCAAAATTATTTTGTAACTTTGTACCAGTTCTTAATGCTATCTTACATTAAGAGGTTCACCCTATGTACATTACACCAAGAAGAAGAGTAGGGTTGCCTAGGTTTGGATAATACAAATAGTATGAAGATTGAGCCTATCTAAAGCATTATATATAGTAATAGTGGCTATACCAATAAGATTCTAATAGAGTATGGTTAAGGGAAAATAGCCTTCAGAGAGCTTAATTTGTCTTATAACTAAAGACCATTAAGTACCCTTCTATTATAAAGTTATAATGCAATACCATAAGAAAACATAATTATGGTCAGCATTAGGGTTAAATTTTATTTTTAATTAAAAAGTTAATAATAGTTAATTAATTTGCATAATAAAAATATTATTATTACCTTTGTACTCAAATAATAAACAATGCCTCTTGGTGTAATGGTAGCACTGAAGATTTTGGTTCTTTAAGAATGGGTTCGAGTCCTATAGGGGCAACTAGTTTGTTTGTTTGTTGTTATAATGTTTAAATGGTTTTACTTCTTCAGTCTGTGAAGATAGAAGAAGTATAATGAAGCTATCATCTAATTGGTTAGGATACAAGCTTTTCAAGCTTGTCATGGGAGTTCAAACCTCCCTAGCTTTACATTATATAGTAGTATTGGGGCAAGTGATGTAATTGGCTAACATATCACTTTTGCAAAGTGAAATTTAGGGTTCAAGTCCCTCTTGCTCCACATATAAATAGGGGAATTAGCTCAGTTGGTTAGAGCAGAAAACTGTTAATTTTAAGGTCATAGGTTCAAGTCCTATATTCCCCGCAAAAAAATATAATATGTGGTTATTAAAAAGTAATAGAAAAAGACATTTGCTTTATGCTATACCAGCAGCTTTTATTGGTACTATATTATATAGTACAGGATTAGCTTTTGGTATGGAATTTAAAGATAAACAATATGGTGGTAAGTTTGATTGGTTAGATATAGCTGCCACAGAGATTGGAGGATTAATAGGGCAGACTTTGCAGATTGTGTTTATTTTAATTGTAAAATATATATGTAGTTAATATAGTTGCCTCCATGTTGGAATGGGTAGACAAGTCAGACTTAAAATCTGATGACCAGTAATGGTTGTGTGGGTTCAAGTCCCACTGGAGGTACTATTGTTCCTATAGCTCAGTTGGTATTAGAGCATAAGATTTTTAATCTTAGAGTCTTGGGTTCAAATCCCAATGGGAACACTAAATACTCACTTAGCTCAGTAGGTTAGAGCAAGATGCTGATGCCATCAAGGTCAAGGGTTCAAGTCCTTTAGTGAGTACTAATGCTTCCTTAGTTCAATGGATAGAATAAAATACTTCTAATATTTGGATGAAAGTTCGATTCTTTCAGGAAGTACATAACAAAGCTATGAGTTCTAGAGTAATGTAGCAACGTAACTCATTGGGTTACTGAGTAGTTTTTAACTGCATTCAGAAGTAAATCTATCCCCATTTAGGTGTCGTAGAACCTACCTAATAGCCGAGGGAGTTAATGGCTATTTATACCCACTTGCTGGAATTGGTAGACAGGCTAGATTTAGGCTCTAGTATTTATAATGTAAGGGTTCAAGTCCCTTAGTGGGTACTGAAAATATTTAGTAAAAAATTTGGTAATTTAAAATTAAATTATTAACTTTGCAACATAAAGATTTTATTACTATAAAATAGATTATATGAACTAAAGATGGTGGTAATAACTTCATATAACTCTATGCCTACTAGAGTATTTTATAGTTTCTTGTAGGCTTTATAATATGTGGGATAGTGTAAAGGTAACATAGTAGGCTCATAATCTACTGATAGAAGTTCGACTCTTCTTCCCGCTACTTAAAAGAGTAAAAATATGGGAGAGATTGAAGAATATAATAAAGAACCAGTGTTTTATTGTAAACACTGTTTATCACTTAAAATAAAGATGATTCCAAATATGGAAGAACTTGATTATTGTGATGAATGTGGAGCTACTGATATAGCTCAAACAGATATAGAAACATGGAAGAAAATGTATAGAGATAGATTTGGTTTTGATTATTTAGATAAATATTAATATGGAAGAGAAAGAAATGACAGTAGAGCAGATTAAATCTGCTGCAAATCAACAAATTCAAATCTTGTATCAGAAGCTACAAGAAGCTAATCTCGCTAATACTTTTAAGAGACTAGACTATCTATTCAAGATAGTAGAAGGTAACTTTAGTACTGAAATGAAAACTAAAGCAAGTAAAGAGATTGATAACATTGTATTTGGTTATCCAGAGGATAAGGAGAAATAAAAAATGATTGGGAAAGTTAATAATGTTATAGGGCTTTCCCAATCACCATTAGGTGATGAATTCTTTAAGTATTGGTTTGTATTTCTAAAACCTTTACACCATCTTACTGATAGAGAAATAGATGTTATAGCTTCATTTACTAAACATAGATATGAATTATCAAAAGTAATTACTGATGTTAATCTTTTAGATACTGTTCTGTTTAGTGAAGAAACCAAGAGAAAAATAAGAGAAGACTGTGGCATAACTTTAGCACATTTCCAAGTTATAATGGGCAAGTTAAGAAAGAATAAGGTTATTATTGACAATAAAATCAATCCTAAGCTTATACCTAATATAAATGAAGATACAAAGAGTTTACAACTTTTAGTTTTATTTCCTATAAAATGAATAAAGACATTCTAAACAATGTATCTAGAACTCTTGGAATATCACCTGATGTAATTGAGAAAGTTTATAAAGCTTATTGGTTATATATTAAAACTACCATTGAAGCTTTACCATTGAAAGATAATCTTAATGAAGAGGAATTCTTAAAATTAAGAACTAATTTTAATATTCCTTCTATTGGTAAGTTATATTGTAACTTAGATAAATACAATAAAATTAAAAAAAGATTTGATTTAATTAATAAGTTTAGAAATGCTGAGAATAGATAGTATTAAACCTCTCTTTAATAGAATAGTTACCACTTGTAATGTATATGAAAAAGGCAAAACAAATGGTAAACTTATAGTTAAAACAGAAGGTACTATAAAAGAATATCAAAGAGTAGAAGCTGTAGGAAATACAGTAACTTCAGTTAAAGTAGGAGATATTGTGATGATTAATCCTAAAAGATATATAGTGCCACAACATAAAGATAAGAGAGACTCACTTAAAGGTATTATAGGAGATGAACTTACTATGGGTGTTGATTTTCCTATGGTTGAATATGGTGGTAAGAAACATCTTCTTATATATGACCAAGATATTGATTATATAATAGATGGTGAAGAATTGGAAGATGAACAACATAAATCACCATTAATAATGCCTAAAGAAGTAAAGATTATTACATAATGTTTGACAAGCCCATGATTAATTTCGTGGGCTTTTTTAGTTTATAGAAATATGAAATTATTTAAATATGAAGGATATAAAGTAGTTATATCTGAAGAAGCCTTTGCTCTAAAAGTATTTAGACAGATATGGAATAGAGATAGAAGTGTAAATAAAGATAAAGCTATTATGGAGTTGGGATATGTATATTTTATGACTGACCCCAGAAGTGATTATCAATATATAGTAGATGAAGATGAGAGGGCTAAAGCTATTATAGAAGGAGAAGGATTACCTAGTAATTGGAAGCCTGATAAAATGATTATAGAAGCTATAAAGTTCTATGAAGGAATGAAGTCCACATCAGCTTTACTTCTAGAAGATACTAGAGTAGCTATTGATAAAGTAAGAAAGTTTCTTAAAGAGGTTAATTTAGAGGACACTGATGATAAAGGAAGACCTATATATACTATTAACAGTATTACCTCTACTATAAAGATGATTCCACAGCTGATAAAAGATTTAGATGATGCAGAGAAAGCTATTAAAGCTGATATGCAAAATACATCAGGTAAAGTTAGAGGACAAAAAGAAAAGTCATTATTAGAAGATGGTATTTTTTGATGAGAGAATTAATAAAAGATATTAACTCTGTTTTAAAAAATGGAGTATTAGTTATGTCAATAGAGGCTAAACCTTCTGTTATTAATAGTATACATATTGTAAAGTATAATTTTCATATTATTCAACCTAATACTAATAAAAAAGAAGTATTAACTTTATCTAGAACTGTAAAGACTTCTGAATTACATACTTTAGGAGATTTAATAAAATTTGAATTCATTGAATTTTTAATCAAAGGGGGACTTAAAGAATATGAATAAATATCAAACCAAGTACTCTAAAGAATATCTTGAATCTTTACCTAAAGAAGTACAGGAACAATATTATGATTTTATAACAAATGTTCCTTACATACAATGTCTATTATCAGATAATAGACCTTATGCTAGAGATTTACCAAGAGATGAAGAGGGGAAGATTATTGTAGATGTTACTAAACCTCATATATTAGAAGATACAGATTACTTTAGACCAAGTGCTATTCATTATCAACAATATGGATGCTTTACTAAGCTAAAACCCAATGCTAATCCTAATAGTGAATTTGGCAAATGGATTAGAGAGGAAGTAAGAAGATGTTGGGAAGGGTATATTAGACCTAGTGATGGGGAGTGGATAACTGGAGATATGTACTTCTTTCTTAATTATTGTCCTATACAATTAATTAAAAAGGATAATAAAGGCAAGTCTATTAGAACTATTGATTTTCCTAAGTTTTGGGATGGGCATTATTATAAATCACATTACTTAAATCAATGCAGAACTGAAGGACATCATGCAGCAGAATTAGCTAGTAGAGGTAAGGGCAAAAGTTACTATGCTGCGTCAATGCTAGCTAAAAGATTTATATTAGGAGAATCTAATGATGTAAAGAGGAAAGTACAATGTGTTGCTACAGCAAGTGAAAGAAAGTATATCCAAGGAGCTAATCAATTACTTGATATGTTTCAATATTATATAGATTTCTGTGCTAATAATACTGAATTTCCAAGGCAAAGAATTACTTCTTCTTTACAGAATCTAGCATGGACTATGGGCTATGTAGATTCAGAAACTAACACTAGAAGAGGTACTGAAAATAGTGTTATAGGTATTACTTCTAAGGATGATGAATCTAAGCTTAGAGGTTCTAGAGGTGTGTTATATCTTCTGGAAGAAGCAGGCTCCTTTCCAAGATTATTAAATCTTTATCAAGTATTAAGACCTTCTGTAGAAGATGGTAATAGTGTTTGGGGATTAATATATTTATATGGTACAGCAGGTGACAGTGATTCTGACTTTAGTTCCATGCAAGAGTTAATGTATAATCCTAATGGTTATAACATTAAAGCTGTGAATAATGTCTATGATAAAGAAGGTCAAGGAAGAAAACAATTTACATATTTCTTTCCAGGCTATATGAACAGAGCTGACTGCTATGATGAAGATGGCAATAGCGATGTAAATAAAGCACTATTAGAAATACTTCTTGATAGATATAAAGTAAAATATAATAGTACAGATATTAATGCTATTACTAAAAGAATTGCAGAAATTCCAATCACTCCACAAGAAGCTATATTAAAGACTAAAGATAATATATTCCCCATTGCAGAGATTACTAAAAGATTAAATGAAATAGATAATAATCCTAATTTCTATGATGATACTTATGTAGGAGATTTAGTGATTAATAAGGGAAACGTAGAGTTTTCACCTAATACTTTGGATATGCCAATAAGGGATTTTCCTACTAAGGATAATAAGGTTAAGGGAGCTATTGAAATATTTGAAATGCCTCAGGAAGTACATGGTAAAATTCCAAAAGATAGATATATAATATCTCTAGATAATTATGAAAATGATGAAGCTCAATCTATGTCTTTAGGAAGTATGTTTGTATTAGATTTGTGGACAGATAGAATAGTAGCAGAATATACAGGAAGACCTATGTTTGCTGATGATTTGAATGAAATATGTAGAAAACTTTGCTTATTTTATAATGCTAAAGTAATGGTAGAGAATAATAAGAAGAACACATTTTCATACTTTAGTAGAATGAATAGTCTACATTTAATGGCTGATACCCCTGAGTATTTAAAGAACAAGCAGTTGATTAAAACAGCAGGTTTTGGCAATGCTAGTAAGGGTATCACTGCTACTCTTCCTATAAAAAACTTTGCTCTAGGATTAATAAGAGATTGGTTATTAAAACCAGTTACTATAACTAAAGAAGAAGGAAATGAAGTAATAGAATACACAGTTCCTAATTTATCTTTTATTAAAAACAGGGCACTATTAAAAGAGTTAATGCTATATAATCCTGCAATCAATGTGGATAGAATTATGTCATTATGTCAGTTAATGTTATATAGAGAGGAAAAGATGATTATATATCAAGGCGACCCTAGAAGAGCAGAGAAGAAGGACAATTCCAGTTATCTAGGTAATGACCCATTCTTCAAGAGAAACTATAGACAGTAAATTTAGTATAAAGTATAAAATAATTCACTTAGATTATTGTCTGAGTGAATTTTTTTATCTATCTTTGCAAAGATAAAATAATTAAGAATTATGAATAATTATATGCAGTTTCCACCTCAGCAACTTCCAATGAGTAAGAAGACTAAGAAATGGAGAAAGCAGATTCTTGATTGGGCAGCTAATAGAGCTACAATTTCTAGTTCATTAGTTAGAAACAGTGTTGTACATAAAGGTATTAATTTTGATTTAATTAATGGTATTGTACATATTAATGATATGATGAATATTATTAATCCAGATAACATTCAAGCACAGTTTATACCTACTAAAATACAACACTATCCTATAATGAACTCTAAACTTAATGTTCTGAGAGGAGAGGAATCTAAAAGAGTTTTTGATTTTAGAGTTGTTATTACTAATCCTAATGCTGTTACAGAAATTGAGAATAATAAGAAGCAAGCTTTACTTCAAGATTTACAACAGGCAGTTGCTGATACCTCTCAAAGTGAGGAGGAGTTTAATGCTAGACTAGAAAAGTTAAATGATTATTATACTTATGAATGGCAAGATTTTAGAGAAATAAGAGCCAATGCTATACTGAATCATTATACAAAAGAATATAATATACCTCTACTATTTAATAAAGGATTTATGGATGCTATGACTGTAGCAGAAGAAATATATCAATGTGATATAGTAGGAGGAGAGCCTATTATTGAAAAATTAAACCCTGCAAAAGTAAGGGTTTATAAGTCGGGATATTCTAATAAAATAGAAGATGCAGATGTTGTAGTAATAGAGGATTATTGGAGTCCAGGTAAAATTATTGACACTTATTATGATGTTCTTAGTAAGAAGGATATAGATTATATTGAAAGTCTACCTAATAGACCAGATAAAGGTTCTGTAGATTCTATGGATAATATAGACCCTAGAGGAGAGTTTATTAGAGTAGATGATAGTGACTTAGGAGATGCTGTTTATAAAGAAGGATTCTTTTGGAGTCCTTTAGGGAACTCTAGTAGTCAAATGGAATCTATGTTACCTTATGACATAGAAGGTAATGTTAGAGTAGTAAGAGTTTTTTGGAAATCAAGAAGAAAAATAAAGAAGGTTAAATATTATGATGAGCAAGGAGAAGAGCAATTTAAACTTAGAGATGAGAACTACGTGATTAATGAAGCTTTAGGAGAAGAAGAGCAAATTCTATATGTAAATGAAGCTTGGGAAGGTACTAAAATAGGTGAAGATATTTACATTAATATGAGACCAAGAGTGGTTCAGTATAACAGATTAAGTAACCCTTCAAGATGTCATTTTGGTATTATAGGTTCTATATATAACATTAATGATTATAAGCCTTTTAGTCTTGTAGATATGATGAAACCTTTTAGTTATCTCTATGATGCTATACATGATAGACTCAATAAACTATTAGCTAAGAATTGGGGTAAAATAATAGAGTTAGATTTAGCTAAAGTTCCAACAGGATGGACAATAGATAAATGGATGCACTTTGCTGTAACTAATAATATAGCAGTAAGAGATAGTTTTAAAGAGGGTAATGTAGGAGCTTCTACAGGTAAACTTGCAGGAGCATTAAATAATGCATCTACAGGTGTTATAGACCTTGAATTAGGCAATTCTATACAACAGAATATAAATCTGTTAGAGTTTATTAAAATGGAAATGTCTGATGTAGCAGGAATATCTAAACAAAGAGAAGGTCAAATATCTAATAGAGAAACTGTAGGAGGAGTAGAAAGAGCAACATTACAATCCTCTCATATTACTGAATGGTTATTTGTAGTGCATGAAGATGTTAAAAAGAGAGTATTGGAATGTTTTCTTGAAACAGCTAAAATTGCTATGAGAGGAAGAAACAAGAAGTTTGAATATATTCTTCCTGACGGTTCAATGAAAATAATGGATATTGATGGAGATGAATTTGCTGAATGTGATTATGGTCTTGTAGTTGATAATAGTAATGCTATACAAGAATTGCAGCAAAAAATGGATATGTTAGCACAAGCAGCTTTACAGAATCAGACTTTAAATTTTTCTACTATTATGCAGTTATATAATAGTTGTTCTATGGCTGAAAAGAGAAGAATTGTTGAAAAGAATGAACAGGCTTTAATGCAAAGACAACAAGAAGCTCAACAGCAACAATTACAAGCTCAGCAACAACAAGCTGAAATGCAGGCTCGACAAAAGGAAGCTGAAATGCAACTTAAAGACCAAATGAATCAAAGAGATAATGAAACTAAGATTCTTGTTGCTACAATTTCAGCATCATCTAAAGAAGATGACGGTATAGAAGAACCTGAATTTAGTGAAGAAGCTAAAGCTAAATTGATGCAGCAAATGAAAGAATTTAATGCTAAAATATCTCTAGAAAAAGAAAAATTGGAAGAACAAAAAAGAAAGAATAGAGTAGATGAAAGCTTGAAAGCAAGACAAATTAATAAAGTAAGAAGTACTTAAGATGAAATCATATACAGTATATAGACATATCTCACCTTCAGGAAAAGTGTATATAGGAATAACCTGTATGAAACCTGAATATAGATGGAATCATGAAAAAGGATATAAAGAGATTGACCAACCAGTATTTTCTAGAGCTATTAAGAAATATGGATGGGATAATATAACCCATGAGATTTTATATTCAGGATTAACTGAGAAAGATGCTAAAAACTTAGAAATAAATTTGATAAAACAGTATAAATCCTTGGGGCTTTCTTATAATATAACTGATGGGGGAGATGGTTTTAGGGGAGCTACACATATGGGAGGAAGGAAAGCTTCCGAAGAAACAAAAAGAAAGATGAGAGAAACAAGGAAAGGTACAAACAGGGGTTCTGCAAATCCAATGTATGGAAGACATGAAACTGCTCCTGCATATGGAAAGTTTGGTAAAGAACACCCTGCAAGTAAAAAGGTATATCAATATGACTTATTAGGAAATTTTATTAAAGAGTGGGACTGTCTTTCAGATGCACAAAGACATCTTAATATACTTGTTACTCACATAACTGCCTGCTGTAATGGTAGGCAAAAAACAGCAGGTGGCTATATATGGAAAAGACAATTCGATGAAAGATTGAAATTGGACAGAGAAAGACTTAATCTAGATAAAGAAAAAGCTAAGAATGACAATGAGATTAAGAGAGAAGCTTTGAGAAAAAAGAATATAACTAATAATAAATAATTATGTTAAGAAAAAGAAATATTGTAGAGAGTACTACACCTCCAAGCATAGACAGTCTATGGTTGAATAAAGGCATAGCTAAAGTATTTGTTAATGGAGAGTGGGTAACTATTGCAGGAGGCGAAACTCCTGACCAAAAAGAACTAGAAGAAAAGGTAGACAATCTTGATAAAGAAGTAGGTACTATACAGAAAGATGTAGCAGTGCTTAACAGTAAAGCTGTAATAGAGCTTGAAATAGGTAATAGTGAAAGTGTTAAGGCTAATAACTTGGCTAAACTACAAGCTATACAATCAGTAGACCATTTATTCTTTGCTGATATTGACTATGGTTATGGTGCAGCTAAATGGTTGCCTACTACAGGAGGTGAAGCTTTTATAGTTACAAGTAGTGGTAGAGCTGTTATTTATAATATAGGTAAGGATGGTTCAGTTGCTAAAGCTAGTACTGACATAGACCTTACTAATCCTAACACAGATTTATTTGAAGTAGTTACTGAATTACCTACTGAGAATATTTCTACATCAAAGCTTTATTGTGTACTTTCTTCAAAAGTAGGAGAGGAAAATAAGTACACAGAATATGCCTATATTAAACAAACAGATGGTCAATTTGCTTGGGAAAAGATGGGTGAGTTTAATGCAGCTCCTGATTTAAGTGGTTATGCTAAACTTAGTGGTATTAATGTATTTAATGGTGCCAATACTTTTACTGCTACTGGCAATACACAAATAAGTTTTTTAAAATGTGATAATATACGCCGTACCAATAAAGGTTATTTATTTGACCTAGATGATGCTCAAAGAAACAACCATACAACTTATACTAATGATGGTGGGAAAGCTGACATAGGCACAGAAGAATCATTTATATTCACTCTAGAAGATGGTTCTAAAGTAACAAAGTCAATAAGAGTAGTAAGTACAACTAATAGTTAATAATATGGATTTTAGTAAAGTTACAGCTATAGAAATACCAGAAGGCAAAGTAGCTGAAATAGAGGATAATAAAGGTAGCGTTCTATGGAGTGCTTTACCAGACCCTAATAAGTATGCCTATGGTATTAGATGGGACCACACAGTTCCTGATAGTCAAGCTACTACAGCTTGTGAAAGAATAGGTAATCTTGAGCTACATAAAACATTACCTATACAATCTAAGTTTGCTACCTGCATACATCAAGGTACTGATATTAAATATTGGTGTGACCCTAATGATAGTAGATTTAGAAAGGACACAAAAGGATATATAATACAAAATGAACGTATTTATTTAGAGCCAACTACAGACGCTGAAAAGAATGCAGTGCCTTCTGATTATAGTCCTAGTTCTACATATAATTATACAGTACAGTTTCCTGACCTTACCATAATTAATCATAGTGAAGCAGCATATATGGTAACTACATATAAATATCTGTATGCTTATGTTAAGATAAATAATGACGTAATAGGTAGAGTTAATAAGGTAGATACTGTTAATAAGAAAGCCTACATTACTACTGAAAAGAAAGTAACTGGAGGAACTATAACACCAACACTTGAATTTGGTTGTTCTATTAATGGTTATGATGGAGAGATAAGTGTATATACTCCTAAGTTCTATATATGGTCTGTAGATAATGATGGTGCTGGCAATGAAGTATGGATTTCTGAAAAGAAGTGTGTAGATTATGCTAGAGAGGTTAAAGCACACCTTATTGGTATAAGTAGATGTCCTTTGTTAAGAACAGCTATGAATGATGACAAATGGGGATGGTTAAATACTTTATCTGCTAATACAGCAGTTAGTGTTATTAATTATCAACCTAATCTTAGAGGTGGTACAAATAATACAGGTTATGACCAATATCTTGGTGACAATAACTTTAGAACTATGTTGGGCAAGGCTGTTTCAAGTGTGTCACTTGGTTCAATGAGAGCTTATACTCAAAAGATAAAAGGCAGTCAAGTGTTGTATTATCAAATATGGAGTGCTATAGTATGGTGTTACTATATAGAGTATGCTGACTTTAATGTAAAGAAAGCTTTTAATAGTAATTTAACTAACGAAGGATACCATCAAGGTGGTTTAGGTGAAGGTTTAATTGCGGTAAATAATTGGAGGGAATATAATGCAAGAATATCAAATACTCCTGTAGATTATACTTTAAGTATAGGTAATAATACTGGTGTTATAACAAATCCATCACATTTTTTCTATATAAAGGCAATAAATAATTCTACTTGGAAGAGTTGGAATACACATAGAGTTACAGCTACTGTTGATAGTACTAATAATAGCATATTAAACATTACAGCCATTCCTGGGATTTATAGTGATTGGATGCTACAAACTACAGCAGCTAATGTAGGCGGTACATATAAATATAAAATAGAGGGTCTTACAGGAGGTCAAACTGTTGTATTTAAAAGACAACAGGGCAACCTAACCATTACAACAGATGGAGAATACGATGTTAATTGGGGTACCAATTATAGTAATAGATACATTACATTTGGCTTAGTACAAAATAGTTGTAATATAAAAATTACTATTTTAAGTTCTCCTGCATTTACATATACATTTAATCAAGTACAATTAAGGGTGCCCTGTTATAGAGGATTTAATACATTCTGGTATGGAGATGTTTTGTTGAATATTGAGAACTTTATATCACAATATGATTCTACATCTAATAAAAGAAAATTCTATTTTACAGACAATCCTTCTAATTTTAGTAATAAAATAACTAATAAAGAAACTATTATAGATGTAAACACCCCAAGAGGTTGGGCTAGTAATATAATGGTAGGTAAAACAGCAGATTTAATAACTAATAAAACATCTACTAATCCTAATTATATTAGCTCAAATAGAGTGGATAATACTGATATAACTATACATACTGCTTTTATTGGTGGTGATGCTTCGAGGGGTTCAGAGAGTAATTTAGCTTGTCTATATTTACACTTTAATATTGATTATCAAGGTTCCGACGTTGTCTTTGTTAAATGTTATATTTTAAATTAAGTAAATTCTATTAAAGAAAGAGGCATCAAGTTACTCGCCAGTACAAATAGTAGCTAAAAACAATTACGTTAAAAATAGTATAAAAAGATTAAAAGTAAAGTATATGAATTATTAATTATAGTTTTATGAGAAATTTTTATTACCTTTGTATATTATTATTAATAATGATTATTTCTTCATGTAAGACTGCTACAAAGGTAGTAGAAATACCTGTAGAAACAATAAAGAAAGAATATATAAATAGTATTAAAATTGATAGTGTTTATGTAAGAGATAGTATAGACAGATGGCAAAAAGGAGATACTTTATACATTACTAAATGGCATACAAAGTTTCAGTATATAAATAAAGTAGATACTATATTAAAAACTGACACAATTCCTAAAGTAATAACAGTAGAAAAACAAGTAGAAGTTAATCACATTTATTGGTGGCAAAAGTCTTTAATGTGGTTAGGAGGTATATTATTCTCTTGTATAATAATATTTTTGTATTATAAATTTAAATTATGATAATGGATATTAGTATTCTTATTACGGGAGGAGTTGGCTTATTAACTAGTATAATTTCTAGCTGGACTACTTGGTTTTTAGCAAGAAGAAAATACAATTCAGAAGTAGATTTAAATCTAGTAGAAAAAATGGAGAAGTCTTTAGAGTTTTATAAATCACTTTCTGATGATAATAAAAATAGACTAGAAGAAATTACAGAAAGAAATAATGAGCTAGAAAAAGAAGTGCAAGAATTGAGAAAACAAGTACTTAATTTAACAATGAATATCTGTATGGATTTAACTTGTTCACACAGAATTAGAGAAACAATTAGGAAATATGGGAAAAACAAAGATAGGTTCGATGAAACATCTAACTCTAGTAGAGGGTGATGTTAATTTACTAACTAATAATGAGGTCTTAGTTTCTGAAGAGGAAGACTACACTATACTAAGAAAATTAGAATCTGGAGAAATTAAAACTTTTGTAGTAATACCATTAGAAGATTTTAAAAAGGATGGAACTGGTACTAGAAAGAAAGTGGAAAAAGAGTGATTATACCATAGGTATATTGTCAATAGATAATAAGAAGTTCTGTGAAGTTATAGAAGATAAAGACAGAGGATTAAAGGACTCTATGACTACAGAACAGATTAAACTTATAAAGAAGCCTAATATGACAGCAATTCCTACAGGAACTTATGATGTTACATTAGATGTATTCAGTTCTAAGTTTGGCAATATTCCTTTTTATAAAAAAGTTTGTAATGGTAAATTACCAAGACTTCTTAATGTTAAAGGTTTTGAAGGTATCTTAATACATTGTGGTAATACACAATTAGATACTTCAGGATGTTTAATTGTGGGGGAAAATAAAGTAAAAGGTAAAGTAATTAACAGTAAAATTACTTTTGAAAAGCTTTATAATATATTAAAGAATAGTAAGGATAAAATAACAATTAAAATAATATAATTATGGCAAAAAGTTCATCAAAGAAAAGACCAAAACCAATGTCTCCTAAAGCAGGTGTAGGTAAGGGAACTAAGTATGGTTGTGGTGGAAAAATCAAGAAGAAGTAATCTTCACAAGCTATTACTGTTAGTATTGAAATACATACCAATGGTAATAGCTTTATGCTACATGCTTAATACAATGTTCTATATAGAACCATTAAGTAATATAGCAGGAGTGTCTCTATTAACATGGGTATTCTTATATCTAGCTTCTGTTGTGTTTGAGTTTTGCTCTTACCATAGAATGTTCCTTTGGTATATCCTAATAGATGACATATTAAATATAGTTGACTATTATTGGAATATACCAATTAGCACTGATAATTTAATCAGAATACATAATATATTAGTAGGAATAACATTATTTATAGTATTGATTCTTTATGTTAAAGATAATAAAATCACTGTTAGAAAAAATAATAAATGATATAGATTGTGGTAATTCTAACATTACTGAGGATGAAGCTATGGAAATGATAAAAGTTATTAAGTCTTATACAGATAAAACACAAAGACTTAGTAAATACCAAGCTTGTCAGAAACTTAATGTAAGTAGAGCCACGTTTGATAATTTAGTTAGAGAAGGAGTAATACCTAGGGGAGAAAAGGTTATAGGTTTTAAGGAGTTATTTTGGGAGGAAAAGACTCTAGATAATGTAATAAAGAGTAGAAGAAATGATGACAAAGAAAGACATTAATATACCTATATTCAGATTAAAGCTAAGAATAGTAGTAGTAGATGATATTAAGGAAGCTTTAGAGATAAATTCTAATATAAACATTGAAGCTGATTCTTGTGTTATAGACCACGGCAATGGGAAAGCTACAATAATTATAGCTTCTAATGATATGTCAGTTATAGCACATGAGTGCTTGCATGTAAAAAATGCTGTATGGACTAGAATAGGATATTCTCCCAATGCAATGAATGATGAAGTAGATGCTTATCTATTAGATTATATTATGGCAGAAGTACTTAAAGTAGTTGAAAAACACACTAATAAAACATTACTAAAAATATAAATTGTAACACTCTTAAAGTCAAGGCTTTAGGAGTGTTTTTTTTGTGTATTAGTATCGTTATGTTTCTTAATTAAGTATATGTAATTTTGCAATGTAAGCTTACAAATAATTACTAATTATAAATTAAGAAACATTATGGAAAAAACTTATGTTTTTGACTCTGAGGGTGGAGGTTTAAACTCTTCTGCTCTTATTGCTAGCTTAATGCAGAATAAAGGTATTGACCCTAATTTAATGGCAATGCTGACAAATGCTTCTAAAAATCAAGATGCTTGGGGTGGAAGTGGTTGTTGGTTTATGTGGGTAATTCTTCTCTTCTGGTTATGGGGTGGCAATGGCTATGGTAATGGCTTTGGTAGAGGTGCTGCTGATGGTATTCCTAACCAACTAAACAATGATTTTGGTAGAGATGTATTACTACAAGCTATTAATGGTAATGGTCAGGCTGTTAGCCAACTTGCTACTACTCTTAATTGTGATGTAAACTCATTACAGACTGCTATTGGCAATGTACAGAGTTCTGTACAATCTGTAGCTAGTCAAGTAGGTATGACAGGTCAGCAAATTATCAATTCTATTCAGCAAGGTAATTGTAGTTTAGGTAATCAGTTAGCTCAATGCTGCTGCTCTGTAAAAGATGCTATTACTAGAACTAACTATGAGAATCAACTCTCTAATGTAAACCAAACCAATACTCTACAGAATGCAATTAACTTTGTTAATAGTTCAGTAGAAAGAGGTTTTGCATCTACAGCTTATGCTACCTCACAGCAAACTTGTGATTTAAAGAATGCTATTGCACAGCAAACTACACTTATCAATGATAAGTTCTGTCAGTTAGAGATGAGAGAGATGCAGAACAAGATTGATGCTTTAAGACAAGAGAACAGTCAATTAGCTTTAGCTGCTTCACAACAGGCACAGACTGCTAGTATAATTAACCAAGTGAGACCCACTCCTTCTCCTGCTTATGTAGTTGCCAATCCTTATTGCAACTGTGGTAATTCCTATAATGGATGTAATTGCTAATTTCTAAAGTAAATAACTATGGCAGTAATAGTTTCACCAGTAGGATTAGCTGCTGCTCCAGTAGCAAATGTAGCTAATATAATGGCTACTTACAAAGAAAAGCTTTGTAGACCTTACTGTACAGATTCAACTATTCAGCCTCAGGTATCTGTAGTTTATACTACAGGTACCCCAAGGTTGAGTGATTCTACAGTCTTTGTACCAGTAAGAGCTACAATTACTATTGTTACACAGATGAATAAATGTGGATGCAATGCACATACACAATTATTTACTGAAGACTTTGTAGTAGCATTTCAAGGAAGAACAGCATTACCTACCACAGTTACTTTAGCTAACTTGGGTAGAGATGCTTTTGGTTCAAATGTAAATTGTGGTAGGGCTTTTAGCTATACTATTAATGACTCTATCTCAATCACATTAGCATAATATTAACTAATAAAGAATTAACAAATGTTTTCTAATTTAAGGTCAGGTAGTCAGGTGTACATTCTTCATAAGGATGCTACTCCTTATATAGAAGTAGGTCAAGTAGTTAGTGTATCTCAGCCTATTCCTAGGTACCAAGCAAATAACTTTATGGCTCCACAAGAGCTTGTAGTAGATGTAGTAGTTAATGTTAATGGTAGTAATATTACTCTACAGAAACTTCCTGCTAGTTTAGATGTAGCAGACCAAGGAACAGCCAATGGTTCACTATTTATATCAACTTCTAGGGAGTCAATGAATACTGAAATAACATCCCTCAGACAGAAGAGCCAGGATATTATAAATAGTGTAGATTATCATAAGAAAGTAGTACAAGATTGTGAAATTTTATTACAAAGATTAAACCCAGAATTTGCTGAACAAAAACAACAAAAGCAGGAGATTGATAATCTTAAAGCTCAGATGTCTGAAATGATGAATGGCATGAAAGAACTAATGGCTCAAATAAAGAAGGAAACACCTAAATCTTAATAATTATGGGAAGAATATTTCGTATAGTAGATGAAGCAGAAGGTTATAGCTATAATCAAAGAGAGTCTGAAGATAAAATGCTTGAAAGAGCTTTTAAAGAAGGCTGTGATTATGGTTATAGAAAAGCTATGAGAGAAGCTGAAGGTTATAGTGAGAGAAAAACTCATACTTATAATGAAGGCTTCGAAGAAAAAATAGAAAGACTAAAGAAAAAGTATGAATAATTATGAAGCAGAGTTTCAAGATTAAAAAGTACAATTGGAGTATTGTTATATATTATACAGTAAATGATGCAGAAAGTAAAGAGATTATAGATAAATTAGAAGATTTACATTGTAACTCTAAAACTCTAGAATCTATTAAAAGAAATCTGGATGATGCTAAAATTGATACAGGTTTTGCATATTCTAGTTATAACAAACAATCCTCTATTGTAGTTATCCACAAAGCATCAAGTATAGGGGAGTTCATTAATACTTTTGAACATGAAAAGAACCACTTAGAGATGCATATCTGTGAGGCATTAGATATTAATCCTTATTCAGAGGAAGCTGCACATATGAGTGGTAACTTAGCTCAATTAATACTTGAAGAAGCTTTATATTCTATTGTAGAACTTTAATGTATAAGGGATACTTATTAGTATCCCTTTTATTATATTATTAATATTTTTATTATATATTTTTGTAATAAGTTTAATATTATTACCTTTGCATAGAAGTTTAACAAAGAAGTAATAATATGGAAGGTTTATCATTAGATAACATTATGACTGGAGAAGAGGCTGCAAACCTCTTTAGTCAGGAATCACAGGAGTCTACTGAAGAAAATGAAGTAGAAACTCCAAAGGATAAAGAAGAAAATAAAGAAGCTACTGAGGTTGTTGATGTAAATAATTTATTTACTGAGGAATCAGAGAGCGTAGGTAGTGGAGATAATAATAAGGAAAAGGAAGATACCTCTTCTAAAGAAGGTACTTCTCCCAACTTCTACTCTTCCATTGCCAAAACCTTTGCAGAAGATGGTGTCTTCCAAAACCTTAATGAGGAAGCTCTTTCTAAGGTTAGTGATGCAGAATCTTTTTTAGATTTAGTAGAGCAACAAATTCAATCTAAACTTGATGAAAAGCAAAAAAGAATTGACCAAGCTCTTAATGCAGGAATAGAACCTACCCAAGTTCAGAGATATGAGAATAATATGAAAATACTGAATAGTATTACTGAAGACTCTATTTCTGAAGAAGGAGAAAAGGGGGAAAATCTTAGAAAGAACATTATCTATGAAGATTATATTCAAAAAGGTTTTTCTAAAGAAAGAGCAATTAAAGCTGTTGAAAGGTCTATAGCAGCAGGTACTGATATAGAGGATGCTAAAGAAGCTCTACAGAGCTGTAAAGACCAAGTAAATAAAGCTTATAATGAGGCTATAAAAGAAGCAGAGGAAGAAAAGGCAAATGAAGAGAAAGAACTAAAAGAGCAAGCAGAAGCTCTTAAAAAATCAATTCTTTCTGATAAAAAACCATTTGGTGATTTAGAGCTAGATAAAAATACTAGACAAAGAGTGTTTGATGCTATTTCTAAGCCAGTATTTACTGACCCTGAAACAGGGGAAAGACTCACTGCTATTCAAAAATATGAAGCAGACAATCATAATGATTTTATAAAGTATGTGGGTCTAACTTATGTATTAACTGATGGTTTTAAGTCACTTGATGGTTTAGTTAAAGGTAAAGTAAAGAAAGAGATTGGTAAAAGTTTAAAGGAGTTAGAGCACACCTTAAATAACACTGCCAGAAACTCAAATGGTACACTTAAATTTACAAGTGGTGTTAGCTCAGACTCTGAATCTGCATTTAGTAGATATACACTTGATATTTAAAAATTTATTATGGCTGGACAATTAGGTAAGTTTCAGATGGTAGGCTTTGATGGTTGGAAGGGCTTGAGCAAGCTCAACCACATCTCTGCAATCTATCAATTAGGTCCTCAGAAAGCATCTAATATGATGGTGGAATTGCTTGCAGCTAAGAAAGGTAAAACTTTAGATACTTTCTTAAGCAGATTCCCTGTTAAAGAGTTTGAGGATGACTCAGAGTATTATTGGGATGTTATTTCTAGTGCTAGAAAAAATATTCCTCTAGTAGAGGCAAGAAAAGAAGATGGTACACCTGTAGTTGCAGGTGACTCCCCTGTAGGTACTAATACTTCTCCATTTTATTTAGTATTTGCAGAGGACTACTTCGCTGATGGTGAAGTAATTTTTGGTAATTTAAATCAAGTATATCCTATAAGGATACTTGGTGAAGCAAGAATGGAAGGAACTAATGCTGTGTATAAGTGTGAAGTAATGGGTGGTATTACTTCAGGTGTTCCTTCAGAAAGACTACTTGCAGGTGAAAGATTCTCTGTAGGTTTTGCTCCTGTAGAAAGAGAATTAAGCCGTAAAGTCGGTGATATAAGATTTAACACTCCTGTAAGTATGCGTAATGAGTGGACTACTATTAGAATTCAACACAAAGTTTCAGGTGCTATGCTTAATAGAAAACTTGCAGTAGGTATTCCTATGAAGGATGAAGCTACTGGTAAAACTGTCGTAGCTAACACATGGATGCATAATGTAGACTGGGTTTTAGAGCAGCAATGGAGTGACTATAAGAATATTGCTCTAGCTTGGGGTACTTCTAATAGAAATGCTAATGGTGAATATTTAAACTTTGGTAAAAGTGGTGAAGTAATTAGAATGGGCAGTGGCTTGTTTGAGCAATTAGAAGTTGCAAATACCCACTATTATAATCATTTCTCACTAAAGATGATTGAAGATGCTTTATATGAACTATCAGCAGGTACACTTGACATTAAGGACAGAGTATTTGTACTTAAAACAGGTATGAGAGGTGCTGCTTTATTCAGTAAAGCAGTAGGTGATACAGTATCTGGCTGGACTCAATTTACAATTAATGCTGATGCATTAAATATTGTACAGAAGACAGGCAGTCCTTTACACCAAACAGCTCTTGCAGCAGGTTATCAGTTTACTGAGTTTAGAGCACCTAATGGTGTTACTATAAAAGTAGAAGTAGATAATTTCTACGATGACCCTGTACAGAATAAAGTACAGCATCCATTAGGAGGTCCTGCAAGTTCATATAGATTTGATATTATGGATATTGGTTCTATGGACCAACCTAATATCTTTAAATGTCAGATTAAGGGTGCTCCTGAATATAGAGGCTACCAAGCTGGCATGAGAAATCCTTTTACTGGTGCAATGAATAATGATTATATGTCACATGATGAGGATAGTGCTACTATACACAAGATGACTACATTTGGTGTATGTGTACTTGACCCAACAAGAACTATGTCATTTATTCCAGCTATACTGCAAGGATAAAAACTGATTAAAAACTTAAAAGGAGAAGAGTATTTTAACTCTTCTCCTATATTTAAATTAAAAGAAATGGCAAAGGAAGATATAAAGAATGTGTCTATTGATACAGAAAATACTGAAGCAGTTCCTTCTAAAGAAGGAGAAACTCTAATTAACTGTCTAAGAAATGAAAAGATAATTATAAGACATTTACCTAAACAGAGTAGAATGATAACTAACCCTAAGCATGTATTATTTGGTGGTATGGCTGAAGGCTCTACAAGAACTTTTGTAGTTCCTATGTTATCCTCTGGTAGATATGTTAATGTATTGTCTAATGCTGAAAAAAATTTCTTAGAGAAATATATGGGATTAGAGCCAAATGCTCTCAGTATATATAGAAAAAATAATAATTTTTGGGATGATAGCAATGAAGTAGGTATATCAAAAGTTACTTTAAGAAAGCAGGATAATTTCCTTGATTTAAGTAATCCTAATGACTATATTAAATATAAGATTCTTCTTGCTAACAAGGACTTTATAGCCCCTTCAATGAAGGAACTTGAAGACTTTCCAAAAGCAACATATCAATTTGTTATTATTGCAGAAGGTGAAGAGACAAAGACTGCTAAGAAGAATATGACAATTTTAATGCAATGCTATACTCTATATGGTAAGATTGAAGATGATGTAGATGCATTAAGAGTAGTTATAGAGACTCTTACAGGTGTTACTGTACATAAGAATACCAAGAAAGACTTCTTGCAAACTAAGATTAATGACCTTATTCAAAGTAATAGCAAAATGTTCCTCAAAGTAGCTAGTGACCCATTACTTCCTACTAAGGTTCTTATCAGAAAGAGTATTGAAGCAGGTACTATAGTTAAGAGAGGAAATCAATATTATATTAAAGAAGGTAGTACTCCTATGTGTGATGCAGGTGAACCTACATTAAATGTAGCATCACAATGGCTTAATCTACCTAAAAATCAAACTATTAAATTTAGTTTGGAAGCTAATTTAAAGTAATTAATTATGACACTAGAAGAGTTTTCTACAGAATTTGATGTTCTTTATAATAGCATTGCTAGTGATGCAGCTCCAGGCTTTAATGACTATGAGAAATCTGTACTATTAACTCTTGCTCAAGAAGAATTAATTAAATCTTATTTTGTAGCTAACAATAATACTACAGGCGTAGGTCTAGATGGTAGTCAAAAAAGACATTATGATTTTAGTACACTTATTAAAATTAAGAGTTTAAAAAACATAGTTTATGACATAATAACTGCCAGAGCTAAAGTAGAGATACCTTTATTAAATAAGGATGCTAATACTATATTTTTAATTCCTAATGATGTATTTCTGATATTAAATGAGCATCTTATTGCTAAAGATAATAATTATATAGTATTTCCTATATCTTATGATACCTATAATCTATTAATGTCTAAGCCTTTTCCTTATCCCAATAAAAGACAAGCATGGAGATTAGACTCCAGTATTGATGGAGAAGTAGCTGCTCTTAAGGTAATACATGTATCAGATGACAAAGATATAAGTAGTAAAAATATTACCTTTGAAAGCATTTATCATAAACCTTTAAATATAGAAATCAATATAAAAAATGGAAATATCCTGGATGATTTTGTTGTAGTAAGTGAATCCAAGGAAGCTGTTAATATTACCTTGAATTTAAGTAATACAGTAAATAATGATATGGTTAATATTTCCAATTATATGTACAAGTTAATGGATGCTAATACTCTTAAAAGAAAAGGACTTGATAAGTATATTAAACCTTTAAATCAAGCTTATATAATAACATCTGTTGGTAAAGTTGGTACATATAAAGCTGAGATACCAGCAGTAACTGATTTACAAGGAAATTATAAAACATTTGGTGTTTTTAATATAATATATTATCCAAAAGAAGCTCCTCTTGATGTTAGTTATACAATAAGATATGTGAAAGTACCTAGACCTATAATACTTTCAGACTTAACTGATTTAGAACTTTCTATTAGAAATAGAAGAGAACAATCAACTTGTGAATTGCCTGATGAAATGCATCCTGAAATATTGAAGAGAGCAGTAGAATTAGCTAAAGCATATTATCTTGGTGATTTACAATCACAATTAGCTATAGGTAAAAATAGTAGTACAGAATTAGGTAAACTAATACAACAATGACTTTAGAAGAATTATCTAATGAGTTTGATGTTATTGTAAATAGCTACGATAATTCTCAGTCTTTAGTCTTTAATGAATATGAGAAGAGTATATATCTAACTAAGGCTCAAGAATATATTATAAAAGACTTATATAGAAACTATGAAGGTACTGAAGAACTTAATAGCTATTTAAATACATTAATAAAGGACGAAATCTATCCTATAAAAGATATTACTAATATAGAGTTGGATTATCCTGATAACTTTTTATATATATTAAAAGAATATGCTAATATAGCTACTACCTGTAAATCCAGTGAGAGAGTTAGTGTACTTCCTATAACTCAAGATGAATATAATGAAACTGTAGGAAATCCTTTTAGAGGTAGTAAATCAAAGGTTCTCAGATTATCAGAAGATAAAATAAAACTAATAACAGATTTACCGATAGTAAGTTATACCATGACTTATTTATCTAATCCTTCTCCTATAATATTAGTAGATTTACCAAATGGTTTAACTATAAATAATGAATCTAAGAAATCTACTACAATAGAGACTTCTGAATCTATACATAGAGAAATATTAGATAAAGCAGTACAATTAGCAATTCAATCAAAAACTTTGTTAAAGAGTAGTCGTTAAACTACTCTATGTTTAATTTAATTTAAAATAAAATGGCAGTTTTTTCTGTAAATCAAAACAGACATTTATTTGTCGCAACTAAAAGTCAAAGTGCAGGTGTTGCACCTGCAACAGCAGGTGACTTAAGTTACAAAACTTTTGAAGATTCATTGTATTTTACATACATGAATGGTTTAAATGAGGTACTCAGAAGTGACCTTATTGATAAGAATAAAATAGTAAGTATGACTCTTACGTCTGGTCAAAAGTTGAGAAAAGCTAAGAAGAGTTATAAAGTAGCTTTAACAGCTAATAAAGGTGTGCCTGTATCAGGTCAAGATTATATTCTTAGAGTATCTTTCAGACAATTCAGAGGTAATTCTGATACTAACATTTATTTAAAGTATGGTGCAGTTCATGCTGTTGAAGGTATGACAGCTGATATGTTCTATAAGACTTTAGCTCTTTCTCTTGCCAAGAACTTCAGTAGAGAGCTTACTAAGGTTATTAAGATTGAGGTACACTCAAAAGCTACTGTAAGTAAGGGTGGCTTTGATGCAAGAGGTTTCAAAGAAGTTCTTCCTAATGCTGTTATAAGCACAGAGGAAGCTAATAAAACTAAGAACTTCTTCTATGAGTCTACAGGTGCTAAAGTAGTTGAGGATATTGATTATCTTAGAATTATAGAAGTAGAGCAGCCTTGGCATCTTGGTACTATGAAGCAAGTACCTGTATATTTTGATGTAGTTCCTACTACTATCACACTTAATGGTGATGAAGTAACTTGGGGCACTGTTACAGATACTACAGATGTTACTAAAGACTATGTAACAAATAGTAAGAATCTTGCTGACCTTGAGTGGTTCTGCATGGGTGAGAGAGGTGACCAATACAGAGGTATGAATTATCCTAACAATATTCATACTCAATATATGCTTGATGTTTCTAAAGAATATGACACACTGGATATTCATTATTACTTCTCTGATGAAGGTGTAGGTGTTCAAAGAAGTGAAAAGCTTCTTACAATAGTATTCCCACATGATGCAATAGCTACATTCAAAACATGGGTTACAGCTATTTCTACAGCTGTAGGAGTTACTGTCAAGAAGTCACAAGTAGGTACAGAATTAGATTAACCATAAGGAGAGGTGACCCCTCTCCTTTTTTATTTTTTATAAGTATGTTCAAATCTCAGATAATTACAGATTATATTAATGATAAGATTTCTGTTACAATAAAAGTTGAAGAGAAGACTTATCTAGAGAATGTTTATATAAAAAGAGTATTAATAGACACTATAGGTACTGTATCTAGTACTGGTCCTAGTGAAAAGGCTGTTTTATTAGATGTGGGAAATAAAAAGGAAGTAGTTTTAAATACAAAAGACATCAACTTAAGTATTAAAGATGTTCCTCTATTTTTCTATGTTGAACCATCTACAATTCCTGTAGATGCTCCATGTGGTGAAGATAAAGCATATGAATATATAGGATATACATTTAATAGAAAACCTATATATGATTCTTTTGTATGTGCTTTGAATAATATAAGAGATTGTAAATTCCCTAATGAATTAGCTACTAAATATCTAAAATATAAAGCTTTAGATATGGCTATGGAGAATGAACAATTTGATAAGGCAGCCAAGTTATATAAAGATTATTTTACAAATAACACAATAACAATCAAAAGTAAATGCCCATGTATGACTTAACATCCTCTATAATTCAATATTTAGACACTTTAAAAACAATAGGATATGTAGAAGAAAGTAGTATAGTAGCTTTACTTATTGCATCTTTAATAGATGACTGTAGTAAAGAACCTTTAAAGGAATTTAATACTTCTGAAGATATTGCATTATTCAATAGAATTAAAGATACATTGAATTGTTCCTATTGTATATTTACTAAGTAATTAACATAACCCCAATATTTATAGTAATCTTCTTGTGTAATTGTATGATTTTTAATACCTTTGCATAAGAAGATTTTTTATTATGAGTACATATAGAGAATTAATATACATGAGTAAGGATTTATTAAAGCTTAAAAGTGATGATTCTTACTATACTAATGAGCATATTCTGTTCTTACTGGATAAAGTCAGAGCTGCCATATTAGAGCAGAAATATAAGAAAAATAACAATAAAATAGAAGACTCTAATACACAAACAATTTGTGTAGAATTAGAAAGTAAACTATTAGTAAATAACATTCTATGTAGTGGTAAAGTTCTTGTTAGTAAAGCTAAACTGCCTTCTACAATAATAACTAGTCCTATAGTTTATACTATAAGTCCCTTTGTTAATAATGAAATTACTTATGTAACTCCTGATAGATTTAAGTATGTTGGATATAATAAATGGTTAAGCAACATAATATATTCAACAGAATTTAACAATTACTTATATCTTAAATCTAATAATCCTAATTATTTAGAGTTAAATAAAGTAATAATTAAAGGAGTATTTAATAATACTGTAGAGGCTGAAGAATTAAGATGTGATACAGAGGGTTTAGACTGTAATTATCTTGATAGAGAGTATCCATTAGAAGAAACTTTACAGACATCTTTAATAGAAATGGTAGTAAAAATACTATCAATAGGTTTATATAAACCTGTGGATAATGTTAATGATGCTCAGGATGACTTGGCTTCTCTAATGCAGTTTATCAGAAATAATGCAAAGTCTAATCTTCAAAAGCAAATAGAAAGTTAATGGATGATTTTAGAAAAAATATACTTAAAGTTAATAGTGGCAGAAAGCATAAAATAAATAATTCTTTAGGAGTATATGATTGCTATAAATGGTTAAGAAAGAATAAATGGTTAGATGTTGGTTTTATATCTGAACATGACTTCTATTCTATCATTAGAACTGTAAATAAGGAATTACTAAACAGCTTTTTACATACAGGTTCTATAAAGCTACCTGAAAGAATGGGAGAAATAACTTTAAGAAAATATCCAGCTAAAATAGTTTTAAATAATGGTAAGATACAAACTAATCTCCCTATTGATTGGGATGCTACTCTTCATTTATGGTCTGAGGATAAAAATGCCTATAATAACAGAACATTAATAAGAGCAGAAGAAAGAGAGATATTTAAAGTGCTTTATGATAAGAGTAAAGCAATATATAATAACAAATCCTTCTATTCTTTTGAGATGAATAGAGATGCTAAAATAACATTGAAGAAACAATTGAAAGAAGGATTATTAGACGCTTTTATGTTATGTGGAAAGACTTAAGTATAAAAGAGAAGGCAGCTCTTATAAATATAGGGGTGAAAAATGGTCTTTATGATTTAGAGGATATAAAGAGTAGTTATAATAAATATGCAGGAGGAGGACCTTTAGATGATGATGAGATATTACTACCAGCAGTTAATTTAGGTGAGGTTAAAATACCTATTGTAGAAGGTACTGATGAAGTAGATACTCCAATAGTAATGCCAAAACCTAAAGATACTTATAGTCCTGTGCCTCTTACTAAGAAAACTCAAATGGAGGTATTTGGATTAAATAAGCCGTATAATTCTTTACATAGAGATGAAGCACAGAGAGTTGGAGATTTTTATAGAGATGATTATAGATATAGATTGCAGAAAGAAGGTATTTCAAATCTTCCAACACAAAATGAAATTAATGAAGCTTTTAATAATGTAGCTATAAATGTTGGAAGTTCTAAAGATTTTAGAGACCCAAGAGTTGGAGGTACCTATAATTCATTTGAAAATTCTATTATAATGAATGATTATATAGAAAATAATAATATGAACAGAGAAGTCAACTTAGCACATGAATTAAGTCATGCTTTAGACTCAACTTTTGGATTATCTTTTAATAATGAATCTAACGAAAAATTAAGAAAGGCTTATGGAACTCTTAATATCTCCAGAGATAAAGGAGCTAATCTTAATAAGGAGCGTAGAGCTGTAAATACTTCTCTAAGAGAGACTATATCAAGAAGTACTAATAAAACAAAAGAAGCATTAGATGATTATATAAATTCTATGAACTTGGAGGATATGCAAAATCATATAAACTCCCTAAAATCTGATTATATTAGAGGTTCTGATGTAAATGAACAAGACTTGGATAGTATAAAAGAAGCACTAAAAACAGTTGCATACTCCCCAATGAATGAAAATTCCTACTTTACTAATTATGCTAAATTTGGAGGTCTATTAAATACAGAAGCCAATAAATATGAAACAGGAGGATATAAACCTTCATCTAGAATTAAAAAGCAGATAACTAAATGGGAAGGTTCTACAATGAAAGTGAATAGGTCTTTTGAAGATGAAGCAAGAGACTTTAATTATTCATTGCCAAAAGGAGCTACTTCTAAACTTTCTCAGTCACAGTTAGATGGTCTATATAGTTATAGTTATAATGTAGGAGCTGGAAGATTTAGACAAAGAGTTAAACCTGTATTAACTAAGTACCTTAATGGTGAAGCTACTATTCAAGATGTTCAAAAGTCTATGTGGGCTAGTAAAGATTCTCAGCTTAGAGGTTTAGCTAAAAGAAGAAATGTAGAAAGGTCTATGTTTGGAGGAAACTATCAATCTCCTTTAAGGGATAATTTAGTTACACAGAATTTAATACAGAGTCTCCCCTCTGTATATGATTATAAACCTCCTATCATTCCACAAATAGAATATACTCCAGACCCTTCAATTATAGATAATTTAACTGAAGAATATACAGGAATACCTGAAATAATGGATAGACCTGTAGAGGTCAATCCAGCTGATAATTTCCTTAAAGTATATAACTTATTAAACAATATTAGAAGATGAATGAATTTATATCAATAAGAGTTATACTTGATAATCTGTTAGACCATCCTATGCTACAGGATTTAACTATGGAGAGAGTTGTTGCTTATACTGTAAGATTTATGCAACTAGTAGGCTCTCCCAAGATATTTATAGAGAAGGTAAAAACTCTTGAAGTGAAAGAACATAGAGCTTTATTACCCTGTGACTTTATAAGTATCAATCAAGTAAGAAGCAAGAAATCACATGATATGTATATATCAAGTACTGATACATTCCATTATGCAGAAGATAAAACAGATAGAAAAACTTATAAAATACAAGGAACTGTAATATTTACTTCTAACAAAGAGGATGAGATAGAAATATCTTATAAAGCAATTCCTATAGATGATGAAGGGTATCCAATGATAGTAAATAATGAAGCTTTCATTAGAGCACTTGAATTATATATTAAGAAAGTAAAGTTTACTATATTATTTGACCAAGGTAAATTATCAAGTACTATCTATAGTAACATGCAACAGGAATATGCTTGGGCTGTAGGACAAGCTCAATCTAGTTTAATAATGCCTTCTATTGATGAAATGAGAAGCTTTACTAATATGATAAATACTCTAGTTCCAAGAACTAATCTTGGAGATAGTGCATTTAAAGCTAGTAATGTCAGAGAAGGTTTAAAATATAATTAATTATGATGCAGAAAGATAATCATGTATTTAAAGGTATAAAAAGGGATGTACACCCTATTAATCAAGATAGTTCTTTTTTATGGGATGCCTTGAACATTAGATTTACTAGAAAGGATAATGAAAGCTTTCTTTCAATGACCAATGAAGTTGGTCCTAGCTTAGTAGAAGGTCTTAAAATTAAAGGTAAATATTATTTAGGACATTGTATTTTAGGTAAATATTTAATAGTATTCACTACTACAGACGATGGTTCTAGTGATGATGAAGACCTTTATACAGGAGAAGATTATATTACTAGAATAACTAAGGATGGTCATCATTATACTTCAGAGACCCTGTTTGAAGGTGTATTAAATTTTAAAAGGAAGCATTTAATTCAAACTTTAGGTAATTATGAAAGTCCTTTAGTGCAGAAAGTATATTGGACAGATGGATATAATCAACCTAGATTTATTAATATAGTTGCTGATAAATTATATAATAAAGACCTTAGTACTATTACAGATTACTATGAATTATATCCTGAAGGAATATTTGATTTTGTTCCTAATTTATTATTAAATGAAGAAGTAAGTGTGTCGAAAGTAGTTGGAGGACAATTTTCTCCAGGTACAATACAATATGCTTTTACTTATTATAATAAGTATGGGCAAGAAAGTAATATATTTTACATTACACCATTACTATATATTTCTCCCTACAATAGAGGAGGTAATCCTGAGGAAACAGTTAATAATGCTTTTACAATATCTATAAAGAATACTGAAACTAAATTTGATTATCTCAGAGTGTATTCTATACATAGAACATCACAAAATACTACACCTCAATTTAAAGTAGTACATGATATTTTATTACAAAAGGATATAAATAGTGAAATAAATGAGAAAGAAATTGTTTTTACAGATACTGGAACTACTGGTTATACAGAAGACCCAAGTAAGCTTCTATTTATAGGAGGTGAAGAAATAATTGCAGGATGTTTTTGTGAAAAAGACAATACCTTATTTTTAGGAAATATTGAAATAAAAAAGCCTTATATTTCAACACAAATTAAAGATTTAATAAAACAACATAAAGATGATATTTCTATTACAGAGTTTGGAAGAACTTTAAATATAGACAATAATATTAAACCAAATGAGCAATTTGAATTAAATACATGTAAAAGCATAACTTCTTTTAGGAAAGATAATTATTATAGATTAGGAATACAATTTCAATATAAAACAGGAAAATGGTCAGAACCTATATTTTTAAAGGATATTCAAATATCTAGTAATAATAACAGAGTTAATGACAATGGTAACATAGAATTAAATTCTTTAAAATTGGATTTAAAAAATGATTTACTAAAAAGAATAATTACTATTGCTCAAAATTCTGAATTTAAAAAAATTAGAGGAGTTGTAGTATTACCCAAACCACATGAAAGAATTATAATTACACAAGGAGTTATAAATCCTACTGTTTTTGAAATACATGATAGATATAATAATGCTCCTTTTGCACAGGCTTCTTGGTTTTTTAGACCTTTAAGTTCTTCATCGTTAGATAGTTATAATACTCCTAGTATCTCAAACAGTTCTTTAAGAAAGATAGCATCTAGACCTTATCAACCATTAAATTATACACTACATGAACATTCTTTCTCTGATACATACCCTTCTGATAACTATTTAAATGAAGAAGTGCAAGGAGAAGGTAATTTATTATTGAATAAATTGAATAGACGTACTTTAAAAAGTAAATCTATTGAGTATATGGTTGACCAGTCTATTTTAACTTTAAACTCCCCAGAGTTAGAATTTGAAGAAATCACATCATCTATAGAACAAGAATTTGTAGATATAAGTATTACAGGATTAATATCTGGTATAAAATATTTATCTGATATTAATGTTGATACTTTAACTCCACCACCTACATTTGGAAATAGTAATTCTCAAGGTTTTATGAAAATTATTCCTACAGGTGACAGATTATATAATGAAGCTTTATATCAAAGTTCTGTTTTAAAGAATGATTCATCAATAGTAGAAAATTCTGAATCTTATAGATGGTTTATATATCCTTGGCAAGTAGGGGGTTCAATAAATAATGATATAGCAAAGGAAGAGGGAAAAAGTAGAAGTTCTGTTTTAAAGTCAAAAACTATATCTAACCTATTATTTAGCTACAATAATTATTATTTCAATACTCCCTATAAATACCCAGCAGGTATTACAAAAGTATCATTATTTAATAATGACGGTATATCTCTTATAAAATTAAATACTCCTGGTAATTCTAATTTAGATGATATTAATTATTATGGAAATGTTGATACTGTAAAGATAGTAAAAGGACAAAAGAAATTTATAAACCCAACAAATGATTTTGAGTTAGAAAAAAGTAATATAAAAATTCCAACTAATGTTGATAGTGGATATGCTTTTTATAATGCAGGCACAAGAATTTCATATAAATCATCTCCTCATCTAGTATTTTCTACTAATTACATAAAAGAAAACCCTGTAGTTTTACCTGGGTTAGTAACTGGTGTAATAGATAATAAAGAGTTTGTAGCAGGCATAAATACTCCTTATCAAAGCTCTGCTCACACAACTCCATATTGGATACGTCCTAATGTAACTGCTACTAATGAAGTACAAAAAAAAGCTCCAAGTGCTAAAATTATAACTACTATAACAGATGTTACTTTAGGTTTACTAATTCCTTGGATAAAAATTAGAGATGAGGTTTTAAAACTTGGGGGAATAAATGATAATAATATTGACATAGCCTGTCAGCAGTTAATACACAAAAATAATATTTCTATTCCTAATACTGCATTAATTGCAATTCCTTCATCAACAAAAGGTTCAATAGCTGATGAAATTACTTATTATAGATTAGTTAGACAATTAGGATGGCAATACGTAATACCTAATATAAATACTAGATATATAGTACCTGATGCATATCCAACAATAATAGGTTCTTTTAAAAATAAATACTTGGAAGCAACAGAAATTAATAATAGAAAATTATTATTATTTGCTGGCACTATTGATACAGGTGGAGGAAGTGGAGGAAGTGAGGATGTCCATAATAATTTCTATGATGCAACTAGTAAAATATATCAAGATAAAATATCCTCTAATGTTTCAAGTATAATAGACGGTTCTTTATTTTTAGCTAATCTAGAGAGAAGTGTTCCAGTTAATCTTTTTAATGGAGATTCTGAGGATGCAGTTCTTAATAATCTTTGGCTTCCAGGGGGTGAACCTGTGTCTCTTGATGCAGATGAACTTATATATGATAGAGGTGATACATATTATCAAAGATATGATTGTCTAAAAACTTATCCATATAATAAAGATAATGAAAATAATATTATAGAAATACTATCTTTTATGTGTGAATCCTACATTAATTTGGATGGTAGATATGACAGAAACAGATTAAAACAAGATAATTTACATGTATCACCTATTAATTTTAATCTAATGAATGATTCATATAGTCAAGAAGATAATATATTTAATTACAGAATATTAGATGATTTTACATATAGAAGTAATAAATATCCACTCCAAGTAATATGGACATCTCCTCATACAGCACTAAGTGATGTAGACGAGTGGACTCATATTACACTGGCTAATAGTATAGACTTAAATGGAGATTGTGGTAAGGTAACTTCTATAAATAAATTCAATGAACTGTTAATAGCTTTCCAAGAACATGCTACTATAAGATTACTATATAATGATAGAGTTCAAGTATCTGCTTCTGATGGAGTACCTATTGAATTAGCAAATTCACAGAAAATGCAAGGTACTCAAATAATTAGTAATAAAATAGGTTGTCAAGATAGACTACATACTAAAGAGACTCCTCAAGGAATATACTTTATTGATAATAATGCTTCGTCATTTTGGTTATTCAATGGTTCTTTATCCAATATAGGAGAGACTGCTGGATGTTCTTGGTGGTTCAGAGAACATAATAAGAATGTAAAATTTCCTGAAATGGATTCTAAGATATTAAGTTATGATAATATCAATAATGATTTATATATTAATTTGGTAGAGGATAAAGAGTCAAATGAAAACTCTTTATGCTATTCTGAAAAGTTAGGAAACTTTACATCTAGAATGAGTTATAGTAATGTTGTTATGGATACTATAGAAAATGATTTTATTTCTATTAGTACTAGAAGTATTGAACAGGCTGGTGAGTATTTATCTCCTATAAATCTCTATTTAAATAATAAAGGATATCCAAATGATTTCTTTGGTTATGTAAAGTTACCAAAATTCACATTTATAAGTAATGAGAATCCAACAATAACAAAGATATTTGATACTATAGAATATAAAGCTTCTATTGATAGAGGAACTATAGATACATCAAGAAGTACATTTGATTGGATAAGAGCTTATAATGATTATCAAGATACAGGAGTAAAGAAGCTTACTAGCTCTATTAAGAACACTTTCTTTGATGATGCCTCTGTACAAAAGAAGTTTAGGACATGGAAAGCTCAACTACCTAGAGCAAACAAGTTACAAAGACTAAGGGATAGTTGGACTGCAATAGAATTAGGATTTAATGTAAAACCTACAGATAATACTAGACCAGACGCTCGCTTTGATTTTATATTACATAATATATCTTCAATATATTCAATTTAATTTAATAGGGATGTAAGAGAAATCTTATGTCCCTATTATTTTTGTATTTATAAACTTTGTTTAATCATTTATTTTAATTATCTTTGCAAATAAATTTAATAAGTTATGGTCAATAAAATAGGTAATAAAAGATATAACAAACTATTAAGTTATAGAAATAATTATTATAATATTGGAGGAAGCTTAAATAAGCTATATAACACTCTGTCAGGCAATCCTGATAAGAATGGTAATATTACTACAGGAGCCTTTAAGGGAATGTCTACAGGAGCTGCTAATATGATAGGAGCAGCTTCTTCAGCACTTGGTAGTGCTGCTGGCAATCTTATTGGAGGAGGTTATGGTAGTAAAGCAGGAAATATTCTTGGAGGACTAAGTAATGTAGCTGGAGCTATTCCAGGTCCTTGGGGAGCTATAGCAAGTGCTGCAACAAATGTGGCAAGTGGTCTAGTTAATAGAGCATTTGGTGCTAAATGGAATGAAGAGAATATAAATAAAACTGAAAGTACCATAAGCAATTTAAGAGGATTACAAGCTGATGCTAATAGTACAGATACTCTAGCTAATATGGCTAATAACCTAGCATTAGGAAATGCTAATTTCTCTAATAGTTATATAGGTGATGATGGTTGGTTCTCAAATAAAGTAGCTAAAAAAGCTAAAAGATTAAGAGCTGAAATGAGAGATGCTAATGATTATGCTATAGATACTCTAGAATTAAATGCTGATAACATTAATACAGGTATTTTGGACTCCTTAGAATCTAATTATGCAGCACTAGGAGGTTTTATAAATAAGTACTCTGATGGTGGAAGTATACATATTAATCCAGCAAATAGAGGAAAGTTTAATGCTACTAAGAAAAGAACTGGTAAGACTACAGAAGAATTAACACATAGTAAAAATCCATTAACTAGGAAAAGAGCAATCTTTGCTCAGAATGCCTCTCATTGGAAACATGCTTTTGGAGGACATCTGAATACTAATGGTTCAGATTTTATGACAGGTTTAACTTATATTGATAATGGAGATACCCATGAAAATAATCCTTATGAAGGAGTACCTATGGGAGCAGATTCTGAAGGAACTCCTAATTTAGTTGAACAAGGAGAAGTAGTATTTAATGATTATGTCTATAGTAATAGACTACAAGTACCTAAAGATGTGAGAAAGAAATATAAATTAAGAGATAATATGACATTTGCTGATGCAGTTAAATATCTTACTAAGAGTTATGAAGAAAGACCAAATGACTCTATTAGCAGAGACACTGCAATGGAAATATTAGCTGATTTAGCAAATGCACAAGAAGCAGAAAGAGCTAATGAATCTATTAGAATAAATAAAAATAAATCTGCTTATGGTGGTAGGATAAATAAGTTTAAAACAGGCGGAGATACAAAAGAAACAGACTTTAATTGGAACAATTTAGGAGAGACTCCTTTATGGAATAATCTTTTAGAGCAGCCAAATCCAAGTAGTCCTACAATATTTAATAATACTTGGATGCCTACGGCTATAAATCCTTATAAAGGAGTACCTAATTATTATGGTTATGACAAACCATCTTGGATGAATGATAAAGGAGAATATAATAAAGAGTATACAGATTTTATTAATAATGTGTATAATGTAGATATGTTCAAAAAGCATTTGAAAGACCAATTTAATTTCTATGATAATGCAACTGAAGAACAGAAAAAGTCTCCTAGATATGCAGCAATTCAAAACTTTATAGATACTTCTCCTGAATGGTATGACAATAGAAATACTATAGATGATTGGGCTATTTCAGATAATTTATTTAATACTGCTAAAAAACTGGCAGTAGATAAGAATACAGGAATTATGCATGTAGGAGATATGTTTGCACAATATAAAAGAGGAAAAGCAAACAGTTTGATGCCTAATGGTCTATTTCCTAATAATCTAAATGATAGAATAAAAACTCCTGACTTAATTAAAAATGCAGGAAAAGAAGAACCTCCTTTATATTTAGGAAGGTCTAATGAAGCTCTTAGATATGCTCCTGCTATAGGCTTAGGTGCAGCTGTAATATCAGATGCTTTAGGTCTTACTAATAATCCTGAATATGAAAATGCAGCTAGAATTGAAGATGCTAGTAGAGCTGATTATAAACCTGTAGGATTTGAGAGATTAGGAAATTATTTAAAGTACAGACCTTTTGATACTGATTATCTTCTTAATAGAATGGATGCTGATGCAGCAGCTTCAAGAAGAGCTATAGCTAATCAAAGTGCTGGAAATACTGGAGCAGCAATAGCTGGAATTTTAGCTTCTGATTATAATACTATAGGTAGATTAGGAGAAGCTAAAATAGCAGCAGATAAAGAAAACTTTGCTAGAAGAGCACAAGTAGAGGAATTTAATAGAGCTACTAATCAATATAATTCACAAGGTGCTTTACAAGCTGATACAGCTAACCAAGGAGCTTATGCTAATGCTATAGGTAGAAGGCTTACAGGTTTAACTACTGCTGCCCAAATGAGACAGGGTATTAAAGATGCTGCTGAAGCTAATAGAGCTGCTAATATATCTGAATTCTTATCAGCATTAGGAGATATGGGATATGAAAATAAATCAATGAATATAATAAGAAGATTAGCTGAATCTGGAGCATTAGGAGGATTGTCAGCAGGACACCCCTTAGCAGAAGAGATAGCTACACCAGGCAGTAGAAGAAAAAATAAAAGAAGAAGATAATTATGAATATAAGAATTACAAGTAAATTTAGACCTTTCTCTTTTGATGAACTTCTTAAGCCTATGGCAATATATAAAGAAGCTTATGATAAAGCAGAAGAAGATTATAATTCATTAGCTGTACAAACAGAACAATGGAGGGATATAGCAAACCAAACTAAAAGTCCTGAAGCTTATGCTATGTTTAATAAATATGCTACAGATTTACAGACTGCTACAGAGAATTTTAGTAAAGGAATGACTTTACAAAATAAAGGACAATTACTTGCTATGAAAAGAAGATATGCCAGTGATATATTACCTATAGCAAAAGCTAGTGAAGCTATGAAAGAAGCCAATGAGTTTAGGATGAAAATGGGACCTGATGCTATATTTGAAGTGGGAGAATATAATTCATTAGATAAATTTCTACATGGTAAAACAGCTAATAATAAGTACTTAAGTAGAGATGCTCTCACTAAGAGAACAGCTGCTATGACAGAAGCTGCAATGGCTTCAGCCATGAAAGACCCAGAGTTCCAAAAAGCACTGGGAAACCAATATTGGATGCTTACACAACATACAGGAGGCTCTTATGAAGACTTAAAAGCAGCAATAGCTAACAATGCTCAAGCACAGAATAGATTTGCTGAAATTAAGACTCAAGTTATGAAAGATGCTGGCTATGATAGATATGATACTATGGGTAAACAAGCTATAGAGGATGCTATTAATACAGGTCTATATGCAGGTCTAGATAAGCCAGCTAGGTCATTCCAAGCTAATCAAGCTTACCTTAACCCACTACAAGCTGAGCAGCTATCTCAGGCTAAAACAGAGTTTAATTGGAAGAAACAGGATAGAGAACCTTTATCTCTTGGAGATAATAAGTATCTTGACCCTGTTACAGGTCTTACATTTACTAAAGATGAAAATGGTAATAGAACTTATGACCTTACTTATAAAAAGGACCCCAATGCCTCTAGTAAAAACAAGTCGAGAGGCAGAGGCAGTTCGGACTCTGGAAGTACCAAGAAAGTTAATAGATTAGTTAAACCCATAAAGGTCAAAGTAGGTGGGGAAAATAATGTGGAAGAATACGGTGATGATGTAAATCCAAGTGGAACAAGAGTAGCATTTACTAGTCTGACTGGTCAAGCTAGAGAAATTGCTAAACAATATATGAATGATGATACTTCAGAAGGTTATGATATTTATATTGAAGAGCCAGGAATATTACATAGTCATCAAAGAATAACTATAATACCGAGAAAAGTTGAAACTATTGATAGTGAAAACGAAGGTGGTGAAGATGATATTTAAAATTTAAGTTATGCCTATAGAAAGTTTAAGAGGTCTTAAAGGTCTAAGTGGTCTTTCTCAGCAAGAGAGGGATGCTTGGAGAAGAGTTAATGCAAGTAAACTTGAAGGTAAATCTGCTCAATATGAAGATAGACTATATGCAAATCAACAATTTGTCAAAAAATTTGGAATGGATGCTTTCAAGTCTTATAATAAGGACCAAAGAGATTATATATATAAAAATGCACTAGTGAATGAAGCTTTTACTAGTGCTTTTAGCCCATATACTGATAAAAAAGGAGCTAATGGTAAATTCATAATTGACCCTAATAAAGGTATGGGAAGTGAGGAGGAGTTCCAAAAGTACTTTGCTATGGACGCAGATTCAAAGTTGGAACTACTTGAAAGTGGTTGGAAAACTTCTCCTCAAATTGAATCTATGTTAAAAGAGGAACATAAAAGGAAGCAAAACCTTATAAGTAATTCCAGTGCTTGGGCAGGAGCTTCCCCTTGGGCACAAAGTGCTGTCGCAGTTGGCACTTCTTTTCATGAACCAATACATGAGGAATTTTCTAGGTCTAAGAATAATAAAATACTAGAAGGAATCTATGCTAGGGATTTAAAAAAGAGGGAAGCTGAGCTTCAGCCTGAAATAGATGATTATTATATAAATACTATAGGAGGGCTAAGTGATTCAGAGGTGAAGTCCCAGTTTATGAAAGCTATAACCCCTAGTAAGTCTAATATTGGTAATGGGCAATTAGCAGCATTCTTTCATGATGGTAAAAACATAGAAAGTGAAGTAAAGAACTTTAGTATAGATGATATGAGAATGTATTTAGCTAAATCTAAAGTTCTTACTGATAATTTAGGAGTTGGGGCAGCTCATGATGCTCTAAATAATTATGCTAAAGAATATATAAATGACCATCAAAGTAAACTTACTTATGCAGGATTATTAGCAAAGGATATTGGCATAAGTGCATTATCTTATACCGCAGATAAAATAAATAGTATAAGACAACTATATGATTTAACTCAGGGAGAATCTATAGTATGGATAGATAATAAGGGTAATGTAGTTGCTCCAAACCAAGTTAAAACAGCAAAAAATGGAGATAAATACTATATCAATGAGGATGGAAAGGCTACTGCAATAAAGCAAACTAAAATGAGTGTTGCAGACTTGGATTACCTAGGTAAAGATGCTAATGGTAATACTAGAGATGCTATGTGGAATAACCAGTTTTGGTCAGATGCTGAACAATATGGTACACTTAACTGGGATGAGCAAAGACAATATAAAAAGTTAGGAGCTTCTCCATATAAGGTTGTATATAAGCCAGGTGATGACTCAGACCTTTTATATGAAACTCTTAAGATGACATCATTTGGTATAGCCGATGCTGCTTCTATGGCTATTCCAGTGTTTGGAGAAACTGTGGGTTCTGCAATGCAAGTAACTAAAGCAGCTTCTATGTTAAATAAAGCAGCTAATGTGGTTGGTAAGGGCATATACTATACAAGTAAAGCAGCAAAAGCTGTTCAACCTACAATTGGTGCTACAGCTATTGGTCATGCCTATGGTAGAGGAGTATTTGGAGAGACTTTAGCTCAAAATATGCAGCAGCTAGAAGAGTCTACTTATACACATGCTCAGAAGAATTTCCTGGATAATTATAACACTAACAAGCAGTTTAAAGCTCAAGTAGATAGGGATATACAGGCTGAGTTTAATAGATTAAAGAATGCACAGATAAAAGAGTTAAAAGCATCTGAAGGAAGCAAAAAAATAGTTGACCAAGACCTTAATAATAAGGTTCTTATGGAAAAAGCTAGACAAAATGTTTCTAGTGCCTATGTTGATAGAAGCAGTAAAGAAATACAAAGCTCTGATGCATATTTTGATATGGTTGGAAAAGCTTCAGAAAGTGCAAGTGATGCAGCTATGACAGCTGCTATTACAGATGGTGCTAAGTATGCTATTGTTAATAACTTTGGATATAGAAAGTTTCTATTTAATACTGCTGCTGATAGAGCAGCATCTGCTGCTAAAAGACTAACTAAAAATGTATCTGAGAATGAAGGTAGATTAACTTTTAAGAGTCTTATTGATGGAAGAAAATTAAGAACTATTGGAAAAATAACAGCATCTCAAGCATGGGGTGGTGCATGGACTAACTTCACTGATGAAATGCAGTCTTGGGGTGGTAAACAGATAAACCAAGATAGATTTTCTTCCTATTTAAATGGCTTTTATAATGGTCAAGCTTCAGATGATACATATGGTGCTATGGATGCAGTAGCTTCATACTTTAATGGTGCTATGGCTTCTTTGGCTAAAGGCACAACTTGGAATGCAGGACTTGTTGGTGCTACTGGTTCATTGTTTACATTTGCTCCTAATATTACTTCAATTGCTACTACTATTGGTACAAAGAGAGGCAGGGAAGCTTGGAGAAAGGCTTCTTTTGGAGAAAAAGCTAATATGATTTTTAGTAATGGTGTTCTTAATGAGTACTATGGAAAGAAACAAGGTGAGGCAGGAGTGAGAAAATATGTAGAAACTATTAACAATCTACTTGATGAACAAGATAATTTTTCTATATTGAAAGATGTTGTAGCTCTAGATAGAGCTTCTATTGATGTAGAAAATCAAGAGGATAAAAATGCTCTTACATACTTAAGAGGTATAAAAGCAATATCACTATTACATCAATTTCAAGATGATAATGGTATGAGAGACCAGTCTGATTCTAAAATAAAGAAATGGTTAAAGAATAGATTTGGTAGTGATGAAAGTACTTTAGGAGCTGTTGCTAGTCAATCTACTATACTTACTAAGGCTTTATCAGAAATAGAGGATTTAGCTAATGGAAATCTAAATGAAGAATCTGCAAAGAATTATCTATCTGAGTACTATGCTAAGAACCCAACAATAGAGCAATCAGAGGATAATAATAAAAGGGCTTTAGAGGAAATGTCTCAAAATGCTAAGACTCTGCAAGAAGCTGAGAATACTTGGCAAGATATTAACTCTAAGCTTGATATAGTTGAGAAGGATAGAGGTTCAAAAATATCTCCTATTGTTAGGAGTAGATTATTGGAAAGGGCAGCACTTGATGGTTTTTTATCAGAAAGACTAGATGCACTAGAGGATAAAATCTCAGGTAATAAAATTAACAGCTCTACTGAGTCAACTGCTGAAACCTGGGGTACTAAAGAGGCTATTGAGAAACAAGTTCTGTCTATGGAGAGGACTGAGAGAGACCTTAATAAGGCTATAAATACTGCTAAGGACAGACTAGATGCTGCTACTGCTAAGTTAAATGAGTATGAGAAGTCCCATGATATTGAGAACTTAGATGATATTGATATTATAGAGCATCAAGGTTTATTAAATGATGTTGAAGCTGCTAAGCTACAGCACGAATATACTATTAATGCTATGGATAAGCTCAAATCTAGGCAGAAAAAGATGAGAGCTATGAGTGAAGAGGAGTCATCAAGGGTTTTATCTAAGGATGAAATACTAGCATTACCATCAGAATCTAGAGCTAGAATGCTTAGTGATGTGAATAGAAGTAATTATTCAGAAGAGCAACTTGAGCAAATAGATGCTCTTAAAAATGAATTAACTCTGAAAGACCCATCATTACTACAGTCTATACAAGACCAAGCTAGACTCTTAAAACAAAAAAATGCTAATGCTAATGCCTATGAAATGATGCTGAATAATCCAGAGGCTGCTGCTACAGAGTTTGAAGCTCAAAGTGGAGTAGATGCTACTATAGCTAAAGATTTAGCTCTTAGAAGGTATGGTGAAAGTATTAATAATATAATAAGAAAACTAAATGGTCTAGAAGGTGTAAGCCAAGATGATATAAGAGAATCAGTATATAAGAATCTTAGAGTCTTAAATCCTAATATACTTGATTACTTAGACGCAACTCTACCTAATGAAAAGGATTTAGAATTTATTCCTTCATACAGTAATGAAATAGTAAAGGCTAAAGAGTGGTCTAATATGCTTACAGATATAAGTAAAGCCATTGACCAAATGGACTTTGATGATTCAACTAAGAAAGTATTCAGTGACAATATAGATAGTCTTATTGATAGAGCCTCTACAAGGAAACAAGCTATGGATATTTTAGAGCAAGTTAGTAACTCTACTACTGTCTCAAATTCAGACCAAGCTAACTTTAAAAGGTTATTGAATATAATCAATGGTGTTGAGAAACAAAAAAATGCTACTACTACAGAGACCAAAGAAGAAAAAAAAGCTAGACAGGAATCTCAAGAGACTCAGGCTAAGCAAGAAGAGGAGAAAATACAAGATGCTGAAGATAAAGTACAAGAAGCTATTGAAGTAACAGATAAAGAAACATCAAATGATAAGAATGCTCAGGAAGCTTATCAGGAAACAGAGAAAGAAAAGTCTAATGAACAAAATGCTCAAGAAGCTTATACTGAGACTGAACAAGAGAGAAAAAATCAAGAAGAAGCTACTAAGCGATTAAATACTTATGAACAGACTGATGAAGATATAGCTAGAGATAAGGCTATAGAGGAACAGAAAAAAGAAGGTGTGGATTTTTCATCAGGAACTATAGACTTTGAAAGTCCTGACTGGGAAAAACAAGTTGAACAAGCAGAAGCAGAAGGACATAAAATAGAAGAAGGGATTATTGCTAAGGGTGCTGCTGATACTACTGACCAAGGAAACAACTTTACTTCTACATCAGAAAATATGTTAGGTAATGCTATGTATGGGTATGATGTTAAAGCTCTTGAAGAAGATGCTAAGGAGGTAGAGAGAACTGGTGCAAAACCTAATGATAAAATGAGTAGATTCTTCAATTGGTTCAAGACTGCTAATATAAAGCTTCAAGAAATTATTGACAATGAGTTTAAGGATATAGTAAAGGCTAATAATAAGTTAGAGATGCTCTATGTCAATCCACAGGCTAATGCTACAGATGATGCTGCTTTTTGGGATTTCTCACTTTTATGTGTAGAGTATACAGACGCTGTAAAGAAAGTACATAATGAAGATAGGGGTGGCGTTATTACAGCTAATGGTAAGCAGTATCTAATAGTAGGTACTATGGGATTTGATAAAACTAACAAAGCTCAAGGTAATACTTATAGAAGTATACTGTATCAAGGTAAGAAAAATAGACTCAAATACTTTACTGAGAATCCTTCAGAAAGATTCTTTGTAGACCCAAGTGGACATACAGAAGTTGAACAAATGACCTCTGGAAGAATTGTAAGAGAAATGGTAGGGGATACTGAAACAAAGATTAGACCTGTTACAGAACTTCTATCTGACCCTAACAGAAATCCTAAAGGATTGAAACTTCAAGACCTTAAGTGGGGCATAATGTTTGAAGATGGACTACACTATGCAAATGTTTCTTCTAGAAATACTGTATATCCTCCAAGAGATACTTTGAGTAATTTAGGTGCTGTATTTTTATTGGTTGAAGCTGCTAATGGTAATTATATCCCAGCAGCAGTAAGACCTACAATGCTCTCTGACATACAAGATGGTACATTAAAGACTCAGTTAAATAATCTATTTAATGAATTAAGTTCTACTAAATATTCTGATAGATTAAGTGCCATTAATCAACTTGTCAAACTGCTTAATATAAAAGAGGGTGGAGATAATATTCTTGTTGGAATGAAGGATAAAGCAACTGTTAGTACAGTCAAAGATGGTACTATATTAAGAACATTTAATTTAAATGATGCCAACTTTAATAGAATGGATTTAATTAATGCCATCTTTGAGCTTAATCCTAGAATCAATATTACTCTATCTACTCTTAGTGACCCTGTACAGTTAAGAATGTATGCAGAGGCTGGTGCTTTGAATACTGATATAGCTAAATTAGGAACATCTAATGCAAGTTATACAGTATATTCAATGGATGCTAATGGTAATCCTATCAAAACAAAACCAATAGAGAATAGAACTCCAAGTCTAGATGCTAATAGTGACTTAGATAAAGCTGATTACAAAAAGAAACATTCTCTATATCATAGAGGTATTCAATACAGAGAAAAGAATGGAAAATGGTATGATACTAATTGGAAGGAGATAACAGACCCTACATTACTTAATCAAATCAAATGGGCTAGTTATATTAGAGCAAAAGACTTAGCCCCTAGCATAGTTAGTAATGATATCTATGGAAACAAAAACAACAAGTACTATATCATTAATTCTGATAATACAAATGCAAAAGTAATCAAGGTATTTGAAAATGGTGCTATAGCTGAGCTTAATATAGCTGATTCTAGAACTGTTATAAATACTGTACAACAAAGAGATATCCAAGCAGCTAGAGAAAAAGCAGCTAGAGAAGAAAAACAAAGACTTGAGAATATTGAAAATTCTATGACTCCTGACAAGGTAGAGATGACTGCTGAAGGTGAAGATGTTAATCTAACTGATGAACAGATTACTGCTCAAGAAAGTGGAGACTTTTCATCTGAAGCTAAACCTCAACTAACAGATACTGAGCTTAGAGCACAAGCTATGGTAGATAGGATAACTTCTGATTCCCATGACATTATTCTAGATGAAAAGAAAGGTGTGTATGTAGATTCCACAGGCAAAGAAAGAGCTAGAGTTACATCAGTAATTCAAGCTACTAAAGGTACTGAGAGATTTGACCCAAATAGTCCTTGGATTACTCCTTCTACTAATGTGGGAACAGGAATGGATAATTTTGTAAGGGACTTCTTTGCCAATAAATTAGGTAATTTAGATAGTCTTCAGGAGAGGTATCCTAATGCTACAACTGAGCAACTACAATCTTTTGAGAAGCAGCTTCAAGAATTTAAGAGTAAACTTGATAAAGCAGGGCTAACTGTAGTCCCTAGAGGTGTAGTAGTTACAGGTGAAGTTGAAGTTACAGACACTAATGGTAAAAAATATAAGTTGCCTGTAGCAGGAACTCTAGACTTGCTTGCTTATGACAGAGATGGTAACTTCTATATCTTTGATATGAAGACTAATAGAAGTGCTCCTAATGATAAGAAAGCTACAAAGTGGAACAAACAGTTATCTCTATATAAGCAATTCTTAGAAGAAAAGTACGGTGTTAGTGTAAAGAGAACTTCTATAATTCCAATAGAAGTGAAATACCCAACTCCTAAAGGATGGAGAGATGGGAAGACTGTATATAGAGCAGATGAAAAAACTAATCAACTCTATTATCAAACAGAAGATAATGGTAGATTAACACCTGAAACTATATATAGAGATACTAAACCTACCTTACATCCTAATATACCCATTACTACTAGCCCTGTTAAAGTAGAGTATAGCTTATTAACTAACTCTGAAAGGTCACTTTTATCCCCTGTATTAGATGGTACATTTAACCCTACTACAGGTGTAAAAAATAGTGAAAGTAAAAATAAAAATACTGATATTAACAGTACAGGCACTACTTCATTAGCGGAGTTACAAGCTAGTGCAAATGCTAAGCCTTCAGATGCAGGTTCTATACTTAAAAATAGAAATTACAGCAAGAGAGTAAGAGGAATATTAAGAGAAAAAGGATTTAATGGTAAATTATCAGAAGCAGAAGCTTGGTTAAAAGAGCACAATATGCCTATAAGTAATATAGAGGATATAGATTCTTGGATTGACATGCTACAAAACTGTAGATAAAAAAGAAAGCCAGTAGGAGTTCCTACTGGCTTTTATTGTATTATTACTTTTGTAGATTATTCTTTTCAAATACTTGGAATACACCATTATCAGTGTCCATTTCTCCAAGCTGCTCAATCTGACCATAGAAAGGAATTAAGTACTTCTTAATATTTCTAAAATACCTGTTTTCTCCTTTATGTTTACCAGATTTAATATTTTCATTAATATCCCCAATACCCGCAAATGGATAAATAAAGGAATTAACTACGTTAGATGCAGCTATAGGACTATTTATTAGGGTATTCATTTCCATAGGTATACCCCAAGGAGTTGAACCATTTATATCTGTAATAGCTCTCTTTGTTTGGTATATCCACATTCTCATCCAAAACTCCTTCTTGTGTTCATCAGGTTCACCAAGAGCAAATGATAATGTAAGCAAACTAGACAAGACAGTTAATTCTGATAGTGCTCTTCTACAATTAGCTTTTTGCATAGAGTTCATTTCATTCCAATGTAACATTGACTCTCTTTGGAAATTAAATATATCTCCAATCATAGCATAAGCAAACTTAGAGGTTGTATTATAGAAACCTTCTCTATTTTCACCAAGAGTAGCATCATAGTGAGAACTTCTGAATCTCCTAGAATAGTGCTCAACCATCCACTGCCTTAAATTCATTATAAATCTACCAGCCATATGTTGATGAATTAGACCTTTGTCTTCTTCATTCATAGCACCATGCATAGTTTGATTTGCATACCTAATTTTATTTCTAATTTTTTCTAAGAAATCATTATCAATAGGTACTTCTTGACCTTCGTCATTGATATATGTAGCATTCTTATCAATTATTAGTTCAGAGTTACCATCTACTTTATTTCCTACGGAAAATACATCATAAAGAGTTCTGGTTTCTCCATTTATTTTAACTTTAGTATTGTGTAGTACAGCATACATAGTTACAAAGTGAATTAAATGCTCGCCTGTACCATAACCAATAAATGTAAAGTCCTTTCCTAGAAGATGCCTTAATGGTCCTCTATAATATCTCTGATGTTGTTGTTCACTGAAGTTTTCATTTAATGGGTCAAATATCTGTGCTAATAACACTGATTTACTATTAGTATTATTAGTCATGAAATCCATTATTCTTCCCACAGAACCTACAGTATTATCACCAAAAACTTTACCATGTGCCCATATATAGTCCACAGGATTATAAAACTCCATAGCTCCAGCTTCTATAAGCATTTGGAGTTCACCAACTAAATAGTTAGATATGGCTCCTTTAACATTAACAGCTAAACTCTTTATAGAGGTATAAGCAAGTAAATTTCTTAGCAAATGATGATACTTTCCAGTATCTTTAATATTAACACCATATAGGTGTTTATCAATGAATCCATCAACAATACCAATAGTGTTAGAATTACTTGCAAAAGCTTTTAATTGTTTATAAACTCTGATACCTGTATCTTCTACCATATCCAGACTTTTATAGCTTCTTCCAGCAGCTACCTCTTGGTCTTTAATAAAATCAGCCATAAATTCTACAGTATCCTTAATATTATTCATGGCTTCATAGTTTATTGCAGTTCCTGCCAAGTGCTGTATAGCACTAGAAAAGTCTTTCAACAGCTCTCCTTGGTCTTTAATTTTGTTAATATAAAATATAGGTATTTGTCTAAATGGAGTGTTATCAAGTGCTCCACTAACTATATTATATTCTTTTCCATTTACTATACCATTGTTTGCATATCTATCATCATCTTCTCTTATAGTAGTAAGGTCTTTGAACTTTGTCCTAATGGCTTTTATCAAACCTTGAAGGCTTCCTCCTTTAACAGCAGCTTGTATAGCATCAATAAAAGACCTTCTAACCTGAGGAGGTACATACTGTCTTTGAGCATAATTAGGCAAGAGAGTTCCTAACTCTCCCTTTATTTGCATCATTGTATTATAATACTCTTGTTGTTCCGTAGTTAGTTGGGGAAATGCCTTTCTATATGTAGCATTAGGAACTCTTTCAGTTCTACCGCTTACAGAGTCTACTATTCTATCCTCTGTATTAGCATCCTCCCAGCTCTTCATAGCTTCCTCTATAGATAAACCTCTATTTCCTTGTCCCTTCAATCCCTTCCTAAATTTAGCTCTCGCTTTGTTATAAGCAACCCAATCAATATCACTTATGATATAACCATTGGATTCATACATGAAATCACTTTTGATACCTGCCTCTCTAAGTTTATTCTCTGCTCTTCTTATTCTAAGAGATATAGCATTCATCTTAGCATCTCTAGAGGATTGGGCATCTCTTATAATATTACCCATAGTAGCAATTAATGGATTAGAAACTCTTCCTATACTATACAAGTAATCATAGATAGTTGAGTCTTTTTCAGCCATTTCAACTATATTAACTACAGCCATACCATTAGAGAGTTTATCTCCCAGATACTCAGTAGCTATAGTAGTCATAGTGTTTAATCTTAATTCTTTTAGGGTTTTATCGTGTTTATTAAAGAACTCTACCAGTTTAGTAGCTTGGTCCTTTATGACTTGTCTATCTACATCATTAAGCCTTTCCTCTGAAATTATATTATCAATATTAGATAATGATGTAAGTATATTTTTATAACCATCAGTGATAGATTTCACTTGCATCAGTGACTTAGCCATAGCAGAAGCTCTTTCTAGATTACTTCCAGATTGAGGTGTATTCTGTAGAATATTTTCCATCTTTTGTATTTGTATAGATGCTTCATTAAGAAATCCTAAAACACCTATATAATATCTATTACTATTAATTTCTTTCATAAGTGTATGCAAAGATTGCTCTAATCTAGTAGTTTCTGGAGTTACTCCCTGTTCTGCTTTCATCTTCTTAAGCTGCCTTTGTAATACTATAGCAGCCTCTGATGCTGCTTGAGATAAGCTTCTTATATTGTTTCCAACTAGTACTATTTCATTAAAGTCTAAGTTATATTTTTTATTTAATGATTTTATTGTGTCTTCTATTTTACCTTCTTCTGTGTTTCCAATTGCCTGTTCTACACTCTCTATTTGGCTTAAAACCGCACTAATATCGAGTCCATTATATTTCTTACAATTAGCTAGTGTAGCATCTATTAAAGCTCTTTGAGAAGGTGTTACTCCACCAGTTCTATAAGAGTCATGTATCTTCTGAGCAACCTCATCTAGTGTACCAAACATTTGCTTGAGTCTTTGTACTTGAGTGCTAGATTCATTAAATACTAAAAGGTCTTTAATTTCTTTTCTATCAAGATACTTGTTATCAGTAAGCTGTATATTGTGCATTTGTTGTACAGCACTTCTAGCACTAGTTGCATTATATACTGATTTGTTAATATCAGCAGACTCAATATCTATACCAATATTGTTAATAGCCTGTTTCAATATATTCCATTGTTGTAATTGCTTTTCAACTTGAGCACTTTTAAGTTGTGTTCTTGCATTCTTTACATCTACTACAATGTTAAATTTATCACCTTTTGAATAAACAGCAGCAACAGTACCTTTACTGGAGCTATTGTGACGCTGTGCTATATCAAGAGCATCCTTGGCATTAGTATAATCAATAGGATTTCCTGAGAAATCAGTAGCTCCTATTGTTCTTGATACCTCACTTACTTTTCCTTCTGTAGATTCCCTAATAAATGACATTACATCTAGGTGCTTCTCTACATCTGCAATCTTATGTTCACCTTGGTCATTTCTGGAATAACCTAAGCTATCCATCTGTGCAGCTACCCCCGATTGGAGGTAAACTGCATAGATGTAATTAGCTTTTGGTCTATTTCCTGTGACTTTAAGTAAGTCCTTATAAAGCTTACTAGGTTTACCCTTTATTATAGGGTACAATTCACATGAATTTTTAGCCATTTAGCAAAGTTTTTTATATTCTTCTTCTATAGTTTTTTCATCAAATTTAACTCCAAGAGTTTCAAGTCTAGATTTCATGAACTTCTTAACCTGTGATTCAATAGCTTTCTTAAACTCATTATCCATACCTTTATAATTTTGGATAGTCTTTTCTGCATCTGCAAATGTTTTACCCTTTGTCATATAGATTTGGTGTAACAAGTCTATTTGCTCTTGCTTACTTGAAGTTGATTCGTCTGATTTAACTTCTCCGTCTGTACTTGAACTAATTTCTGACTTTTCATTGTCTTCCAAGGATGTTGAAGGAATCTCAATTGGCTTATCAATTCCATCAACACTAACCTCTAGATAATCCTTGTTACTTCCAAGAGGACTAACTTCTTTATACTCAATAGAATCATCTTTTAATAGAACTTGTTGATACAACTTATCAACATTATCTACTTTCATCTTGAAGTACTGAGTTTTCTGAAGCTCTTTAATATCATTCTCTTTATACACTTCAAAATTGCCATTCTCAAGATGTCGCATAACAACATTCTTCTTTCTAGGAACAAGTCTGTTATTATCCCAGTTGTTTCTAATAAACTGGTCAAGAACTATCTCAGGTGTGCTACTTGGAAGTACTCTAAATGTGTCAACATAACTTTTAAGTCTCTCTTTTACATATACAGGAACTAAACTCATAAAAGTTTTAGGAGAAAAGCCTATTCCAGCTCTAAAGAAACAATACTTAAAGAGTTGTTCAGATAGTTCTGGATTCATCTTATGGAGGTCAATCCAAGCACTACTTAGTCTCTCTTTCTGCTGAGTATCAAGACCAGTAATATCAATCTGAAGGGTGGCTCTGCCTCCCTTATCAGTACCATATTTTATAGACTGAATAAGGAGGTTATTATTGTATTGCTTCTTATAGTTCTTTTCCATAAACTCCTTAGGAAATTCTGATATAACCTTACCAAGGTCACTTGAGTTTACCACATTTCCAGCTACAGCAAGATATGATTGATAAAAGTCACTTAAACTACTGAGAATCTTCCTATCACTTAGAATAGCATCACCTATTGGATTTTCACTAGCATAAGTTAGGATATTTCTGAATCCTGTACTATTAGCTGGCATATTACCAAATAAGCCTTGTGCTATTCCTAATGTTCTTCTAAATTGATTCAGAATAGGATGTGCAATGAAAATATCATTAATACTGATTTCCTCTCCATTTGAGTCAAGGATATTACTTTCAGAAGAAAGCTTTTCCATTTTATGCTCAGTAATTAAGTTATCAATAATCAATGGACCTACTGCACTACTTATTGAATTAAATCTAGTAGCAAAGGTAGGCATTCTCATAGCATCAGCAAGTCTTTGGAAGTTTCTGAATGACTTAAGAACCTTATACTCAATTCTAGGGTCACTTGATTTTACACCTTCAATTAATTGCTCTCTAGTAAGTTCCTCTTCATTAAGAGAACTATTCTCATCAATGTTAAGGTCTTTTTCTATTCTCTTTATTCTATCATCAGCCACCTTACTCAAAGAAGTGAATCCTGTAATGTTTTCACTACTAAATTGATTAAGAGCACTTGATATATCTCTTTGAGATAAGAAAAGAGCAGCATCATCAAAAGGCATTCCAAGTCTTACGAGAGTATTGAGTATATTAGCTGTATTACTATTGATGTTCATCAAGTTAAGCACAGGGTCTTTAACAGCATCAGCTGCACTGGCAACTAAACTACCTAGAACTTTACCAACTGATTGACCATTATTGTCAAATCTAACATCAATAGGCATATTGCCTCCAAATGTCATACCTGCTACAGTGAATGGTCTAGTGAGCCTACATGCATTATCTACATTAATCATATAACCCTCATTCTCTATTACTGCATGAGCAGTTCTATTAACTGCAAATATACCAATAAGAGAACCAGCAGCACTATTTTGTTTGTAGAATTGCACATGAGTATCAACGAACATAAGATTTTTATCTTTGTCACTCAAATCTTTGAGTTCATCAATAGACATCTTGCTGAGTTCTTCATAGCTTTTATCAGTAGTTCTAAGAGCAGTAACAAGATAACCCATTCTTTTTTGTGGGTCAAAGCCACCTGGATTCAGCATTTCTGCACAACTAGTTTCATGTGTCAATACTTCATAAGTCATATCAACAATCTTATTATTTCTATAAATTCTTCCCTCTGTTGGTTTCTCAACAGTGAAGGCATTTTGTAGATATAACTTGAGTAGTTTGCTATAAGAGCTACTTGGAATTGACATAAATCCATCTGCTGTTTTTTGATTAACTAAGGAAGCTCTATCAAATGGGTCTTCAAGAAATTGTCTAACTAGGCTATTTAACTTACTTTTAGCACCATAACTTAGTTCACCCTTTTGGGACTCAATTAAAGAATCATATAATATTTTATGTAGAGCAGATTTAGTAATCTTATTTCTAGAAATACCATAATCTTTTCTCATAAGATACTCCTTATCAACATCAAAGTCTGAACCTGTAAGAAGTGTAATATCATTAGGTAACATAATACCATCACCAGCTTCTCTAGGTAAGAATCCTACAATCTTTAAAGGAGCCATACTGTACTTAGCCTCAGTTGGAATTCTGTAACCAATCATTTTTAATAGGTCTGGGTCAAGAGCTTCTAATGCTTCAATGCTGATATTACCATTCTTATCAGCAAATTGACTGAATAGATTATTGGCATATATTGGGGCAAATACCTCGAAGTAAGCAATACCTCCTTGATTTTCTTTGATATAATCCTTGTAGGACATTGTGCTTTCAGAGGTCTTTAGTCCCTTATATTTAGCATTAAATTTATCAGTTTGGGAAAGTTCCTTCTTTATAGGATTCTTTTCATACTCTGCTCTTGTCTTTAATAAACCTCCATTCTTGTCTTTGAATCTGATATTTAGTTCCCTAGAAGTACCAAAATTAGTAACCTGTACAACAGGACCACCAGCTATTTCTTGTTTATTAACTCTATTCTTTATAATTGAGTTAATTAATTGCTCTACCCTCTTACTCTGAATAGGGTCTCCAAGAGGTATTCTAAATCTACCACTTTCATCAACTGAACAAGCTTGTAAAAGGTCTACACCATATCTAGGACTAGATAGTATTTCTCTCTGTAATATCTTACTAAGAGCAATATTTCTATCTCTTGCATTAGTACTATGTAGAGCCAGGGCACTTTCTAACTCGCTAATACTATCTTCAATATTATCTGCAATAGTTTGCTCATACTCAGCCTTAAATTCATCAGCTGATACCTTCCTACCTTCAACTTCATAAGTTGCATCATTACCAAAGCTATCCTTTGTAGCAAGTTCTGATACTACAATATATCTCAATTGAGAGCCATGAACTTGTTCATGATTTTTAAAGTGTTCAGGTACTTCCTGCTGTAAACAATAGTCTTCAAATGGTAATTCGTGAACATAAGTTTGACTATATTTACCTGTTTTAGTGTTTATAACTACATCCTCAAGTTCTCCAGTCTCTGGATTAACCTCTTGAACTGTTTTAGGGGTTGTTTCATATAAACATGCCTTCATAACAGCTTTAGCTTTAGCTTCTCCATTGGCATCATTAACATACTTATTTAAGTTAATTCTACCCATTAAGCCAGACTTTACAGTTGATTCAAACTGGACAGTATCAATGCCATCTGTCTTATAGTTACCATCCTCATCATAGTGACTCTCTTCCATTACTTCATAAATAGCTCTTAGTAGATTTGGTCTACCAGTGTTCTCATTTTGAAGAATAGCATCAGCCATTATAAGAAGATACTCAGAATTTTTATTCTGTATGGGAACCTTGAACTTATCAAGTGGAGCATTAGGTACACCAGAAGACTTTTCTATTTGACTATATACAAAGGGCTTTAGTGGCTGAAATGCTACACTTAAGTCACTATAATTATAGTCTCCTTTTCTAAGTTTCTGATATATATCTTCTGCTTTTTTACTCCATTTACCAAAGACAAATGCTTTCTTTCTATAGGATGTAGGGGAAGAGTATCCTTGAGCATCTGCTACATTTATATTTCTAAATGCACCATCCTCACCTACAAGAGACTCCTTTAATGCTCTATATCCAGCTTTCTCAGCTTCAGGAGCCTCAGCTATCTTCCTATCAAAAACAATTGATACATTGTCAATGATATTAGATACAAAGTTATCCCAGTCTTTAAGATAGAATGTTCTTTCTTTTCCATCAGAAACTTTCCTACCTTCATAATCTGTAGCTTCTACATTACCTCTTATACCTGGAGCATGAATTTGGGCTAATCTCTTCTGTAAATCTTCTGCATTCTTATAATAAGCAATATCAGTCACAGTTAATTCCATTATATTCATGGCTGCAAAAGTATCATTCCATACAAAGTTTTCAAGATTGGACTTAATCTCTTCCTCTGTGACACCAATACCTGTGATTTTCTTAGCTCCTTCCATAAGACCAGAGTCTATCCACTTTTCTACAATAGCTTTAGCTCTAGCATCCATAGCATCAAAAATAGCTTTATTAGCAAGTTCATATAACTTAGCTTCATCTACCTCTTTACCATTAACCTTATCATTTATAAGTTTGCCTAGCTCACTGTTCTTTTTATCTCCAGTAAGATAGTCATTCATAAAATCAAGGAAGCAGAACTTTTTGCCATTTTTATCAAAGTTCTTTATGAATCTTGGGTCTTTACTATCAAGATTCCTCATCAAGACAGTCTGGACTCTACTTAATTCTTGATTAAATATATCCATCATACCATCTGTAATAGTCTCTTTATAGTTAGTACCTCTTTCACTATAGAATCTTATAAATTCAGAAGAAGGTTTATTAGATAACATAGGTACTCTAAACCAAGCTGGAACTCTTGATTGTTTGTCATTTGCACCTTCTGAGAAATACTCTGTGAATAATGAAAGTGCATACTCCATATCACTCATATTTTTCATATAATTGTGCTTATTGAAATTAAGTTGCACTTTATGCTTAAAAATCTCTCTAGCTTTACTATCTGTAGCTAAAGCTCTAAGCCAACTATTTCTCCAACCTCTTTCAATATCTGTACCTTCATGGAACCAAGGCTGATTACCAAATTCTTCAGTTAAGAATTTATCAAAAGCTTCTCCCTTTTGACTGAATTTCTGCATTAATTTAGACATATAGGAAGGAGTAACATAACTTTGATACATTTTACCACTATCATAAAATGCAGAGACTGCAATATCTTCTAACTGTTCTGTAATAGGTTTCAGAAACTCTCTCATATTACCATTGATACTATCTTTAGCTTTAAATTTGAAAGGTTCATAAGAAGTATTATTAAGATTATTTTCAAAAGACTTTATCATATATCCTAAGGCACTATACATCTTTCTATAATTCTCTTTTGTAAGGTTATTTTTTACCATATCAGGGGTTACATAATAACCAAATAGATTTGAAATATATCCTAGTGTATTAGCAGCTTCATCCTTATTAACCTCCTTAGATAAGTCATAACCCATGTGCCTAAACTTCTCAAGACTATCATAAGCAGCTCTTAGCTCCTTAAATGATTCCTTATTTATACCATCCATTGTAAACAATGGATGTTCTCCTATTTTATATTGAGTTGTAACCTGTGTCATAGCCTCACTAAGAGCAGGGTTCTCATTTACTTGGATACTCTTATACTTTCCATCTTCTTCAATTACTACTGAATAAGGTTGAAAGTGTTTAGAGAATGTTCCATAGAATTGACCTTGAAAGTCAGTTTCTTTGCCAGAAGTATCAGATAGTCTATTAATAAGTTGCTTAACCCAAGGATTATCTTCTTGCTTCTCTTGTAGTTTAGTTACCATATCAGCTAAGCTTAATGAGCCTTGTGTCCATCTAAGTATAGAATTAGTTGCTTCTCTTACATTTATTCTTTCATTGATACCAAACTCTGATTGTACATTATTTCCATCTTTGTCAAGAATATAACACTTAAGTAAAGCTCTCCTAACCATCTGAGACATAGTTCCAAGCACATCTTGGCATCTAGATTCTATTTGCCAATGTTCTTGAAGACTACCTTCAATTTCCTCCACATCTAATTGGTCATTAGACTCATTAAAGTTATCTGCATCACCTACAAGGTCTTCATTAACTTCATTTGCCTTTCCATCAGGAGTAGACACAATACTGAAGTCCTCTACATTCAAGAATGAATCTTGAGCTAATAACATTATGGCTTGCCAATTATCTGTTATAGCAAATGCCTTATCAAGAGTATCATCATTATCAAAGTCATTATGCTCAGGAGAAAATTTCTGCTTGCACATTTCAACTATGTTGTCTACTCCAATAGTTCTAACTACATCAGCTCTAGTCATAGAAGCAAAGTCTTTGTCAGTACCATCTTCATTCTTAAATCTATCACCATAGATAGTTTTAGCTAACTCTGGGTTCTCCTGTAATTCAGTAATATGGTCTGAAATCCAGTATACAGCTTGTTCAGCTATATGTCTTACTTCTGTTGCAGAAAGGAGGTTATCTCCTAAAAGATTGTCAATTTGTTTCATTGTTTCTTGTTGTTTTGTTGTGTATAAATCTTGAGTCTTTTCTCCTTTATCTATCTGTGAAGTTTTTTCTTGAGTATTCTCTATAGCTTTATTCTCAGCAGGCTCTTCATCTTCAGGTTTAAAGTTTAATATATTATCTTGAGAACTTTGTTTATCATTTCTTTTAGTATCAGTAATATTTTTCTCTAGTTCTATCCTTTGAATAGCATCTAAGGTAGCTCTTTTCTCTACTTCTAATTTATTAGGAGAAAGCCAGTTTATTTTTTCAGAAACTAAAGTACCATCAGCATTTCTTTCATCTCCTTCATAATAATCTTTACTACTATCTTCCCAATATTTATGACTTAATTCATGATAAGTAAGTAATTTCTTTGCATCTTCATCAGTTTGAATTAATTCTCTAAGTTTTGCTTCAGTATATCCTTCTCTAGCTAAAGAATCAAAAACTACTTTCTTTTGTTTAGAAGTAGGACTATCTATTTCACCTTTAATATATTTAAATATATCTTCTTTATTAACATTTCTAGAAACAACTATATTACCTTCTCTAGTAAATGCTAATTTACCATTTAATATCTTCTCATCAGTAGTTTCAGTAATAGGAGCTTGAAATTTAGAGTATTCTTCAAAAGAACCATCTTCTTTAAAGTAATCAGTAGAAGTTCTGACATTATCTATACCTGTATTTAAGTCCCTATTTGCATATTCAAAGTATTTTTGTGATACAGAAATAATTTCTTCTAAAGCTGAATCTTTTATATTTACTCCTTGAGCTTTAAATATTTTATTAAATAAATCTGTAATGTAGTTTATGAATCTTTTAAAAGCACTCTTTTCTTTTACTTTTATATTACTTAATGCTATTTGGAAATCTCTATTAGTAAGAGCTTCTGCTACAAACTCTTTTTCATTTTTAAGCCCGTACCATTTAGTTCCTTTTAATTGTTCTTTACATTGTTCATAAAGATTCCATATTTTTTCATTAAATTCAGTTTGTGCTTTATCAAAATTTCGTATTTTAGACCAAGAAGGATGAGAGTCTAGAATATCCGCGGTAATACCATGAACTAACTCATGAGTTAATATTCTCATAACAGTTCCTTTAGCATTATCTATAGAGTCTGTCATTAAATATTGAAGTAATGAGTTAGGATTAAATATTACAGTAGCATTTCTAAAGCCACTTTGTCTTATTGCTGCTATACTTTCTAGAGTAGGGTCACTTACTATATTAATTGGAATATTATTATTTCTTAGTATCTCAACTACTTGTTTAAATATTTGATGATAAGGATTAGTAGGTTTTACTTTACTTAAAAATTCATCAATTAAAGAATTATCTAAAGTAATCCCTACTTCATTCTTTAATACCCTTAAACTATATTCATTTTCTTTCTTGGTCTCTTCACTATGAAAATAATCTTCTCTTTCTAAAAGTTTAAGTTCTTTATTTATACTTTCCTGCCTAGCAGATGCTTGTTCTTCATGCCATTCTTTTATTATAGTATCAGCTAATTTAGGATTCTTTAAGTTTCTTAGAGTAGATTCAAGTTTATTTAAATTATGAATAATATTCCCATTATCATCTATTCTAATATTAGTGTTATATTCTCTATTAAAAGCTTTAACTTTTCTTCTTAAAGCTCCTACTTTTCTCTCTAATGGTAAACTTTCATAATCTCTTTTAGCTATTTCTATCAAGCTAAGAACATTACTTACGTTCTTTACTTTATTTTCTATAGCTTGTATTTTTTTGTTTATTGTATTTTGCAAAAAATCTTTAGATTCACCATTATATGATATACCTGTAGAAGCATCTTCAAAATAGTCTATTCTATCATTAGTTCTAGAGAATGTTCCTACATTATCTGTAGCTGATTTTATTTGATTAGAATCAAATACAACAAATGAAGTATCTCCCTCAACAGCACTATATAATCCACCATCGAAACCTTCTGTAATTAATTGCTTCCATCCAGTACCTAAATCTTTAGATTGTTTAGGATTTCTAATATTTAAAAATACTTGATTTATTCTAAATTTTCCTTTAGCAATAGATGCTTGAGCTTCTTCTATAGTATCAAAAGTAGGGTCAAATTTCTCATTAGCTACCCCAAGTGCAGTGTTATAACTACCAAAATGAATACCATCTCTTTCTTTATAGGTATTAAATATTTTATTGGTTGCATGATAAACAACTAAAGGTTCACCATTTTCATCAACTACTTTAGAAGCATTTTCTGGGTCATTTTCCCAATCACCAAACCAATCTTTAAATTCTTTAGTTCTAACTTGAGCATATTGTCTTTCAGTAAGATTAGATACTGGACCTCCAGGTCTAACTAATAATTTACCTTCTACATTTCTAGGAGCTTTAGCTAAAATACTTTTATATTGTGATTCAAAAGAAGGATTTCCAACTACTAAATCATAAGTACCATTTTTCTTTTCAATAATAGATACACTATTTTTACCAAATATCCTTGAAGCTTTATTAGATTCCTCTCTAGCTAAAGCTATTGTAGGAAAATTAATAGGAGATGAATATTGTTTATCCCATACTTCAATCATAGTTTCACTACCTTCAAAGGACTGGGGTCTAAGTATTTCATTTATCTCACTTACACTAGGATATCTATCATTATTCTCAGTATTCTGTATCTTATGAATAATGAGTTCTAAAGTAGCTGATGATATGTCTACTTTATCTAGTAAAGATTTAAACTCTTTTGAATTTGTATTAACACAACTCATAATAATTTTTAATTAAAATTTTAATGCAAAGTTAAATAAATTTATACGTTTTTCCAAACAAATAAGAGCAAAAGTTGTATATATTAAGAAAAAATAAGGGAAGAGTATAAACCCTTCCCTTAATGATTAATCTACAATATATTTAGTACCATTATAAATAAGCTGAGAGATAGTATTAATATTAACAAGTCTCTCTCCTGTTTCTTTATCTGTTCTAGTAATGTCCATGTCCATACATCTGTACTTGCCATCTCTAGACACAAACTGCATCTTATATCCTCTGAGAACTCTTTCCTCACCTTCAATATAATCTTTTATAGGATTGTTCTGAACAAATTCAAGAGCTTCTTTATAAGCTGTTGCCATTGACTTCTTAGCTTTTTTAGCCTTATCAATAATTGCTACAGCTTCATTTCTCTGAGTTTCTTTCTCAGCTTCAACAGCCTTTTTAGTTTTTGGTTTGTCCTGCTTCTTGAAGACTACTGTAAATACCTCTGAAGATTTAATATTTTCAAAGATAGTTCTAATACCTGGAGTACCATCTTTCTTGTCTTCCTTACCTACTTTAACCTCATTGTCATACTGGTCAGAGGTATTAAGCAGATTAGCAACATATTCATTACTAAGAGAAACTTTCTTACCACTTTCAAGGTGAAGGAACTCTACTTTATCCTTAGCTACCTTGTTTACTACATAGTGAGATTCTTCTGAGAAGATATCACCAACTTCAATTTCTTTAATATTTACTTTCATTGTTGTATTTGTTAAACTAATTCTTTTGAATAAGCTGCATAAACAGCACTAATTTCTGTATCACCACTAGTTAAAGCACTGTCCATAGTTGCTTTAAACAGTTCTTTAGTGGCTTCTCCGCCTCTTGCATAAGAGGCAGCCTCAATTACTTGGGAAGTCTTGCTATCTGTCTTAAATGGCAAGTTTATACCATTAGTTATCTTAGATAGCTCTTTAAACCATTTTGTGCTTTCCCCACACTGCATAGTATCAAATTTAATACCTTTAACAGCAGCTTTCTTAGCTTCCTCTCTCCAATCAATTTGATTATCTCTTATGAAGGTTTCTTGCAAATAGTTAATATATGTATAGCCAATATGATGTGGGTCAGCATCAGCTATAAGCAAAACAGACTTAGTAGAACCTTCTCTCCAAGAGGTCTCTTCCACAATCTTCTTTATAACAAGTTCATAGAACTCCTCCCAGTCTCCCCCACCAGTATTCTTAGCTTCTTTTATGAACTTTATAAGTTTATTCTCATTATCAGTTAAATTAATAACCTGATAAGCCTTTCCAAACTCATCTTTACTTTCCATGTCACAGTAATCACCAAATGCTACTATACTAACCTTTAATTTAGGATTAGCTGTAAATAGCTTTGGTATTAAGTCTATAACATGTTTTTTCACTGCCTCAATGTAAGAATACATAGAGCCTGTAGTATCAAATGCTATAACCATATCAAGCATTCCATCTACTACTTCCTTTTCTACCTTAGGTGCTTCTTTCTTTTTGATTAAATTCGTTCTCATTGTTATACTGATATACTATTAGGATAATACAATAAAGTTCCCATAGAGTTCTTATGAACATCTATATTAGGAAACTTATCACTAAACTCTTTAAGATTAAAGGGTCTTACAAGTAAGTGATAACCTTGTTTTGTAGGAATAATACCTGACAAATAAACCTCTTCTCTGGTATTATAAAATGGTAATGTTACATCTAATTTAAAGTACTCATCAAGCCATTTTAATACAGATTCTTGAATCTCTACATTATCAATGTCTACAATCCATACAGGATTCTTTGAATTTAAGAATCCAGCTACACTATTAAGAGTTTTTCTTGGATTTTGAATATTACCTTCACATACCAATGAAGCTAACTTTAATAGCATAAATCTTTGAAGTTTTTCAAAGCTCTTTGGACTTACATTAATATAAGCTCTAGCTCCATAGTGCTCACAGAGAAGAATTACTTCAGGCATTAATTCTTTAAGCTGTTCTTTATTTCTTATAAAATAAGTTTTAACAGCTCCTTCTTTTACTTTTTCATCCTTATGGTCTTTTGCTCTACATACTATTTGCATATGGCAAAATACTTCTGGATTATCCTTAGGTAAAAGAGGAGCTATTAGTTCTAGATTATTGATTAACATAATTAAGTTCTTTAAATTTTTTATGTAAAGGAACTGCTATTTCTCTTGCCATAGGATGAGCATCTTTAGCACATCTTCTATAAAAGAAATTTTTCCAAGCATCTTCAAAACCACAAGAGATAAGCTCAGACTTAATTCCTAGAGGAAGTACAGAACGAGCCTGTTGAGGAGTCCATCCTTTTTGTAATAATTCTAGGTAACAATGTTCTGCCACATTAAGAGAAGTTAGAAAAGCATCTCTAGCATCATCAAACTCACTTTCTTCTGCTATAATAGAACATCCATCTAAAATATCAAAATTCCAATTACGAGTTACCTCTCTTCCTTCATCAGTATCTTGCATGTCTAACCAGCAAGGTTTAATAAATGTAATCTCATTATTAAATTTGTCTTTAGAATAGTTACAATAGCGAGTACTTTCTGCCAAATGAGATAATCCTACATGAGTTCTAAATTCATCCATTATACCTCTAGAAGTAATAAAATGAACAGTATATCTTTTTGGGTAATATTCATTATCTTCTTCTGTAAGATATTTTCTAACATTAGGAAAGTACTTAATAATATCTAAATAGTATCTATAATTAGTAGTTATATATATAACATCTCCCTTATAGGCATGTTTAATCCAAATATTATTAAGCATACCAACTGTAAGTAAACTATGTATAAACCCTTTAAAATCTGGAAGTATCATTTTAAGATGTACTGTTCCAAATTCTAATGGACGGTCATGCCCTCTACTTTCAAGCATATTTACAAACTTCTCATAGGAGTCATCTGTAATTCTATCTTCACTCTTATAACACACACGTCCACATCTTTCAATAAACTTCTTTATTCCTGTAATAGTAAAGTCTTTTTGTTCAAGTATTTCAAATGATTGATTTATAAGTTTCATATTTATCCTAATACATTTTTAATTTTATTATCAATATACTCATCTGAGGAAAGTTTATCTATAGTTTCTTTCATATTAAAAGGAGGAAGTTCTGGATGTTCAGTGGTAATCTTAGCACAGAACATATCTATCATAGCTTTAAAGAAAGATTGTTTTTCCATGTTAGCTAGTGTATCTTTATGCTGTTTAAAAGTCTGTTTAAAAGCCTCCTTCAATTCACCATTATCACGGAAGTATCGTAATACTTCTGTTAATGCAATAACAAGTGCTTTGTCATACATTGGGTTATTCTTAACATCTTCTAATTTATTTATTAGAAGAAATAAAGCTGAATACAAATTTTCTTTATTCATTATCTATAGCTATTTAATTGCTCTTCTAATGCTTTATTTAATTCTTCAAAACATTTTACTACTTTAGAATTGATTACACCTGCTTCTATAGTCATGGCACTATTACTATAAGTCATTTTCATATCAGCAATAGGCTTAGCAAAATGTTTATAAATTATATTAAACTTTTCTTTATTCATATTGTTTATTAATTATAATGCCTTTTATTTGCTATTACAATAATCTATTAAGTCAAAAAGTTTATTAATATGCCTTTCAAAAATAGCATTAAGACAATAAGTTTTACCAACTAGTATGTATCTAAATATATTAACTATAACTCCACATACAATGAATGGCAAACTAAAACAAATAAAATATATAGGTATTATAACACATAGTATTACTACCAATAATCTATATAGTATTTTCATAATTTTTAAAATTCTTATAATTAATTTCTTTAGCAACCACCTTGCTCACAACCTCTATCCTTTGGAAGATTCCTTAACCACCAATCATCATTACCATTTGAACCTTGATAAGACGCTGCTTCTTTACGAGCATTAACAAATTCTCTTATTTCGGCTTCTCTAAAGCCTGCATATTCATCTGCCATGTTATTTTTATTTATATCATTTTATTTACTTTTATAATAAATCATCAATATAACACCATGTAATAGGTGTTCCAGTATTACTACTATTACTACAAAAACATTCCCATTGATACTTTCTATCAGGATTAACATCACTATAGTTTATATCTTCGGTAGTATTAATTATGACATAATCTCCTGACCTTTTGCAATTAAACCATCCCTTTACAAGAATTATCCTTCCATCTTCTGGTATTTCATTCTGGCTATGCCAAATGGATTTCTTGAACCAATAAACGCCTCTTTCAAAAGCCATTTGTTCGGCAGCATTCATCAAGCTTCCTGCATTAAACATGTCAGCCGCTGCTTTTTGTATATCTTTTTCATCTATCATATTATAATTAATTTAATCATTTCCTTTTTAAAGTAAGATAGTTGCGCTGTAGTAAGATTATTTACCCATTCCAACATAGAAGATTCTATGTCGTCAATTTGTTTAACTGTTTCCATATTTTTATATTAAAATGCTTCTATATAATCAGCTTCAGGAAATGTAGCATAGGCATCATCCCATGCTGCATCTCTTTCATGCTCTTCATTTTCATCATAATGGTTACTATAGGTTTCCCTATGACCATCCTTAAAGTGAATTATAAATGTCATATTATTTTATTTTAGTTAAATACTTCATATACATTATAATGCCTAGACATATAATAATGTATAAAATTATAAATATTAATTTAATCATCCAAAATTACTTCAAAATCATCAACATTCCAATCTAAAGCATCTTTAGTAAGCTTCTTAAATATTTTAGCATAAAGATGTGGGTATCTGTCTCTATCTTTTAATATTTCTCCTATTTCATTGGGAAGATATATTTGGTCCTTTACAGCTGATTTTAAATCACAGTCTGTAAAATCATAGTTAATAGCCTTATTCCCATCTTCATCTGTTTCTATTTCTTCTTTATAGTCATCTACTTTAATCTTAAAAGTTTTACTAAGAGTAATAGACACAGTTACTTCTACTTCTTCAGGATTAAGTTCTTTATCATTCCAAGGAGCTATGTGCTCCTCAGAACTAGTTAAAATTGGTGTATTCATTTTATCTTCTTCAGGTTTAGCTACATATCCTTCTCTATCTGGTACAGAGCTAATAGGAGTATGTTTAATTATTCTTTTTGGTTCAAAAGTCTTGTCCATAAACATTTTTAAATTTTACAAAATCCTTGTGCTTTATTTTAGTAATAATTCTCTTACCATTTCTTGATAATAGACCTTGTGGAGTTTTAAGTACCAATCCTTCAGCAATAAGATTCTTATCTTCTGATATAGAAGACTTGAAACCTTTCTTTACTAAATCTATTGCTTCAGGAATAGTCATATAGCCTACAATAGGAACTATCTTAATACCACATTTATTAGCAATATCTTCACAATCTTTTCTTTTAAGCCACCAATCATTATACTTTACATCAAATAATATAAAGTCTACATCATTAGAAATATAAGAACTTCCTTCTTTTTGTATTTTATTACCATAACCTTCTCCATAAAGACATATACTATCTCCAGGCATTAAGAGTGGAAATACATTCTTCCAATCTACTCTATAAAATATTTGTTGAAGCTTAAGGTTTAAATGCTCTGGAATGACAGCTCTATTAGTCTTGCCCATAAAGGACACACCATAAAGCCAATCATCTTCTTCATCATATTCTCTTGAAATGTAAACTCTTATGTTGGTACCATCAACTTTCTCAGTACATTCCCATTTACAATCCTTTAAATACTCAAATTCATCACAAACAAATGATGAAGGAATTATAATGTTCTTTTCATCTCTCAAAAAGAGAGTATTAATCTTCTGATATTCCATCTTCTTTTATTTTAATTACTTTATTAGGATAAAAATAATTTAGCCACTTAGGACTTTCAACTCTTTCAGCTATTATCTTCTTTTTACATATTTTATGTACTCTATACACAGCTACAGTACAACTGTACACACTACAGATAATTAAATCACCAACCTTAAGTTGATGATTTAACTTGTCCAGTACTACTTTTTTAGATAATTCATATTCCTCCCTTGTCATTTTTTATCCTTTCTATTTCATCTTTAATGTAAAATATAGCTTTCTCTAAATCCTCAATAGTTTTATCTTTTTCAGTATATCCTTCTTCAGACTTATGTCCAGCTCTTAATACATATTTAATACAATTACCTAGATTAAAGTTCATATGTCTAGTAATATCAATCACCTCTATACCACATAAATCTTTAAGCCATGTATAATGAGAAGGATGATTTACTCTATCATCTGATGAATCTTTAATAGGCAATGGACACAGTCTGAAGTGCTTTTCAAAAAGTTTCATATTTTCATCTGCTAACCAATAGTGTGTCTCATTACATTCATCTACCAAAGAATTATCTACATCTGATTTATAAATTTTACCCTTCCTATAAATAGGTCTATAGGTCTCTCCTGCCATGTAGAAACTATTAGTACATATATACGTTTCTCCTTTTTTAATCATAATAATTTCCTTTTAATGAATCCAATATGTTGGTAATGTTCCATCTTTAAGTCTAGATACCTCAGCATCTAGTGGAACAATCCTACAAATAAACTTTCCTGCTTTAACCATACACTCATGAAGTTTATTAGCAACTTCTTCTGCAATTTCTTCAGGAGCTTCAATATTAAACTCATCATGTGCTGGTATACAGAACTTAACCTTTCCAAACAATCCATTCTTTACTATCCAATTAAATAGATTCACTGCACATATTTTAAATATGGCACTTCCTCTGCTCTGAATAGGGTAGTTAATGGACTGTCTCTCAGAGGCAGACTTTCTTTTGAAATAGTGTCTTACCTCTTCAACAATAGGGTTAGTTGGGTCAGCAACTTTGAGCCTTCTATAGGTATCCCAAAAGTCTTTACTAAACTTGTCTTGAGTAGCCTTTAGCTCGTCATAATCATATATATAAGCCCTATAACCAACTTCAGGACAGGTGTTTATATAACCTAACTGCATTACTATCTTTCTTTGATAGGCTTGATATGCTGCAACTCCCTTGAAACCTTTTCTATAGTTAGCTTCAATTTGCCTAGCTTCTTCCTCTGGTATATGGTCTCTACCTATCAAAGTATTAGCATCACCACCATAAGCAAATGTAAATTCAGGAGCCTTAGCTTTCTTTCTTAAATCAGGTCTAAGCTTCTTAACATCTTCTACAGGAATATCATGTAGCTCTTCTGGATAAACCATCTTAGCTACCAAGCTATGCAAATCCCCACAACCATTAGTAAACAAGTCAATCATTGCAGTATCTTTAGCAATATTGGCAAGGATTACTGATTCCTCTCCACTATAGTCTGCACTAATCCACTTGTTACCCTTCTCAGCACAGAAACAGGCTCTAGTCTCAGCATCAGCAGGGAGGTTTTGTAGATTAACCAACGGCACTTTCTTGCCTGGAATAACCTCTTTATCCTCTCCTCCACCTGAGCTATATCTATGAGTATCTGTTCCTATCTGATTGAAACTTGTATGTAATCTTCCAGTGACAGGATTTATAAGGTCTAGGAAGTTCTGACCATAAGTACTTGTTACTTTCTGAGCAGCTTTAAACTCAAGATAGACTTCAGCTATAGGATGAACATTCTTTTGTCCTTCAATGACTGTTGCATCTACGGATTTCTTTATTCCTCCTGTTGCTTTGTCTCTTGTTTCAAGCTTAAAACCCAATGACTCTAAGAATGGAATTACTTGTCTAGAGCTATTCCAATTGATATCACAAGCTGGACCAGCTTTAACAAAACCAAATAAATCAGGCTCCACAATCTTTATGAACTTAGAAAGACCCTTATCTTTCTTGTACATATCAACAACAAAGTTATCAAGTCTCTCCTTAGCTTTATCTAGAGCTTCTTGGTCTTTAGCCATCTTATCTTTCCACCTTTCAGCATCAAGATTAACTCCACAGAACTCAAAATATGCAGTAGGAAGAATAGCCCTATTTTCTACTTCAAGAGCAAGTTTTTGCCCTCTAGGAAGAAGGATTTCAAGTTGCTTGTTCATAATATCTTCTAGATATTTAACATCATTGGCGGAGTAAATTATAATCTCATCAGTGAGTTCCTTTCTCCAAATAATTTCACCTCTGACAGACTTATCAAGTTCAATATCTAAATAGCTTTCTCCTGCTGACTTTAAGCTCAAACTATGCATACCACTGGGATAGCCAAGCCATCTCATCTTTTCAGCTATGAAACCATCATATAGTCTAGTAGGGACAATGCCATGATAGAACAGGAACTTTACATCAAATTTTAGATTCCATCCTATGAACAACCTGTCTGACTCTAGGTATTCCTTATAGAGTGTAACATCAATAGTTGTACAGTCTATTACAACTTGGAAGTCTCGGTTGCCAAGCTGTAACAATAAGAGCTTTTTGAGGAAGGGACTAAAGCCCTGAGTTTCAGTATCTAGACCTACAATAGTTAAAGGATTGAGGAGCCTTAATGACTCCTCAACACTTATAACCTTATAGGCTTCACTTTCAAATAAAGCTCTCTGACCAGTTACTAAATAAATCATGTTTCAACTTCTATTATATAATCACCATCAATATCATTAATAGATTTAACTACTCCAATAGGCAATTTATCTTCTAAAGATATCATAGGACCTCCTTCAATATCAATAAAAGCAAGTTGATTTTTTTCTTTGTCAATAGTTCTCCTCCTTATATAAGGAGAATTATGTATCAATTTGTATTTATTATTTTCAACTTCTTCAAGATATACTTTATCATTATATCTATTAGGTAACTTTATTTTACTTTTTGGCATATACTTCTAGAGTTTTAAAATCAATAGTATATTTATATTTTTGCAGAAAATCAGTACCTAACAAACCATTAATCTTAACTCCTATGAAAGCTTCTATATTAGAAGCTGAATGTTCAAATTCTTTAGACACTACCAAATCTATGTCATACTCTTTATTTAAAGAATCTACAAATTTAGCACTGCAAGATTTAGATTGAGAGGTTTCACTTCCCAGACCTGTAGTTTGAATATTATTCTCTTTCCACTTATAAATCTTTATATTCTTTAATACAGATGGACATATATGACATATATTACTGCCTGTATCAAGGAGAAAATTAAAAGGTATTCCACCATTATATAGTGTAATAATAGGCAGATTTCCTGGCATATATTTCTTAATAGAAATACTATCTTTTGGGAGTTCTTTATTCTTAATAAAGAGATTAGCTAAGCTTGCTACAGCAGCTACTCCAGTAAATGTTAAAATTGCTTCAAGTATCATTTAACCTCCTACTTTACACCAGTACTTCCATGTCCTCCTCTTGATTTATTATCAAGGTGACTTACAAACTCAAACTCAATCTTCTTTGTAAACATCCATTTGATTTTCTGCCAAATAGTAGCATATTGACTAAGGCAAATTTCAAACTGACAAATTCTATCTCCTTTATGTATAGAGGTTTTATCTATTGAATAACAATAAAATGCCCATTCATCAGTATCTCCACTATAACAATTATCAATAAATCCTGATGTTGCCATTACTAGTTTAAACTTCATAGTAGTAGAACTTCTCTGTCTTACTTTAGCCACAAAGCCTTTAGGTAATTGCATAGCAATTCCAAGCTTAATCATCTTTTCATCAAACTTTACATCTCTTGTCTTAATTCCATCTTTTTGATGAAGTATTCCTGCTTGAGGAGCTTCAAAGTTATAATCCTCTGCTGCTCTAAGGTCAATACAGTCCCCTTTAGGATTTATGAAAGAAACCAAATTACCCTTCTCATTTTTAGCCTCTGTATAAAGACCTCTTATAAATTCTTTTACTTTAATCTTCATTTTTAAAACCTTTAATTGTTATTTTACTTTTAGTGGTAAGTGCATTTACCACATTATTATTTGTTGTTTCTCGTATAGATTTATATATAGATATACCAAAAAAGGTAATAGAGATACTATAAATAGCTCTATTACCTTCTGTATATTCTTTGGTACTAATACATAACATTCTGAAATTTAGATGTAATATCTTTTTTAAATATTCTATTATGTACAACACTTATTTCAAGCATTACTTGATTAGTTGTTTTGCTACTAAGAGGTCCTTTATCCTTATCATAATGACCATACTTAATATAATCGAAATTCTCTAGATTAATATCTCCACTAATATAATCTCTGCCACTATACCATCCTACTTTAAGATTAGGATAATATTCTTTAATATCCTGTGCAATATCATCCACTTCACTTGGATTAGCATCACCTCCCATAATACATACACAAGTTATACCTTTATTACTATCTATAAGGTTGGTCAAGTGTTGTAAATCAAGAGGTTCCCCTATATCTTCTGCAAGATAAGGGGAATGGCAACCTTCGCAATGACAAGGGCAGTTACTTATATTAATACACAAAGTTATCTCATCAGGAATTTCTGCAAAACCCACTAATGTATCTACATATTTAAGCATTTTTTATACATTTATTATCAAACTTCTTATAAGCATCAAGGTACCATTCTTTCTTGTCTCCATTATAGGTAAGTTCATAGTACATACCATCAGGTATAGTACTTGATATAAGGTATTTCCAATTCTGTAATACTTTACATTTCCAAACTATAAAGAGCTTAAAGTTAGGAACTATATCCTTTTTATTGATATTAGATATAATATAATCTTTTACTAAGTTTACTGCTATATTATCCATATTATAAATTTATTGAATCATACCATTCTTTATTAATAAGATATGTTGAACTGCCTATTCCCATGTTATCATTAGGAGTAATTAAAGTACTATTTTCTTCAAATCCTTCCAAGTCTATATATGCCTGAATATCAGACCAACCAATTATTATATAATCTTCCATTAATGATAATATTTTCTATGTTTAAATTCTTCTTGTCTATCCATGCTCCAATTATCTACAGCTGTTAAATATCCAATTATTCTTGTATAATATTTAATATCTTCACTATTACAAATAGGACATCTCTTTATTGGGGCATTTACTACATGATGGCACTTTTTACATTCACTAATGGGTATATTAAATGTAAAGTAATTACATCCTTCATCTTTAGCTACATCAAGAAGTTTAAGATATTGTTCTTTACTTAAATGAGTATCTAAGTTAATGTGACATGCTTGCTATAATACCCGATTTTTAAATCTATTTTCAAAATCTTTAATGACTGCATTTTTTTGTTCTTCTGTCAATTTTGATATAAAAGAGTTATCATAATTAGTTTCAAATGGTAAAAGTTGAAGTAATAAATATCTATAAAACATAGCTTCTTCTTCTGTTTTATAATATTTTGATAAATATCTTTTACCTTTATATCCTAATGTTGCTGCATAACCTTTTATAGTGTATTGTCCTTTATATGTATAAACTCTTTTTTGTATTCCCTTAGTTGTAATTTTATTAAGATTTTGAATAGTCATATCAGCTTCTCTTAAATTACATTTTCTATTATCTAGAGTATTACCATTTATATGGTCTACATTTAAAAAATTTGTAATTATTTTATGTACTGGAATTTTCACATTTCTTTTTATATTACACATTCCATAAAATAAATTATTACATTTTTCTTGAATAAAAACTTTATATTTAAGAACTTTTTCTAAATCATCAATATCAATTATTACTTTTTTATCTGTAGGAATACCTCTTTTATCATAAGTAGTAATAAATACTACATTATTTTTAATTTCATACTCATTAGGGTCATATATAGACCTTGGAGAATTATCTAAGAATTTTCCATATCTAAGTCTTTGATAATAATGTTTTTCACATAAATTATCCTTACAAAGTTTTTTTGTATGTAACTTGCCACATACAGGACATACATATTTTATTTCTTTCATATTGTCATTAAAATTTAGGGTTTTGACTATACCTTCATCCTCTTTAGGATGCCCCTTGGTAGTCGATGAGGGCTTATTATTTCTAATCTATCCCTGCTGATTGTCCAATCCTTATTGTTCTTACACTTTGGTAAATAAGGCTCTAAGGAGTTTCCAGCATATTCAGGGTTTTTTGTAGTTATATTACTATAACTAGGAAGCCAAGCTTAGTTCTAAACCTCCGTCTGTATAATTGTTTATATCTTTGCCATGTAACTTTATTTTATCTAAAACAGAAGTATCTGTAGTCCAAGGATTATAAAAATAACAATTATATAAGTTCTGATTTTCAGGAACTTTATAACCATCTTTTTTATCCCAATTATATAATTTAATTCCTAATCCTTCTCCAGGGACAGCTTCACTATTAAATAAGAAAGGTCTTTTCTTATCTTTAATAGAATGTATTTTATTTTGTTCTTTAATAGTGCCTAGAATAAGCTGTAAGAACTCTTTATACTTCTCATTATTACTAATTTCCAGTCCTAAGAATTGAGCAGCTTCAGTATATCCTATAACACCAATAGTAGAATATAATTTCTTTATATAAATATACCCACCATTAGATGCAGCTAACATACTTTTATCTTCAAGTTCATAGAGCATTGTTTTATAAGCTATGTGATACTTATACACTCTTTCAAGAATCGAAATAAGGTATTCTTTGAGACCTGTATATCCAGGAACATTTACTCCATCTTTAGCAGGCTGTCTAGCCCAATCTTGCACAATTCTATTAATATTAAGAGTAATCACATTACAAGAACCTGTCATAACTCCTGTCATTCCTGTAGTAGAACTAAAGGTATTATCAGACATTTCATTTAAAACTCTACAATTATGTGTAATTAAACCACAAGGTAATGTAAAATAAGGTTCATCCTCATTATTACATTGAATACAATAAATATCATCCTTATAGTCCATAGGTTCTATGGATTTAATCTTCCAATAAATACTGTTATTTTTCTTTTTCCAAGTTTTAATAGCAGTCTTATTTGCTCTATGATTAGCTTCTGCATACCATCTCAGACAATATAAAGGATAATTTCTATTAAATTCTTGACCTCTAATAGTTACTGTTTCATCAGTCCTATCTGATACATCTATAATGGTTTGTAATCCTAATGAAGAGCATAAAATTTCCATACTTTCTATAAGAGTCTCACTTGTAGAGTAGCATCTATTACTATTTCCTCCATCAGTATGATACCATCCATCTAGTATTCCTCTTCTAAACTTAACTGATTGTAAAAGACAATTTAAATTAAGTTCTTTTGTAGAAGAGGTAGTTCCTCTATGCCAATTAGTCCATTTTATTATAAAAGCAATTAATTCTTTAGAACATAAAGATACAGGATATTTATTATTCACAACCGCTTTTAGAGTGCATTTATTATTATTTCCTAATTGTTTATTAGCAATATTAAAAATTTCTATTGTTTTTTCATACTTTTCTTTATTTTGAGAAATTTCAAGCTGATATATATTATTCTTTATAGTTGCTCCAAGAGAACCATCCCCTAAAAAACTACCAATAACAAAGCCCTGCTCATAAGTTAAATTTTCGTTTACTTCAGGAATACCATGTAATATAGAAGTATTAAACATCAGATAGTCTTCTGTTGTTAATTCTTTAGTACTCTTTTCTCCACTATAAGTAACATTTATATGATTATCACTCATAATAAATTCTTTATTATTATAAGTAGTAACTTTAAACATCTTTCTATTTGGAAGTTTAATACTCTTACCTACTACCCAAGAACCATTATGAAATATTCTTAAATTTTTCTTATTTGGTTCCCATTTAGTATTATGTAATTCCTCTAGAGTAGTAAGTTTTACTCCTTCTGTAGAAGATTTCCATAAGATTTTAGTGTCTTTATGAAAACAGCAAGATGCCAATGATGTAGGATTATCACTATTATAGCAGAAAAAGCTACCACCTTTAGACCACTCTTCAGCACATAATTCTTTATAGTCATTATCAAGATATTCTTTATCATTGTGTACTAATGCCATAGTAGTTACAGGAAATGTTATGGGCTTAATAAATCTAATTTTTCTCATTAGTTCCATAAACATTCTTTGCAAAGTATCTATTTGTTTCCACTTAGGTTTACTTCCATCTGGATAATAGAAATCTTCAAATAATGATTTAAAGTAATACTTGTCATACCAGGAAACATTTGTAAATGGAGAATTATAGCTTCTATTACCAGCAGGTTGATTTACCCCCCAAATAAATTGTTTCATTCCTTTTTCTATACTATCTTTAATAGTTCTAGATATAATATGATGTTCTGAGGTACTTGTACAATCAAGTTTTTCATACCAAATTTCCCCAAATTCTTTTACTACATAATAATTAAGAGCTACAAAATAATCACCAAAAGCTACTGCTCCTTTACATTGAGAAGACAAAAGAAAAGCAAGATTAGTAACTTGTCCACTGAATGAAGCAATATCATTAGGAGCAGTTGGAGTTACTCCATCAATATTACCCACTCCTTCTGTCATAAGAGGATAAAGAGTTACTGCCATACAATATGGTTTTAATACAGGAGTACTGGCTTCATCATGTGTATATATAATGTGGTTGTTTAAATCTTCTTCATATTGTTTTGCTATATCAGGATAAAGCTCATATAGTTTATCCTTCATTCTTTGTCTTTGAATTACTCTATTAGTAGTTTTATAGACTTCTCCCTCAAGATTAGCAACATTCTTCATAGATACATTAGCATTAGCATCTGTTTCACTTGATGATGAAGCATTCTTAGAAGAAGAGCTATAACTATTCATATAATCAATTCTTTCTCTGATTAATCTGCTTTCATTATGCTTTTCTCTATATACAATATAAGCTCTAGCTACATCATAAGGAGCTAAGTCCATAAGAATCTTTTCTACTTCATTCTGTATAATTTCTACACCTACAGTACTAGCTCCTGCATGATAAGAAGGGATATAAGTTAGCTCCTTTAATACCTCTTCATCAGGCTCTTTACCTTGAGAAGCATAAGCCTTCTTGACAGCATTGATTATTTTATTCAAATCAAATTCTTCAAGTTGACTTGATTTACCTTTCTTTGTTCTTTTTAATACTTTCATATTTTATTAATCCAATCTTCAAGTTGATTAGGACTTACCTTACTTATACCATCTGGAACAGTAGGTTTATCCTTTAAATAATGTGACAATTCCTCACCTATTTTAAATGGGTCTCTAAGAATTATCTTTGTAATCTTGCCAAGTGTTAAGTCTCCCATAGCTTCAGTTGACCTAAAGTTCCATACAAGTGGTGTTAGAGTTTTTTTATTTGCTACTATGAACTTATAAGGAGCTAATTTGAAATCCTTAAAATAAGGGTCTCTATCCATATTATCTCTAATTATTCTCCAATATAGCCTAGCTTGAATATCATAACGCCACTCTAAGAAGCTTTTATAGAAATCCCACTCTGTTTTAGAGCTAGTCTTCAAATCTACAGGAACAACTAATTTCTTATTATGAAATACAATTATCTCATCAGCCATACATCTGTAGTTAATACCATTGAAAGTTGCTTTGAACTTCAACTGATAGAATCTTTGTATATCATCATCAAACATATTATTAGGTTCAAAATAGAACTTAGTAGAGTCTGATGTTTTTAGTGCATCTACTGCTTTTATTACTTCATTGTAAGTTTTAGTACTGATAATTGTTCTATTATTTGCTATATACAGTAGACCATAATACCCTGCACAATCCTCTTTAATTTTATTAGCTCTTGTTTTTGGTAGCCAATGATTATTCCATTGTATATCTTCAATACAAGAGATAACATCATCATTAGGAATATTTTTCAATGAAGAATATTTATCTTTAAAGGTTTCAAATAATCTTTTAACTATAATAACTAAAGTATCAGATATATTATTATCTAGTTCAGCTACCATAAATAACTGATTAAATTCTTCCTCATTACCAGTAATAAGAGTATCTACACAAGAACCAAAAACAAGAGAAGGAGTCTCTATCCTATCAAATAGCTTATCTAGATTATTAAATCCTTCTCTTTCATATCTTGCAAGTGTGCTATATGATAAGGCAGGGTCTGCTCTATAAGTAGGTTCATCTACTTTCCATGATATATCATATAAACTTTTATTCATATTGTTTGATGATTTCTATAGCCTGCAATAATTGTTTCTTACTATAAACCTCAAAGAAAATACTTTTCTTACCTGTTGTATTGTACAAATCATCTAAGTACTTTCTAAAAAGTTTCTTCTTTAAATAATAGCAGTCATTTTCAATACCCTTCATTTCTATCCATACATCTATGCCACTATAATTAATATAAATGTCTGGAGTATATGTTATGGGAAGTACCTTACTTGACTGTATAGTTAATAACTTACAAGTAATATCAGCCCCATTCTCAATTCTTTTATTATATTGAGTAGGAGTTTCCTTATCATAGAAGGGCACAGTAGGTTTAAATCCTTCTACTAGAATTAACCTTTTAGGTTCATACTGAGGAGTAAATCCATATTCTAGCAAGGTATTATAAGCCATTTTTTCTAACTGTGATTTAAAAACAATGCTACCACTTTTACAAATGGTAGCATTTCTTATTTTCTTATTATTCTTCTTAGGCATTCTTAGTTTATAAAGACAAAAATATTGTAATTGTTTTCTGAGCAATCTCTGCATCATCAATAGTTCTGAACAAAGGAGCATATTGAAATATTTTAATACTTTCTTTATTTATTTTATGAATTTTGCAATCTTGAGGAGAAATGCAATAGAACTGCTCACTAGTACTTATATGATTAAGATATTGCATATCCAATATTATAGCAACCTCTTTAAGAAATAACTGCAATGATGCCCAAGGATTAACCTTCTTAATTGTATGTAAAATTTCTAGCATATCTCCATCTCTACACTTAAACTTAGTTGCAAGATTATTTATAGCAGTAGCTACAATCAAATTATGGTCTGGTTTTACTTCTTTTTCAATAACCTTGTTATCTTGAATAAGAGTTTTAAGTGTTTCACTTGTAACTTTAAGTGTCTTAGTTGCAGTAGCTACACCAAAAGGTGTATCAGTTACAAACTCAAGTGTGATAGTATCACCAATTTTTACTTCTTTGTTTGTACTCTTTACAAAAAATTTCCTCATGTTTTTTATATTTTAAAAAGTTTCTTCTTTATACCATTCAATTGAAGTACCATAAATATTATATACTAGTTTTTGTACAGTATACCATATATCACTAGGCATTCTTTTATTTAATCTAGCATAATAAGCAGGATGTTCAATAAATAGTTTATAATTATTATTACTATTAATGTAATTAGCTAGAGATTTAGCTTGACTTCCAAAGAATACATATATAATGCCTGGATTCTTTTCAGACATATTCTTTAAGAAAGAACCTATAAAAGGTCTCCATTTTAATGTATGTATTCCTACTTTTCCTACTTCTGTAGTTAAAGCTGAATTAAGCATTAATATTCCTTGTTTAGCCCAACTCTCTAAAGTGGGGTCAAAGGTAATCAAATTATGTGGAATATCAAAATTTATTACTGATTCCTTAACAACTTTTAAGGAAGGAGATAATTTATCTTCTGGAGTATCAGATGAATTACCAAATAAAATTCCTTGTGCTACACCTTTCTGAGGGTATGGGTCTTGCCCTACAAGGATAACTTTACATTCATTGTAAGAACATAATTTAAAAGCTTTAAACACATTCTTTATAGAAGGACATAAAGTAGAAGAATCAGTTGTTTTTAACCAATTCATTATCTTTATAGTTTCATTTCTATCTAGTACTTTCATCCAATCTCCAAAATACTCATTTATTGTCATACTTCTCTACATACAATACAGTCTTTAGCAATTTCAAGAAGTGTATCCTGTAAACTTTCAGGGGTAGTGCCTGGAATATTGGGAATGTTAATTCTGTAAGTAGAATCCTGTTCTGTTCCCATAGTACCTTCATAAATTACTTTAGTAACATAACTACAATCAAAACCATCTTCCACATTTAAAGGAATTACATTATTATTCTTATCATAGTGAATAATTTCCATAGGAAGATATGCACAAGTTCTAAGCTTACCATATTCTGAGTTATGAGGCACTGCTACAACATCAGCAGGATTTACTAAACAAGCTAGTCCTACATTTCCAAAATAATTCTTTTTAAGCCATTTAACTGAGGCACAGTGTACAATTTGTTATCCATAAGGCTTTTTATCCTTATGTTCTATAGGTATTTAGTTTTTCCCTATAGTTCAGCATATATTTTAACCCTATAAGGGTACGAACACTCTTGGGAGAATTATATTTATTCATCTCCTATGCGTTACACTACTAATTAACCTTTCGCAATTTAATTAGTTAGCACGGTATTGTTTCAAAATATATTAAATAAAGTTTCAGCTATTTTCTTTTTTCTAGTTAAAAAGTAATTAGAATTTTCATAGAGTAATTTTGTAAACATACAAGCATCTTTTACATGGTCTATGCTACATATATAATAGGTATTTTTATTATATAATTTAAATTTATATTCTTTATAATAATCTATTATATCATTAAATATTGATGCTGTTCCATTACTCCAAGAAATACTTATTTTTCTATGAGAGGTTTCTAAATTATAATTACTGATATGTCCATCACCATCAGTAAATCCCCTAATAAAATGAGATTTCATATTTATGGGGATATGTTTAAATATGTCAGAATTTGTATGAGTCTTATCTACACAAAATCCTAGATTTAATAATCTATTATACATATTTTTTGATTTCCATCTTATAGAGCATTGGGGTCTTCTTTTAAAATTTTGATTATTAGAATATTCTATAGGATTTTCGGGACAAATATATTGTTTTATCAATTTTATAATTTCAATATCGTCTATTTTAAGTCTAATTCCCATTCTACCATCTGATGCTAAATAACCATCTGCATATAAGAATCCAAGTAAATAGGCTTTAATTTCAGAATTAATAACATCAAAGAAGGTATCATTAGCTCTATAAACTCTTTCATCACTAGAATATCCCAACTTTTTTCTTATGTAATAATCCCAAGTACCCCTAGGAATATTATATTTTTCTCTAATTTCTTTATAACTTAATCTATTTTCTAGATGTTCTTTTAAATATAGTTTCTGTAATTGTTCTTTAGTAAACTTCATAAAACATTAATTTATTTATAATGCTACAAAGGTACTATTTTTAGTCCTAAAAAACAACTATTGAATAACTTTATTTTGTAATATATAACTAAAAAATTTTACCGTTTTTGCTCGTTATTTTCCAAGAGAATTACTTCTCAAGTGGGCTACATATTTAACCCTTTACTACATTCATTATTACTATCACAATCACACTTTTCTCTTGGTATAGTAACCATTTCTCCTATTTTGATTTTAGTTGAATGACTATGATGGTCAGTATAAACATCTTTTTCTTCTGTAGTATCTACATTTCTATAAGCTACAAAAAACCCACATTTAGCTAGCTTTAATCCATGAAGCTGCAAGAACCAATAAAGATTCTTTCTACACTCTTCACTAGGATTAAGTGACATAAGAGTCCAAAAGTTTTTATAAGTTGAAATTTTCAGTTCACTCTTTTCCTCCTCTGCTGCTATAACAACTTCTGCAAAATCCTGTGGTACAGAAAGAGAAGAAACTTCTTCCCAATAGATAGTATTATCCCTTATTGCAAGAATATTTGAAGCTTTAACTTTATCAATGAAAGACATTGTTTTATTACGTTTGTCTACTGCTTCTTTGTATTCAGGACATAGAAGTTTTCTTACTTCATCATCAGTTTGAATTTCAATTAGCTTTTTAAACTCTTCTTTAGTTATTTCTTTATCTATAATACTTCCGTCATCAAAGATGACAGTAATTTTATTTCCTATTGCAATTATTTTTCGCATAATATTTTTATAAGTTTATTACATTTAATATTTTCATACATTTTATAATTTACTCTGTAGAGTTTTCTTTTAAGAATAGCTGCCCCTATGAGAGTATTTTCTAAAGAGCTTTTATTTGTAGGAAAATCAATTTCATTTACAAGTTTAATATAAGAACTGTAATACTTTATAAATTTTCTACATATATACTGAGTATAAGAATCTATTGGGATATTCTCATTTTCAGCCATTCTATAGTATATTGCCTTATTATGTACATAATAGAAAGTTAATATATCGAGAAATTTTTTATGTAAAGAAGATGGAACTGTTGATAAAAAATCTTTGCTACTATAGGCAGTAGGTACACCAAATTGTACATCATTAAATTCCTTTATTATAGTGTGAAACTTAACTATTGTAGGGTCTCTTTCAATTATGTACTGCTTATCAACAAGAAAACTGGGATTAGCTTCTTTCAAAGCTTCCACTATTTCTTTTCTAGCTCTTATAACAAGTAGCTTTCTAGCATTAGCAATATCTATCCAAGTACCACTATCTTGTAAACCTATAAGAATAATTCCTTTCTTTAAAGTTTTGATATACTTAATACATGCTTCTATTGATGTGAATATAATTCTATTTCTATAAGATTCAGTTTCTTGAATATATATAATAACATCTTTAATCTTTTTAATAGGAGTTTTATTTTTCTTTAAGTTCTCTTTAAACTTTAAGAAATCAGTATTTGTATCTAAATTTACCTTTATTATTTTAGAGGTAAGATACTCATACATATAGTCAATAATCTCATCTTTTTTATAAAAAGTTTTACGTTGTATTATATTGTCTTCTACATAAAGTTTAAAAGCTTCTTTATCAAATTCTGTAATTATAGTATATCCATTATACACGTCATTTAACCATGCTTTAGCTGCTGCTGTTAATCTTGTATTATTGATTGATACTATAAAGGGAGTACTCATTCTTGTTCTTTCTTCAGCACTTAAAGGTATTTTATTTTGATAAAATTTATCATTATAAAAAAGTCCTTTCAGGAATGGCAATTGTGTATAAAAAAATGAATATAAAAATTCTGCACAACTACTTTTGTTTAATATTGTAGAACCTTTAAATGTTATATTAGTAGAGACTACTTTAGTGAAATATCCTAGTTCTGACTGGTATCTAGAACTACAAAAAGTAAAGTTATCAGTTAATGGATTATACTTTATATTTTTACTGGTTATTTTCCAATATTCATATAAGTTATCATAATCTTTATTAAATTTATTTGCAATTATATCTTCAAGTTCTTTTTTAGCTGCTAAAATTCTATCAGTAATTTTATTAATAGTATCTTCTGTATATATAATATTTTCTCTATTAGGGGTTATATTTAATTCTCCTATATCAAATTTAATTACAATACCTGAATAATCTATATCACATAGAAACTTTCTAACTTCTGTAGTAAATTTATATACATCACATGGATACAATACATTACCTAATAAGATTTTATCTGACAACACTATAGAAGATACAGCAAAATTGTTAAATCTCTTAATCTTACTTTTATTTATCACATTTGAAATGCCATCTATGTATATATTAGGAAAAAATACTATAGAATTTAAGGCATCTACATAAGGTCTTATACTTGATATATTCTTAATAGTAATTTCAACTCCATCTTTTTCTTTTGTAGGTATTTCATTTACCAAGTTAGTGGTAATAGTGTTACCACTTTTTACCATTATGTAAAGGTAAGAAATTCCTTTATAGTAAGAAGTTATAAATACTGTATTAGTACATGCTAGACTCGAATATTTGCCTATGCCGAAGCCTCCTATTAGTTCATTACTTTCTCTTTTAGTACTACTGCCAATATTGCAATATACTTCTTTAAATCTTTCAGGGCTTAGCCCTGTACCAAAATCTCTAATGGTTATTTCCCAGTTATTATAAGCTATCTCAGTAAACTTAATAATAACAGGGATGTCTGTTGTTCCTGCTTCTACATGACTATCCCAAGCATTACTGACAATTTCTCTGATAAAGGATTGCTCAGGATTAGAATATAGATTAGATGATAATAAAGTTGTAATAAACTCAATATTCTTTGGGTCTATAGAAGTTTTAAATTCTTTAATATCTCCTAAAACTTTTACATCACTTCTTTCTGCATTGATTATCATAATGTTTAAATAAAAAAAAATAGGCAAGCAAGATTTCTCTCACCTGCCTAAATATGTTTTAAAGAATATAGTCCACTTCTGATTTAAGCAGAATGTGCTTCTTTTGTAATGTTTCTACTAATTTCTCCAGTGGAGATTTCTCTACAGTATCTTTATGCTTGTCCTTAACAACTTCTGGCTCTTCACCAGGAGAAGTTACATATTCACTAATAAAACACTCAAGATTAGCACTAGGTATTCTAGTGTAATTTTCATGGAATGCCTTTTTAATTGCTTCTGCAAGATTATATTCCTTAATCTTGGCATAAATCTCTTTTCTATTCATATAAATAGTTTTAAAATTAATTGTTTAAATATTTCTTTATTATTTAGAACCTTATATAGGTCACTGCGTATCATTTCTTTTAGATTGTTCAAGCCATTTCCAATAGTACCCATATCTCTCTTTATTTTGCCTTTTTCTAGCAACAGTAGATATGTTACATGCAGCAGAATTAAAAGAAGCTGCTTTTCCTAGTTTTACTAGGAATAGAGCTGCTGATGTTGCACTATCAAATTCTTGTATAAGATTTCCTTCTATATTAAATGCTCCTATTCTCCTTTTCTGCTTTTTATGCATTCTAGTACTAAGACCATTATAAGTTAGATTATAAGATTGGTCACACCATTCTAAGTTAGAAACATTATTATTAGATTTTACTTCATCTTTGTGATTAACTTGTTTATAATTTAATGGGTTTGAAATAAAGGCTTGAGCTACTAATCTATGAACTTTAACTGAATACATATGTCCATTTTTATATAAATTTACATATTTATATCCAGATTTATAAGTTCTCTGTTTAAGTATTCCATCATTATTTATTCTATTAAATTGACCCCAATATTTTGTACTTTTAACTTCTCCAGTACTACTTACTTGATACCCTGGAAAATTTTCTATCTCTTTCCAAATCATTGTTATTTTATATTAAATAATGGTAAAATAATCTTTAGAAAATCATCTTTCCCCTTAATCTTCATAAGGTCGCTGACATCTTTTCCTCCTTTAAAAATAGGTAATACTACATTGATGAATCCTGTCTTATTTGATAAACTTACACCATCCTTTAATCCAGCTTCATCATTATCAAAACAGATATACACTTTATTGTATCTTCTTTTTAATTCATTAATAGCAGTATCACTTACTCCATATCCTTCTCCTTGTACAGCTAGTGCAGGAATACCTGTATTAGCCCATAGACATAAAGCATCTTTCAAAGAAGAACATATGCATATTCTATCTCCTTGTAAAGGCACTTTAGTCCATAAGCTAATAACAGACCTATCATGTCTATTAGACCATTTATATCCATTTTTATTAAAAGGTTGGTAAATTTTCCTACCACACTTACTTTTACATAAGCAGACTCTTTGGCTCTATGCTTTTTGTATATTTCTCCAAGAAGAGTTAGGCTTCACGCATTACTTTCATTCGCCTGTTATATTTAACGATATAACCTGTTATTACTCACCTTTTAGTCTTTGTGGTCTGGACTATTTTATTACCTTATTAGTTGTCTTCGAAGTAAGAAATTAGGTTTTACCTCAATGAGCGTCTCCTTTTATGTAATGTATTACCATATACAACCTTATTACTAAGGATAGAGTCTAAACCATTTCTTTCATCTAACTTAGGTATCTCCTCTATAGTCTCTACACATTTATAAATATACAATTATAAAAAACTTTGTATTTAAACTTATTAATATCTTTTGACTAGTCCCCGAAGATACTAATTATTTTTTATTTCTATTGTATATTTAATTTAGCTCGACATCACCAAAACCTATGTCACCATAGATGAGGCTTCTATCGCAATTATTTTTTTGAACTATCGGGTTGAAGGTCATGGCACCACTGGCAACCCTTAGCGGATTTTTACCGCATTACGAAATTTCTTCAACCATGTTGAAATTTCCCTCTTGATTAAATGTCAAGTGTTCATATCTTTAATTGTTTAATTAGGGAGATTCTACTCCTATGATTTCTCATAGGGCACTCAAATTTTTTAAGAGTTACCTTGCCTTCTTTAAATTCCACATAAGCATAAGCATATTTATCTGCTTTAAAAGCATAACTCATATTATCTTTAACAACAATCTTATGTGAAATAGGATATACATTTGCATATTTTAGCCATTTCAAGGATATTCCATAAGACTTCCAATATTCAATATCATAATCTCTCCATTCTCTTACTTTACATTGTAAATCTATATGATTATTTATTGCACAATGTCTTTTTGTATAATCACTTATTCCTATCTTAGTACCATAGGATTTATTGCCTAAATCATTATAGACTCTATCTTTTACTTCCGCAAAAGTACAGTTCCATAATTTAGCTAATAAAGTCCATATAGTACCAGATTCCCCAGTACTGAAGTCTTTATAATTGACTTCAGTACCTTTAGGGCAATATAATGCAAAAGATGGTTTATTGTCCAGTCTTAGAGGACTATGTATTAAACTGGGTATGGATTTAATATTTAGGTAGTAAGCAGCTATATCAGCTTGTGTTAAATTACCCAATTCTAGATAAGGTTCTTTTGATTTACTACCTTTACTAATCATACTTATGCAAATGGGTCACTACTCTGCTCTGACTCTCCAAATGGTAGTTCATCAGGAACTGCTTCATTAGAAGTTTCATTAAAAGTAGTTGGAGTTACAGAATACTCATGTACAGGCTCTGCTGAATACTCAGTATTAAGAGTCTTACCATTATTCATTGCATAATCAATATCTTCCTGTAATTTATTAGCAATTCCCTTGTAATTGCTAGCTGCATTACTGAGGAATTTCTTTGTATATACAGACTGGAACATCTTACCTGAAGAAGCATCTGTTCTTACTCCAAGACACACCTTTACTTTATTAGTAGGCTGGAATCCAAGAATATCTTTAATTTCTGAGAAGTCTCCCTTAAAGAACTTTTCAAATGTCTCTGTTTCAAGTCTGCACTCACACTCCTCAGGAGCTGCATTGGGATTAGGAACATTAGTTCTTTCAGCATCATTCCATACAGATACAGTAGGAATGCACAAGAATGTTCTGATAAAATCAGTAAGCTCTTCCTCACCTACATAAGAAATTCTAGCAGAAGTCATGTCAATATCAAACTTCTTAGTTTCTCCTGTCTGCTTGTCTGTATAAGTAGGAGTAGTTTTACTCTGAATTTCAGACTCTGTAGCCCAAGTAAATCTACCATACTTATCTACTACCTTATACTTGCCTGACTTAGCACCATGAACCTTCTGATTAGATACAAAAATAGGCATTGTTACAAGAGGCATATCAAATCCAATAGTCTTTACATCTGGCTGCAATACTACACTAATTCTTACATTCTTATAAGTATTACCCTCATTATCTTCTTTATCCTGCACATATACAGGAGCTTCCTCCAAAGTAGTATTAAAGAGCTTTTCATGCTCTTCCTTATTAGGATTTACTGCCTTCACAAATACTGGACATACACCAATATATCTCTTAAAACTCTGTGCTTCCTTTGAAGCATTACCTTTACTAATTGCCATTGTTTATAAATATTTTATTGTTAATAATTAAAGTGCAAAATCGTTCTCATTAATAGTATTCTCATTATTCTCTGTAGAAGATGAAGCATCTACTACAGGCTCTTCTTTTACAGGAGGAACAATAGTATCAGGATAAATAAACTCAAATGTAACCTTCTTGATAATGTTACCATTCTTATCTACTTGGTCAGTAGGAGTTACTACCTTCTTAATAATGTCCTCTGTATGATAGCCTGTCATAGCTACAGTAGGAGCATCAGTGAGTTCAATCTGCTGATTAATAATTGCCAATTCCTCCTCAATCTTAGCTTTCTTCTCTTCCAACTTGTTCTTCTGCTTGAGGAAACCTTCAACATTCTGAGCTGTTCTCTTCAATCTTGCCAGCTCAAACTTTGTAAATTCTTTCTTTGTCATTTTTTGTTTGTTAGTTAATTGTTAATAAATATTTTAGATGTGTCAAATTTAACATCATCATCATCATTCTCATTAGACTCTGCAACCAGAATCTTCTTACCTCTAAGGTGTGGGCATCTTGCTTCTTTTATAGTATTATCACCTCCTTCAAATGATACATAGGTTTTATTTCCATCTCTATATATCATTCCAATAGCATCAGCTTCTCCACAAATAATATCACCTGTTTTACCTGCCAAATCTACTGATAATTCTGACATCTCTTGAGAATCTTTTCTAATTTGCTTATCCTTTACATGAGTAACCAGAATAAGAGTTTCACAAAGAGGTTTAAACATATCTATCATTTGTCTAATAGCTTTCCTTAGATACAAATATCCAGAGCCATTTGGCAAGAGTCTTACATCTGCTTTAGGGTCAATAATAGGCTGATTATTCTTAGGATTTTTCATAATCATGCCTTTACTATCTTTCATAAGACCAAATCCTGCACCCATAGGAGTATTTCTATACAAATCTGCTGCATAAGGAATACTCATTTCTTCAAGTCTAGTTGCATTATCAATAGTTATGAATCTATAAGGTGCTTTATGCAGTTCCTTACCTTTAGCTATAATAGCACTTCTAATATCCTCTAAATCTTTCATAGACCTTGCCTGCACTTTCATTACAGACAATGCTCTATAACCATCTTCAAGGTCTATAATAAGATTATTATCAATAGCTGCTACAAATGAGCTTTTACCCTGCTTAGGTCTACCCATAAGAATGAGTAGTTTAGGATTGTAGTTAGTAACTACACTTCTTTCTGTTGGTAATTCTATCATAATTAAAATTCATTAATATAATCATCCTGATGGTCAATACACTCATTAAAGAAATCAATGCTAGTATTAAAGGTACTTATATCTTTATTAATATCCCTGAGCTTATTACGAAGAATATTTCTAGCTGCAATATAAGCACTTCTTTCTGCCTTAGCTCTTGCAAGTTTCTTGCCAGTAGTTTCATCAAAATTATCTCTATGGCATCTTGCTACTCCTGTTACTTTAATAACTTCATCAAAGTATTCACAAATATTCTTCATATACTTATCAATGTGAGCTGTAATAAGAGCTATTACCACACCATCATTTTCCTTAACTACATAATCACACGTCTTAAATACAAGTTTAATTCTTTCCATAATTTAAAATTTTATTAAGTTTATTTGTTATAGCAAAAGCTAATAATGAAACTTTATTAGCTTTAAGTTTTTTATTTTCTATTTCTCTATATACTCTTTCAATGTCCATACTATCTGAAGGTCTAGGTAATTCTTTATAAAAGTTAATAGCTCCATTGAAGTATAGTGGACATATTGCATTAGATTCTCCACTTCTATTAAGAACTATTTCAAGACATCTGAAGTTACCTTTTAATATCTTGATATTATATCCTAGATATTCAGGAATTTCAAAACTAAAAGGATTAGTTATTCCTAACATTACATCTACTGCTTTTCCTGTATCTTTACTATCAGCTAATCCTGCCAAAGTAGGTCTGATTTTATTACTCTTAAAAGCATCTAATCCTATAGTTTCAATATTTTGCTGTTGAACTACTACAGGTATATAGTTATAGTTATTTCTAGCTATAATAAGATACTCACACAACTTATTAATAGTTTCTCTAAGAGTAAATCCTCTTTCAGTATCTAGTAAGGATACATGGTCTACTATAAACATTACATACTCATTCTTTTTATAAGGTTCATAGTAATCAAATGCCTCACCAGTTCTTTCAGTACCATCAATATCTTTGTATTTAAAGCTTTTTTTATGTATTATTCCATGATTCTTAGCATAAGTATTTATATCTTTCCATACTCCTGTTGGATTTTTAGAATCACAGAACCTTACATGCTCTTCATAAAAACTAAGAATATTTACTAGTTCTTTAGAATCTAAAAGATTTAATATTTCTTTGCTAACAGGCTTTTTTGAATTAGTTGAAGTTAAGTCTTTTGGACTTATTTCTACATTAAATAATGTATATAGCAAATAACATATAAATCTCAGAGTTATATTCTCCTTGGTTTCTTCTAAAGCATAATAAAATATCTTTGGAACTAAAATATTGGGATTATTATAAGCAAATAATACAGTATTATAAAGAAATAGATAATTCATTATCTGTGTCTTAGAAGCCTTAGAAGCACCACTAACAAGATAAAATTTACCTTGCTCTATACCTGGAAATTGTTCTGAAAATCTAGGAAATGGAGTAGGAATACAATTTACCTCTCCACTAAGTACTTTATTTCTTCTAGCTTCTATAAAGTCTTTTAATCTTTCTCTTATGCTCATATCATGTTACTTACCCAATCATCTCTTTGAGCATCTAGTTGCCCACTATTCTCAATAAGAGACATTAATTCTGATTTAATATCTACATTATCATCTGCATCTTTTACTGATTTAAGTATAAAATACTTAAGAAGCTGCATATATCTATAGTTTCCATTAAAAGAATTTACATATTCTTTAGTTGCCTTAATAACATCTTCTCTACTAAAAGAATATCCATACTTAACAACAAGAGTTTTAAGTTTCTTTGCTATTTCAGCAGTGGTACCTCTCCACATGTAAGAAGTACCTTCTTTTCTTCCAGCAGGATAAATTTCTCTTAATTCTGAAGCTAAGGAGGTAAATTCTTCATCTTTGTCTATTACATTTTTATCAGAATCTATAATTACTGTAGAGATTAAGTCTTTTACTTTATCACTTACAATAAGCTTTCCTTCTGAAAATAAATCTTTATCAGCAAGACCTTTAGCTACTAAAGATTGTGATACCTTTCCAATATCTACATCTTTAGCATTAAGATACAGTACTAAAAATTCTTCTAAGGTTAAACCATTCTTATCAAGAATAGTTTGGTCTATTGTTAATTTCATATTTTAATTTTCTTATAATCATCAATAACAGTAATAAGTGTAGGATTGTAATTTTCAAGCATTTTATTAACTAGTTCCTCTTCTCTTGTATTCTTAAAATAAGGAACAATAAGAACAGGATTTTTATGACGAAGTAGTCTTCCCATTCTTTGTTTTATAATAGTATCTGAACTATTTAAATTAGCATAGATACCTACTTGACAATTACATAAATTCATGCCTTCATTAAGAATGTTACAAGCAGTAATATGGTCTATTTTACCTTCATTAAAGGCTTCTAGATGTTCTATAGATTCTTTATTTTTACTATTAATGCAATATTCTCCAAGCATTTCTGTTTGCTCAATACTATTACAGAAGATTAATGTTCTATATTCTCCTAGATGTATTAAAATCTGTTGTACATAAGGAGTTTTCTTATCACTTAACCATTTCAATCTATCATTACATAGTCTTAACCATTTGTTCTTAAATATTTCATTTTTAGACCTTAAATATCTTTTCTTCCAATATTCAATCTGATTATCCAAATCAGTGATATACTGTCTTTGAGTACAATGAACTCTAACTGGATTAGTTTTTTGCTTCATATAACTCCATCTTAAAGCCCAAGAAGATTCTATTAATTTTCCTTTAGCTTTAGGATTTTTCATTATAACTTCTGTTGGAAAATCAGCTCTAAGGTTTAATGGCAATATATATACTTTAGGGTCTGGAAGAATGTCATTTTCTATAACATCTCTTAAATCCTTTTTATATAAAGTCAAGTCATCAAATACTTCAATTAATTCATCTTTAAGTTTATTACTTACTGTTGCTGATAATAGTACACTATGCTTAATATCAAAAGAACATAAAGCCTCTCTACATCTTTCTGATAAATGATGTGCTTCATCAAATATAGCACAGTCATACTTTCCTGCATATTTAGGAAGAGAAACATAAGTAGTCATAGTAATTTCCATGCCACAATCTGACCACCATTTTTTAATTTCATCAGCCCAATTCTGCTTATGAACATTTCTATTCACTATAAGCAACAGAGTCTTACCTCCCAATGATTTAACTTTCTCTAGAGCTATCTTGCTCTTGCCTGTTCCAGTTGGCAGTTCAAGTAACCAATTATTTCCTTCAAGCGAAAGAACCTCTTTCAGTATGTCTTTTCTTGTCATCTTTTCTATTTTTTACAATTTCTTTTAATAATTTTGTATAGTTCTCATCCTCTGCATAGTTTATCTCTTCAAGGAAAGTATAATAATTGTTCGGAGGTTGATATTTAGTTTGAACCCATTCTTTATAAGCTACAATGCTTTCAGTCCAATGATTAAATTTATAATAATCCTTGCTCCTTGAATCATATAGACCAAATAGATTATTATAATTTAAACATACTTTAGACTTAAAATGTCCTGTTTCAAGTACTGCTTGAGCATATACTATATCTTTATGCTCTAAACCATAATAAGACAAAGCCTCCTCCAGACCCTCCTTAG